ACATCGTTGACAGCCCGATCATTTATTCTCGGATTGTTCGGATATGGCTTGAGATCCTTTACCGCAGCCCTATACAGCTTCAAATTCTGCTTATTGTCCATCTCACACCTCACGCCTTGAACCTGAACCCACATTCAGGACACTCATAGTCAAAATCCTCTTCTTCGTCCTCTTCCGGCTCTTCCGGTTCTTCTGGCTCTTCTCCGCCAAGGCCCCAGTCAAGCTCAAGGCCATCCCAGTCAAGCCCTTGCAGTTCATCCACCAAAGCTACATAGTCCCAAGATGCATACTCACCTGTTTTGTTATCCAACAGACGATATTTCCTCTTCTGCTCGTCCGTCAGTCCTGTGACTTGAAGAACCTCTATTTCCTTTGCCCCGTTCTTGATCAAGCTGAGTCTGCGTGTATGTCCAGCGAGGATAACCATATCCTCGTCTACAATGATCGGATTGTTGTACCCCACCTGCTCAATGCTTTGAGATACTATGTCTACTGCCTTTCCGTTCTTGCGGGGGTTGTTTTCATAGGGAATGATGTCTTTGATATTTACTTTAATCAGTTTCTTTTCCATACTTAATCCTCATACTCCTCCATGTTCACAAGCCCTACAACAACCTTCCCGCAGCGCGGACAAATAACAACCTTCTCTTTGGGATCTGCATGCTCCGCAATTGTCTTATCAGCCATCTTCTCAATTTCCTTCGAGAAAAAATCAAAATCGCCGAAATCAAGATCCTCCAGCTCGTTCATGAGCTTTTCGTAATCCCAATCGGCGATTTCCGCTGTTTTATTGTCCAGAAGTCTGAACTTTCTCTTTTGTTCGTCTGTCAGCCCTTTGACCATGATGCACTCTACCTCATCACGAGCAAGGTTGTCCAGACTCTTCCACCTCGTGTGACCGCAAAGAATTTCCTTGTTCTCGTCTACAATGATCGGCGTAATGTAGCCCACTTGCTCAATGCTCTCTTCGACTGCGAGCACCGCTTCTTCTATGTAGCGAGGATTGTTTTGATAAGGACGAATCTCATCTACCCTCAGCTTTACTAACTCCATGTTTAATTTTGACCCCCTATTTTTATTGCGGGATTTTCACCCGCGATGCTTATTTTCAGCCTACGAACCTACCTATCAGTCCAGCACCCGTGAGGCGAAGGAATACGCATGAGAAAACGAGAGCGCCCCGCCGCACCCCCGTGAAAGCATCAAAAATCCGCCATGACCGAAATCATGACGGTTTTATCTGGAGCGGATAACGAGGATCGAACTCGTGTCCACAGCTTGGAAGGCTGTTGTTCTACCATTGAACTACACCCGCATAATCCCACACTCTCGCAGTGGGCGCGACTCGTTTCTTCCCTTTTATGAGGTTAGATTAGAACGAAGTCAAAAGCAGTCATCCCTCTGGCGTAGCCTACAGGACTCGAACCTGTACACAGTTTCCCGTGGCCTAAGATTAGCAATCTTGCCTCTTACCAATTCGAGCAAGGCTACATGTAGCACCCCATTTTACGCAGTGCGGGTGCGCCCTTCCTGCAACTCTTTCGAGACTGTCAATGTGGCTTTTGACAGTTGTGGCGGTTCTTACAAGAATCGAACTTGTAACCCTGCGGTTAACAGCCGCATGCTCTGCCAATTGAGCTAAAGAACCATTTTGTTACTGGCGGCTCGATCCTCACACAGCACATTAAGTCTCGCGGACTTCGTGACACCAGTTTTGTTGTTTGGCGATACTACTGGCAGTGACGGAAGGACTCGAACCTCCAATACCCTGAGTCAAAGTCAGGTGCATTACCATTATGCTACATCACTGTATGGAGCTGCCGAGAGGAATCGAACCTCCAACCTCACGATTACAAATCGCGTGCGCTGCCCGTTGCGCCACGACAGCATTTGAAGACCCAAGCTTAATCTACTCGCCACAGTCTTCTGGAGTGTAGGCCGCTCGTTTTAGGACACGCCCTGCACGGCTAATAAATGTCCACCATCCTGAGCAACTTTGATTGGCTCTTTCCCTCTGGTGCAGCCCTCGGAAGATCCTAATCAGCGCCTTGCCCATAGCGCTATCAAGAAAAGCACAGGCCGTCAAGCAGCTCTCACTTATCCTTGACATAATGTATTTTACCAAATTCCCCGTGATTTTGCAATGGCTAATATGCACGGATTTCAATGTATATATTTGGTGACTTTACCTACTTTGAAAGCTCTTTGATCCTCTGATTGCAATAACCTACAAACGGACTGTTCGGAGACATCCCTTTCAGGTATTCCCAATTTTCCGCATTAAGCTTCCCTTCTACCTGCTCTTGCAGCTTGTCGAAGTCAGCGGCGTCTTCTGCGTCAGGATCGTAATATTCGCTTGAATAGAAAGTGTACCTGATATAGTCCTTGCACTCTTCTGACGGTGCTTCCTCAAACATCTTTTTCCAATAAGGATGCTTCAAAGCCTTTTCTACGGCCTTTTCCATCTTTTCCTTTTCTTTTCCCTTGAGCTCAATCATCTTTGTGACTCCCTTCTCCTCTAATGGGATTGTACTTTTCATCCCATCCTTCTGTGTTCACCCACAGCTGGTGCTTCTTCGCGTCATAAATCGAGTGCTGATTATGCTCAACGCAGAATTTCTTTGCCTTTTGATAATTCTTACAGTTGAAAGAAATCTCAGGATTCCCGAAGTATCCGATATAAACGTCATCAGATCCAAGCTCATGCTTCGTGACAGCTGCCATCAGAGCATAAGTCTTGTCATCATATCCGCCATACTCATTCCCTATCTCATGATTCTGGTGGAATGTGACGCAATATCCATCCTTAACGTCTACCAGCTTGCCATCAGACGCACTATATGTCCCAGCCTCAGCGTCAGGATGCTCTTTCTGAAAGTTTTTGACCTTCTGCATCGCATCCTTGTACTTCTTAGCGTCACTCATGATCTGCTTCTTTGCCTCTGGATGCGCCTTGATATATGCGTCAATGTGCTTTCTGGATTCCTTTGGCCCATGCACCTTGATATCAGCCTTTGTCATTTCCTCAGCAGTCTTTCCACCACTGCCTCCACTCTTCGGCGCGAACCTTCCCAGCTTATCATGCTTGTCATTGTAATCAAACCTGTGGACTCCATCAAGGCTTACTCCTCTCCTTTTCAGCCTTTCGTCCATGCGCTTATGATACTTTTTGATCGCTTTCTTGTCAATCATAGCCCGTCACTCCCAATAAAAAAAGCGACCTCTTCGGTCGCTCCTGATCTCTATAATGTGGCAGGTTTTGCACCCTGAGAAATGAATACGTTTCATTGATAGACCTTCGTCTTACCTCTGCTACCTTCAAGCATATTCAGCCACGCAGAAGACAAGTCTGAGCCACATGAGCGTCCCCATATAACTTCTTGCCCTTGGATTTCTCCACAAGCTGCCACCCGACTGTTTACGAGCACGTTTCACAGGATATTCAGAATAAGATGTTCTTCAATAAAACATTTTCTTCTAATATCATTTTGTCACTGCGATTTCTGCTACTCCGATTCTGTAGAGTGTTATAGCCGTGTTTCCACGACATCACCGCAAACGAGATTGTTGGTCTTTCCTGAGTCTGCAACAGTCACCAGCTAATGCCTTATCAGGATTCAGGTCACGCTTTTAACGCCCACCTTCTATTGCTCCCGCCACTCCACGGATGCCTTTGCTTGCGATAACTTTAGCACAGCGCCTTTACTTTCTCCCAACAGGGATTCGCCCTTTCAGTCACCATCAGGGCGCGGTCAGGTTTCCAGACGTATCCGTCTTTCGTGTCCTCCGAGCACTTTTCGGACGCTTCTCAGCCGCAACATCGCATTGCGTCTTCACTGAGTTATCAACGTCACATATCCATTTCTCAAGGTGCAAATACCCATACGTACCTGTCCACATTAAACATTTTATCAGAAGCAACAGACATTTTCATGAACGAATTGTGAACTTATAGCAACTGCTTTAGCTTTTTAGCACTTTCGTCCCAGTATTATTTTCGTGGCTCTTTTTCACTTGTAAAAAAAGTTTCTCGCCTGTTTCTGTTTTCCGTGTAACCATTTCTCCATTTCTGATTCTCTTGATCCTTTCTGAGTGGATCTCCTCATTCCAACCGCATTCCGAGCACTTATCTCCTGAGCATACCTGATCGTCCGGCTTCCTCCTGACCATGCACTTGCTTGCATTCACAATTCTCACGCTGTCAAGCCCGTACTCAACGTCTCCGATTTCCCCCGTGTTCCATAGAACAGAGATTTCTCCGTTCTCTTTCACTTCTCTTACAACGCCCAACATACCTGATACTATGTTCCTGACTTTTACAGCCTCAACTTTTGTCCCTTGGGCGTATGCTTCTCTTAGCATGGAAAGCGTTTTCGCGTCCCGCATTCCTTTAACATCTAATCTTGCTGCCATTTCATTTCCTCCCTATGAGCCAATCTGCGCTCATCCCTGTTTTATCTGCTATTCTTTTGAATATGTGTCCACCCGGAGTCCTTTGCCCGTTCAGCAAATTCTGCACAGTACCTGCGTTCAGACCGAGTATATAGGCAAACTGTCTTGCATTCATTTCCCCTCGCAGCATGTGCATTCTCTTCATAAACACCTCGGTGTTTTCCTGCTTCTCCTTATCTTCTAAAGATCCAAGCACTCTTTCCTTGCTGTCGAGCTTCTTTATCTCCTCACCGCAAAACCTTCTGAAACGTAGAATCTCTTCGACCTGATAATTAACGTCCTCTGGTTCTGCGTGATTCAAAAATTCCTTCATTTCCCGCACATTCTGAAATTGCGTGATGTACTCTGATAGATCCCCCGTGTACAACTTTACACACTCTTGATCTGCTCTGTCATCCCAATATACAACAAAACTATATGCTGTTTCTCCTACCGCAATCTTCCCTTCCTCTGTCCAGCTCATGCCTCTACCTCTCTCCGGTTTTTTCTTCATTTATACCGCTTTTCGACCGCGAAATCAACCTCCCACTTTAATTTTCTTGAAAGTCTCAAAAGAGTCATAGATGTCTCTCATGGTTGTATCCATGTACCTTCTCGCCATCCTCACGTCACTATCAGGAACTCCATAGAACGCCTCTGCAATGCCTCCGGCAATTGCCGCAATCGTGTCGCTGTCGCCGCCAATCGAAATGCAGTTGCGAATCACATCCCTGTAGCTCTTGCCCTCAAAGAAGCACACAAACGCCTGTGGTACACTGATCTGGCAAATCTCTTTACCGTGCCCAAGCGTCTCGTGCCTGTAGTCCTCTACGGTCTTGTCAAGCTCATAGTAGTTGTCCTCAATGTACTTGCGGATCTCCTTCTTACTCTTTCCAGACCGTGCAAGGAAATTTGCTACAGCTACAGCCTCAGCACCCTTGAGCCCTTCTGGATGATTATGACTGATCACCGTCACCCCATGACTCAGCATCTTCGCTTCCTTGATGCTCTCAGCGATGTCTCCTACAGCGCTGATTCTCATTGCAGCCCCGTTGCCGCAGCTGTTGTACGGCTCAGGATCTTTCTCAGAATAGATCCACTTGATGAACTTGCCGCCGAACCCGCAATACGGATACCAGTACCCAATCTGTCTCAGTGTCTCTCTTGCCACATCAGGCAGCGTCTCAAACCTGTCCAGTCTCCAGCTCCGCATCAGCGCCTCGGCTACTGCACAAGTCATCACTGTGTCATCCGTAGTCCTGCAATCGGGATGCAGGAACTCAAAGTCCTTAGACTTGATGTTGTTGAACTCGAATCTGCTGCCTACAATATCTCCAATAATCGCTCCGATCATTCAGTCACTCTCCTTTTCGCTATAATTTTTACCATACCGTGCCATACCATGCCTGAACATGCCCTAACATTCCTAACCCTAACCCGCCTTACCTTATAACCCTTACCATTCCACGCCAGAACCGACCTCGCCCATACTTGCCTGACCTTATAACCCTTGCCTCACCTGACCGTGCCTTACCTGACCGTGCCTTCATTACCATGCCTAACCTCATATTCCTAACCTTACCTGACCACGCCTTACCTGACCATTCCTTGCCTTATAATCCATACCATACCCCGCCCGAACTCGCCTTGCCATGTCTCTCCTGATCTCACCATGCCTGACCTAAACTCGACTCGCCCAGCCATATAAACCTTACCTGAACAATCCTGCCCGTTCGCTCATCCTCTTCAAGGGATTTTCCCTCTTAGAACTGAGCATGTTAATTTCTACCTTAGCTCCGCATACAGCGGCCTGTAGAATCCTGATCTTGTCTGAAATCATGTTGTACTGGGTAACACCGTCCTGAGTCATGTCCTTCACTGGAGCGTTCTGCAAAATCTTTGTGCCTTTGTCAATTCTCTTTGCTCCACTGACAACGCATCTTGCAGACTGCCCCGTGTACTCATCAGGATTGATTACTCTATACCCTACCCCGCGCACATTCTCGATCATCTTTCCACATTCAAGGAGCTTTTTCTGCGCCGCCTCAACAATGCTCCTATATTTTGTAGACCCTTCTCTCTCTTCAATAACACTCGCAATCTCATAATGAGTCATTGAGCCTCCGTAGTCCTTGCCCAGAAACTCCTGCACGAGCGCCTGTACTTTTTCTTTTCTGTTCATGTATTGTCTCCTTTCATGTTTCTTGCCTTACCTGACCACGCCTCACCAATCCGCGCCGGGCCCAACCTAATAATCCACGCCATGTCGTACCTTACCTTACCTCGCATTACCGATCCTAACCAGAACATGCCGCATAATCCTTACCTAACCGCATCCAACCATACCCTGCCTTGCCGGAACCAGTCAGACCGAACCCCGCCGCAAAATCCAAACCTTATGCAGCCATCTCTACCTCTGTGATATTTGCGGAGAATCTTCCGTAGCCCATATTGCGCATCTCGCACATTCCGCAATATGCTCCTGCATTCTCAATAGCCATGATGATTGCATCCACGTCAATCTTTGTCTCGTCAAACATCATGTCGAACTCAGTTCTCCATGTGTTGAATCTCGGTCTCGTGCGAATAACCCTTGATCTCATGACGCAGACGCTTCTGACATCTCTAAATCTCGCCTCCGTCTTGAGCTCATCATAATTCTGCACCTCTCCAATGTCCAGCGGTGCCTGTCCATCAATAATGTGGACATATTTCTGGAAGTTGGTGCCGTTCTTGTTCATCTTTGCCCCCGCGAGAAATGTGGCAGCGATGCACTCGTTAGGAATAACAAGCCCAATGTTGTCATCCCAATAAACTCCAGCTTCCCACTCAAGGTCACTGAGCTTCATAAGATCCTCTTCTGTCTTTTTCTTCTTGCTGGTGTACTTCTTCATTTCCTTTGAAATCGGATGAAGCGGATTCACACACTTCGGAGAATGCTCAATCAGCGGAGACGTACCATTCAAAATAACATGCAGCTTTTTCATTTAATCAATTCCTTTCCATTTTGTTCTTTTTCCATATAATCCTTACCTAACCGCGCCATACCCATCCGAGCCACACCCTGCCCATGCCAACCACATAATCCCTAACTCACTTCTTTTTCTCTCCCTTCATTCCTCTTCCGCGAAGTTCAAGCTCGAAATATCCATTCCTGATACCGTGAATGTCCCATGACTGTTCCAAATGTGAATGATCCTGCTCGGATGGTCACAGTCCATTCTGAAATGTGGGCCATAGAACGAAACATCATCACAGATCCCGCCGAACCTTACCATCGGTCTATCATCTCTGAATGTCGCCACAAAGTCCATGCATGCCCATCCGCTTTCGTGCTTTCTTCCACTTGGAATTACATACACTCCATCCACGCCACAAAGTTCTGTGCCATTTTCTCTTTTCTGAACGGCAAGAAGCTCTTTCCTTTTCGTTCCACTTACTCCCATTTGTATTTCTTCCTCACAGCCTTATGCCATGCTACCTCACTGTTGATAGAAAACACATCACTGTAGATTTCTGCGTCCTGATCATAGCAGCGGTTCATGGCATAAGCAGCTCCGCCTGTTTTCTCAATCTCAATCCACCAGACAGCCAAGTTTTCCTTCGGATAGCCAATTCGGATTTCTGTTCCGTCCTTGAACCCGATCAGCATATCCTTGTCGAAGCAATCAATCTCATCATCTGGATATTTTGCTCCTTCAATCTCTACAAGATCATCCGAACAGCCGTAGACCCTAACCATTACACTTTCCCCTCCATCTTGCAGCCTCATCATATCTGCCTTTTCTGTATGCTCTGTCAAGCATCTCCTGCTGCTTTGTGATTGTTTCCCACTTCTCGGAAGCATCCACTCCATATTGAGCTATGTTAAATGCGTAAGCATAAGCCATTGAAACAGCCCACAGCGGAAGTCTCCTGAACCTATCTAAAAGAGGCTCAATGCCCTCTCTCTTGTCATACATTGTTTCCCAGCTCACAGCTCAACCTCAAACTCTTCGACCTCTAACGTGTACCATCTTTCTCATCCAGCGGACATCTCACGTAGCTAAAGTCTTCATCGCAAGCGTCACATTCTCTCTGCAAAATGTCACACAAACAGCAGATGTCATCAACACTCATGTCCCAGCAATGAAAGTGTATGCATTTCTTATCCCAGCAGTCTTTCGGAAATCTCATGTCCCTATATACCTTGTGTTCTGATATGCTCATGACGCATCCTCCAGAATAGTCACAAACTTGTCATCGAAGCTGTACCCCCACGGATAGCCGTCCGTAGGCGCAAGATACCAGCATGCATCCTCCGGTTTATGAAGCCACGTCCCTTCAACTGGAAACGGCTTCGCTCCATTCTGAAAATCTACAAGCACCTTGCCCTTGAACATCTTATAGCCATTGCATTTCAGCATTTATTTCACTCCTCCCACTCAGGCTCAGGATCGTACACAGCCACAGGCTCGAAAGCTTCCTCCTCTTTATCCCACTCCGCATCCTCTGCCTCATAGTAGTCATCGTCATAGTCGCATTCGTTTATCTCTTCCGAGATTTCAGGATCGCTCTCTATGTATTTAACAACCTGCTCAATCAGGAGCCCAAGCCCCTTCTCATAGTACCTGTCACTCACGAGGCCCCACATTCCGTTCACAGTCCATGAAAAGTCCTGATCCGCAAATTCGCTCATGATGTACCGCGCAGCAGCATTGCATGTCTCGTTCCCGCGTTCCACGCCAATCTTGTCTCCATCGTTGTAGTAACGATATCCGATTCTGCTAACAGCACGAACAAGTTCCCCGGCTTTAGTTTCCGCTGGCCCAGCATCAGGAACAAGCTCTTCAAACAGACCATTCAGCTTTTCAAGTGCGTTTTCCATCATAACCCTCCTGCCGCTCGTTGGCATCTTCTATTCGCTATTTAGCACATCTGGTGCGAAGAAAAATGCTGATCTCTCAGCTCTTCGCACCATTATGATACCGCTACAGCGCCTAATAATCAATTGGCGCTATACACGGAATCCAGTGCTTGTTTTTGTGCAATATCACGCTGTCTTCAAGTATTTTCCCGCCAGCTTTGTGTTCCCTTCAATGGCGTTCCCGTCATCGTCAAGGATCTCGTATACAAAGCGGCCCTTACCCGAATTGCGCCACTGAGAAAGTCCGCGCCAGTAACCGTAATCAAGCCATTCCTTGACAGCCTTGACATGCTCTGCGCTCATGCACACGACAGAGAACTCAATCTGTGCTCCTGCCGGAATCTCCTCAGAACTTGCCAGAGCAATTCTCTCACCCTGCGCCGTCATTGCGCGAAGCGGACGCTGACAAATCGTAATGTCTCCATTGAACTTAATCGGAATCTTGCGCGGCTCTACGAAAATCAGACCGTCAATCACTTTCTTGTATGCCGTGATCTTTCCAGACTCATTCACAGCCTTTTTCTTCTTGCCGTTCTCGTCCTTTTCCGTCAACTTACTCAGCATTCCGCAAGTGTCCTTGAAGAACCCTCTGATCTGGTAATCCCAGAACATCGGAGTGCCGTCTTCCATGCGCGGAAACACCGTTGTTCCCTTCTCTACGACCTCATTGACACCGACTGCCGCAATCTCTTCCTCTGCGCTCATCGCATTCGGTGCCTTGCTGGCAATGAACTCCTCATAGATGTTCTTGTTGTTGCTTGCAGTCCCAAGCACGCTCTCGATAAAAGTTGCTCTCACGTTGATCTTTTCCATGTTTTCAATTCCTTCCTTTTAATTAAATTTGTTTTTTCACATCTTGACTACGCCATGCTAATCCATTGCAATCCTTCCTTTGCGGTGCCACTCCTTACCCTGCGATCCCCCGCCTTTCCTTTGCATTGCAAGTCCCTTTCACGCCTCTCCTTACCTTTGCGGCTCTGATCCGACCGTGGCCTCACCCTTGCGTCTCATAACCATTCGTTTCGATGCCTTGCCTCTGCAAATCCTGTCCTTGCTGAACCTTACCTTGGCGGCGCGACTCTTGACCTCTCCTTAGCGGTTCGGTGCCTGTCCTTTCTTTGCCTTTGCGAATCAACTCTCGTCCACGCTAATCCGTTGCGCTTCTACTCAGCACCCGGCTATTCCCTCGCCTCGCTCGTCCTCGCACGCCTATGCCTTTGCAGTTCACCTCATCCCCCCTCCACGCTGTGCCTTAGCACTTCGATCCTCAGCGCTTCTGTGCTCTTCTATTGCATATCATTTCAAACCATGGCTGCTCCGTGGCGCTGCCACACCTCTCCCCGCCTTTCCATTGCAGTTCTCACCCAATCGACTCCACTCCTCTGCCTATCTACTCTGAGCTATTCCATAGCAGCTCTGCACCATTCCCTTCAATTCCGTGCCAATCCATTGCACATCAGCTCACGTCTATTCTCTGCCTTTGCCGCTCAATTCTCCTGTGCGCTACGCCTTCGCTAATCATTTCAAGACTTCGCCGTTCAATGCTACTCCATAGCTTCGTAATCTTTTGGATCGTAGTGCGCCATCCAGTCAGCAAGAATGTTTCTTGCCTCTCTACTGCTGACCCCAAACACCTCTTTGATGTAAGGCCCGGCCCCATACATGTTGACTGCTCCAGAACGCCTCAGTTCCTCCAGAAAGATCCAATACTGATTACTCGTCATTGTCGCGCCTCCATTAAAACCACTCGTTTTCCTCAGCCATCTTGTAATAATGCTTCTTTGCTCTCTTGTAAGCAGCGACCGTCTCTTCTCCGTACCCCATCTCTCTGAGATAATCAACTCCGCCCTTTTCCTCTCCGTACTCGCAGTCGCCGAAGCACCGACACACATCCCAAGCTCCCTGCCAGTTAATCCCGAACTCATGATTCTTCATCTCATAGAAGAAAGCTTCCTCAGCAAATGCCGGATCTTTCATGAGCTCAGGAAGCTCATCCTTTTTGTTGAAGAAAGCGTGAATCACCTCAGCGTCAGACCTCAGATAAAAGCCGCCTCCACCAAGACTGTAAATCTTGTCAGTGTCGTTCTCCGTCAGACCACGTTCCTCCATTGCTTCTTTGAACTGACTGTTGCTGAACGCCCAGAAGATGGGCAGATCATTGACGCTCTTCTGACGAATAACCTTGTATTCTTTGTAAGTCATTTTGCACCCTCCTCAGTAAGCCCAGTGAGCATGCTGTGCAACCCCATGAATCGCACTTGCAAGCCCCTCTTCGACAGTCTCAAAATCGTTCCAGCGCCCTTCTCCAATGAACCGAATAACTTTGAATCCGTCAGGACTCTTCGCCTCAACGACTGTCCCAGCTACCTTATCCTCGATCACACGAATCTCAAAGCAACTCTTTTCCCCAAGATACTCCGTCAGATACGTCCACGCGATTGAAGCCTTTTCCTTGCTGATTGCCAGCACTTTCCACGACCAGTTCTGATCACAGTGCCGTTCACGCCGAACAGCCTCGCGAATCGTACCCTTGTAATCTCTCAGATCCATCAAAAGCACCTCCTGTCAAATATCTGCCCTATCAGCATACATATTCTAACGCTGTAGCAAGCATCCGTCTATTGACGTTATACACGGTTTTTCGTGTTCTTTTTTGTGCATAACGGAGGTGCTTTTCCATCCGTTGCTCCTCCTCTCCTCTGCTGTTCGCAACTGTTCTCGTCCTTAGCTGTTCATTCCCTGCTATTCCTTGGCAATTCGTATCTTTACAATTCCTTTGCCAAGCCGCACTACACTTTCCCTTTGCAAATCAAGGCTCTCCAAATCTCCCGTCTCTATTGCGGTTCTTTTCAAACTCTCTGCCTATCTACTCTATGCAATTCCTTGGCGTTCCTCGTCTTTGCTGTTCCATCGCTCTTCCTCTCTCTTCCTCTCTCTGCCTTTGCGCTTCGTATCCCATACATGCTATTCAGTAGCTTCCCTCGATCTACAATTCCAAGTGATTCTTAGCCATGCAATTCCTTGGCGGTTCTTTTCTCTTCTATGCCATTGCGTTTCAAAACGATTCTTTTCCTTTGCTCTGCCTCTCCCTGCCGTGCTGCTCCTTTGCTTTTCGACTCGGCGCAACTCCTTGCATCTCTACTCCTCTGCTATTCTGTGCCAATCCAATCCGTTGCTTAACAGCTTTCCTTTATATACCCCGTCCATTTTCAACCGCCTCAGAGCTGCGTACTGCCTCTTGTTGACCATCGGTGCCATGTAGAAGTCCTCCCATACCGCTACACTCTTGCATTGCATCAAAAGCCAATTTAGCCAGTCAAAATAGAACTCTGGTGGAGTCATGTCAGAAAGCTCTTGCCTCGTAACGCCCAGTCTTTTACACGCCTCCGCTATAGCCCACTCTTGATGAGACGGGACAGCATAATGCACTTTCCCGTCCTCATCAATCATGACCTCCAAATAGTTGACGAAGTGCTTTTTGTGCTGCTCAAGATCAAACTCAGAGTAAACATCATACTTTTCTTTCATTCTCCATCACCAAGACGCGCAATACCAAAGCTGCTGTTTCTCGAAGTCTGTCTCCTCAATGATCTTACTCAGCGTCTCAAACGTGTACCTCACATCTTCTATGTACCACTCGTTGTATTCTGTGCCCCCGAAGAAAAATCCATCGCAGCTCGGAAGAGTCTTTTTGCACACATCAGGATTTGCCACCAGCAGACCATCCTGATAGTTCGGAACTTCCTTGTTTTTCTTGCTGTCCCATTTCCAACCGTTCTGAACTTTTCCTTTAACGAGAACGCACTTCTCCAGAATTTCCTTGCATGTATCTCGAAGCTCTTCAAGATCCTGCTTTGTTACTTCTCTATGATACTCGCAGTCATCTTCTCCGTCCTGAACGTGATCAACAAACCATTTGTGAATAGCATTCGCCTTGCGCCAATATGCAACGCCCTCATTCAGCTTTACTCTCTCATACCGTTTCTCATGATCCCATGCGTAAGTTCTCGGTCTCGCAAGAGAAATGAGATAATCCAAGTCTTCCTTCGGCGGAAGATCCTTCTCATCCACGCCGCACCACGCTTCGAGCGAATCTTTCTTATACTCTTCATCTCTATCCAGCCACTCAAGATAGCTGTCCACGTTGTTCATATCCCGAACCGAATAGTGCTTATATCTCGGAAGCCGATCCAAATACATGTCAAGCCCCATCTTCAATCCCCCTTCTCAGTCATGCGTAGCATGAAAATTCTCAATCGCCCAGCGATTCCCTGTCGCATAAACCGCAGCCCTTGTCCTCTCATAAGGAGTCATTCGCGGAAATCTCTTCTCTGCCAATGGCTCTCCATCCTTTTTCACTGCTTCAAAGTCTTCGCAAAGGTAAGCAGGAATTTCCCTGTCAGCCCCGCGAAAAGCGCAATACTTATATCCACAGTTTTTGCAGTTCATCACTGTATCCCCTCCAATCAGCCAAAAACGACATCTCCAAAAATCGCTAACTGAACTATAACGTCAGCATCTCCAGCGTCAATCAGACAGCAGTCAACACCATTAGATGAACACGCCCCATTGCTGTCGTAGCCCTTTTCCACCCAACGTCTGAAACCTTCCAAAAACTTTTTTCTGGACAGAATCCATGTATCATCGGATTCCGCATCAAAAAGTCTCAGTCTTCCACCCCTGCTGATCTGTTCATGCGCCCACTCACCCAGATAATTCCCTCCGACAACATCAACCCGATAACACCAATAATTCACGCCGCCCTCAAGAGCTGCACTCATAATGTCATCAATGTCCTCATCTGTGATCTTGATTTCAATTTTCGGTTTGATTGTGTATTCAGCCATTCATCTTCTCCTTGTTCCACCAATCCTTAGCTTCTTCTGGAGTATCAAACAGCAAATCATCCATGTACATCGCCATTGCTACCCAATCCGGGCCGTAAGCATAGCCCTCAATCACGATTTCCCCGTTTTCCTCTTCCCTTGCTCGATAAAAAAGCTTTTCATCCATCTGCTTCACCCTCTTTTTGAAAATTCTTCATACCCCATACGCCTCTCAACCTCAGCGTCATTCTCATCGTCTGCATAATACTTATACGCAAGCATCATCGGCATATCCGTGCCCTTTGCCCTGTCCCACATCAGGTACTCGCACCACGTTGGCTCATGATCTTTGTTCGCCCATGACGGATCTTCAAACATTTTCCAGAAAGCGCCCATATCCTCACGGATGAGCAAGCTACCATCAATAGATTCAACGGTCACAAGTATTTCCTCTACGGTAACTCTCTTTGCGAGACGGCAAAGCCACCTCACAAACTCTTTCTTAGTTTCCTCAAACGTTCTGTCTCTCAGACTTCCATCCACAGCAAGGATATACTGGCTCTGCACGTTCAGCCGCCCCCTGTTGCTCTTGCCTCCATATATACTTTCCAGATTGTCAGTGTTCATCCCGAACTCATCACAAGAGGACGAGATATCGTGCCCATTCTTCTGGATCACATACACATCCATGTCTTTTTCGGAACCAGTTACCCTCGGTAAATGAGCCAGAACAGTATCTAAAATGTATCTCTTCTCCGGTTGCGTCCTCCCCATCGGACTGACAATCACAACGCCTTTTACATATGCCCATTGACTCATCCTCTCACCTCACACATCGTCCGTGTAGCAGCCAAGATACGGGTCAAAACCCACTTCGTCTGCTGCAAACCCTTCCACTATATCGAAGTACCAACCATCGTCATCAGGCTCTTCCTCTTCATCCTCGTACACTTCATCTTCTCCCTTAGTGTCGATAATCACAATTTTCCCTGACGGCAGTGTGACGAAAAATCTGCCATCGTCAGCCTCATACTCTGCCGTGCCAGCCTCTTCAAAGACTCGCCCAAGTTCCAGCCCGTCCTCTTTCTCCACCAGCTCCAGCGGCACAAGGCCAATCACCCCTGCATCAACGCCGTACTCATGGCCTTCGCCATCATAATATGCTCCATCTCCGTACGCTGTACTGGCGACACAAAAGAGCAAATCAGTTCCCGAAACTTTGATAATACCATCCTCATAGTTGTTCTCCTTTCCCCAAACCTGATCATACACATCATCACCGAGCACATAGCAGACATCTCCCAGATAGAAGCCCTTGTCGCTCTTTACCTTCCCTAAGACCATTTCGCCCTCCTGTTCGCTATTTAGCAACTACTCACTCAAAACATCGCTGAGACATTATCTCAGCATCATCATTCTACCGCTATTACACTCAGATTTCCATTGACGATTCGCACGGATATTTGCTATTTGGTTTGTGCAAATTGCTATTTACTTCCTTCTGGCCTAACAACCTCCCTAACTATATCGCAGAGTCTTCTGTACATATCTTCGTTGATTTCCTCTGCTTCTTCCTCCGCTTTTTCCGTTTCTCTCACCACTTCATCAAAACTTGCGTTTGAATGCAGTTTGCAGAAAACGGTTGTCTCGTCTTCTATCCCGACCTCCATTGCTATATCCCTGATCTCTCCGATGAGCTCTTCCGTCAGCTCATCTTCTATGCCAATTTCACTTAGCGCATCATAGATAAGCTCTTCTCCATCCCACAGATCGTCCATGTGTGCGGATACTGTAATGAAAAAACCGTCTTCGCTTTTCTCATATCTTGCATATCGGATTTCCTTTTTGCACCCGAACCATCCAGTGTCAAAGTCCTCTCCTGAATTTATTGCTTCCCGTAGCTTTCGCTCTGCTTCCTCATAGAAGTCTATCAACCCCCATTTGCTTGCGTAGTACATATCATCCAGATTCAAGTGCCTCATTCGATGCCCTCCGCATCATCAATTTCGTACAGATCCGTGTCAGGATTGTACCAGAACCGATGCCCAAAAATCTCCATGTATCTCTTCTTGTTCTCAACATATATCTTGTGCGGTGCATCAAACTTGCAGAAGTTTGCCGCAATCTCAAGAGCGTCAGCCCATTCTCTTGTCATGCTATCACTCCTCCCTGTCATGGATCGCAATTGCTCCATACACACCTTCCACCATTCTGCTGAACCTGCTGTCGCTTGTGTAGGCAAAATTGCCTCCAAACATCCATCCTGCCCCCGTGGGCTCATTGTACGGCACTATGCTGTAGACGTTCTCCCCAAAAAGGAAGCGCTTATTGACCTTCACCAGATTCTCAGGCGGATTGCTTTCATCCACATCAATGAACCCTTCTTTGCAAACCAGAAGCAGTGAATTGAACTTTGAAGAAATACCGCCATTCGTGCAATCCACGCTCTTGCTGCGATAAACATCAATCGGTAATGCTTTCATCTTCATCCCTCCATGTTGTGCTCCAGCTCGAAAGCTGCCATCTCATACGCATCGGCCTTCCCCATCTCCCAAGCAGCTAACGTTCCGTTTCCATTTTTCCCATCTATCGCCGCATCCATCCTAAACCCGTTTGCCAAGACCTTGAAATACTCAATCATTTCCTGACGAGTGCGATATCTCTTCTCTTCCATCGTGCAGACTCCTCCAAATCAGTACCATTCCCCATATCCAAAATCAACGCCGTATTCATTGTCTTTGACATGAATAATGTCCCCGTAAGCGTCAATCAAGCTGTTGACCTCATCCCACCTGTCGTAATCATGGAAGTTCAGCCCGTCCTTGTCGCCCTCAAACAGATGACCTTCATAGCTCACGGTGTAGCGTCCGCAAATCTTTTCGCCATCTTCGTTGAACATGTCTTCTCCCCCTCCGTTACTCGCCTATCTTCTCTGCGTGATACGTAGCTCCGAATTTCCGAAACGGATTTTCTGTCCACGCCCAATCAATTGCCTCATCCTCAGTCTCGAATCTCATGAGCTCGTCCGCAATCTTGACGTTGACCCAAAACCCGTCTTTCTTCATGTAGTATTTCTGACCCCAGCTCGCATTGTCGATCATATACAGGCAATACATCTCTTTCCCTCCTCTCAGGCCACCGAGAAACGGTGGCCCTTGATTTCCTTGACGAACGTCTCATACAGCTCAGGCTGTGCAGCCTTGAAGCCCTTGCTGTCGAAGCGCTTCTGAACAAACTCAGTGTTGCGCACAACAGACTCTCCAACCTCAAGCTCATCCACGCCCTTGCGTTCGAGCTCTTTCTTGAGCTCTTTTTCCAGACGCTCAACCTCAGCCTCAGCCTCTTTGAGCAGAGCCTTGTAGCTCTTGTACTCTGCGACCTTCGCAGCCAGATCCTTCTTAGTCATGTTGGCACCTCCTGTATATCTCACACATTATTGACCTTCCTTACGCTTATATACTAACGCTATGGTTGCTATTTAGCAATTGACATTATGCACGGATTTGCGCTCATATTTTTATGCAAAAAGACGGCCTATTCAGCCGTCTTCATTCTCTTATAAACATTGAATTTTTCTATCAGCTCAGGCGGTTCTTTTGCCTTGCCTCTCTTCACGAACTTGCCATCTACAAGATCATAAAGATAGTAGCCGTCCCTTGCCTCTTTGCTTGTGATAATGCAGATTGTCTCTCCTGCTTTGTTCAAGTACCTCACCCAAGGAATTTCCCCTGCTGGATATTTAGGCTCCATCACAGCTCCTCGACATACATCCAGCTTTGCGGCGGACGTGAAATTCCAGATATGCACGCATAATCCTTTGTGCTCCACCTCTTGCATGTGCAGCAATCTTCTTTGTGGTTGCAAGCCAGTTGAAAATCTGTCAGCTCCTTCGGCTTCTCGTAAATCACAAGCTCTGAAATGTGACATCCATAAAGCGCCCCATCTGGTGCATATTCTCTCTGCTCTTCAACCGTTACGCAAGCATGGTGCTCAAAGAATACGTCATGTTCTCCGTGCAAGTCCGTCATGATCTCATTGCACACGAACTCTCCGACAATCTTGCCGCCTCCATAGAATCCTCTTGTTCCCCCATCCCCTGTATTTACGATGAAGAAATCCTCATGCTCAAAACTTGGCTTTGTGCAGTAAATATAGCACTTGAACGGTGTGTCAATCTTCGGACGTGTCTTCCTTAGTTCAAATGTCTTACGCCCACTTGCAATTAGCTCCACCCACTTTGGCTTAATGCTGATCAAAACCGCTTTCCCCATCAAATAACCTCCATTGCCTCATCGTATTCCCATTCTCCTGTGTGCCTGTCATAGTGGCTGTTTGCCTTGCACCTAAAGTCCCACCACCTAACATCCCCTTTGTGCAGCGGACACTCCGAGCAATGCACCTTTCCGCTCTCGTCATAAGCAGAATACTTTGCGCAGATTCTCTTTTCTCTGTCATTCGTCAGCATCTACTTGTTCATCTCAGCCCTCAGGCTGTCCTTGATGTAATAATCCACTCCGAGTTTCTGGCAGAGCGCCTCTGCGTCTCTTCCAAACGCAGCCCAGTCGATTTTTGACGGGTGGTAATTGAGCTTTCCAATCTTCACTTTATCGACAAAAGAAAGGTTTCTGATCTCGTTGAGTACAACTGGGGCGCTTAATACAGGCTCAAAAGATACCCACGTTTTTATTCCTCGGTTGTTTGCTGCCATTAAGTCAAATCCACGCTTTATATCAGATTGCGCCCCGGCTCCGTCAATGGTTACGCCGTACCAGTCGCCGCTGTCCAGCAGATCAAAGTCGCGTTTGCCGTCGCCCTTTGTCAGGATCTGGACGTTGTTTCCGTGCTCTTTAAGAAGCTTGATGATCTCCCGCGTTGCCGTGCTGTCGTAACCTGTCGGGTACGGATCGCATGTAAAGCATAGATGAATGAGTTTCCCTGTGATCTGCTCTTTTTCGAGCTGCTTCTTTACTTCCTCAACGATGCCGGGGCGGGGCTCCACATGTCCGTGAAATGTTTCCTTGTCCTTGTGAAGCACGCCCGGCGCATAACAGTAGAAACACCTATGCGGGCATCCCGTGTATATGTTTAGCGCTAAATCTCCATATTCTTTTGCAGCACCCTTCGGTTCATAAATCGGCGGTTTCATCTTCTTTCTCCCTCCCTTTACCAATTGAGCGTTATGTCGCAATGTCTCCCTGTTTTCTTCATTTTATATAATTTAATCCCAGAGACAGTTTGACCATAATTCCCCTCGTCTGTCACAAACACATCAGCTGTCCCCTCGTTTTCGTAAAGCCTCGTTATGACTCCAACGACTCCTGAGTTATCAACGACCTCATCACCTACTCTAAACGTCTCAGGCTCTTTTCCATTCGCAATTTTGCTCAGAACTCCATAGACGAACTTTTCTGCGTTCTCTTTATTGTGCTTACCTCTCATTACAATGTGCTTCTTATCAGCAATCCATTGCGAAAAAGCTTTCCCAATGGCAGAAAAATACTCTTCTTCTGCTTTTGTAAAATTCCTCCAGTATTCAAACCCGTCATCATACCCTCTGTTATACGCATCCCAAAGCTTTCCTTCTATTTCGTCCCTAAGTCCACATATATATGTGTTCTTATCTTCCATTACTCTCCGCCTCTTTCCAGTGCCTCAGTCAGCACATTCATTGCATTGTTGATTTCCTCTTTGCATCGTTCCTCGTACCAGTCTTTATCATATTTGCATGCTTTACACATTCTGTTTGCGCACATACAAAGCATCATCAGTGCTTCTCTTTCTTTGTCTGGGATCATCTCAGTCACGCACCTCATCTCTCAATGCTGCAATTATCCCTCCAGCATCCACTCCAAACAAGCACGCTCTTTCGGCATTGCTATATTCTTCGTCAAATGTTTCCTCGCACAGATAATCGTATTCATCCAAATTGTGAAGCCGCCTATCTGTCTCACGTAACATTGCTTCTTCAATCTCTCTGAATCTTTGCTCGTGCTTTTTTACATATTCATTTCGCAGACAATTTGCATACCATACTTGTCTATCAGAGCGACCGTCTATCTGTGGAAACAGAATAGCCAAATCCATAATTGTCACATCATCCACGGTACTTCTCCTTCTTCCACCACTCTTCTGGCGGCTCCCCACCGAGCATCGCAGTTCTCCAGTAGTCATGGCTCTCTTTGTCAGTCAGAATATACCTCCCAGCCCGTGGAAATCCTGACAAGCGATAGCTTTCCTCTTCTCCAATGTCATGGTATGTGACCATAGCATGGCCTTTTTCAATTGTCACAACGCCCTCAAAGCTCAGGCTTCCGCCTACATACTTATCTGGATATTCCTCTACAGACACCACATCTCCAGCCCAGATCCAGTCTCCGTTTTTATCCTTGCACCTTGTTCTCATCAGTCTCCGTCCCATATCCCGTCTGGCCTCATCTTTGCAAACACTATGAGCTGTCTTAAGGGTTTGATTGCATTCGCTGCCGTTTCCATCCAGTAATCAATGTGTGGCCCCTCATTGACCTCTATCTCTTCTTCTCTCTTAACATATTTCATCCCTGTCTTGTGTAAGAGCGCATCTAAAACATCAGCAAAATCAAGCTCTGTGCCGTCCTCATCATAATATTTCATAAACTTTCTCTTTGTGCTGATCCATTCTCCGTTTTTCTTGTACTTCTCTTCAATTCTACTGATCATGTCTTCCAGCATCGGAACGCTTTCAAGACCTGTCTTTCCGTAGATACCTCTGATTCCATATTGAGTCTCAATTGGCCCTTCCCGTCCATCTGCATATACGCAAGACACCTCATCATGAGCAAAGCGTGGATCTCCGTCCGTTGCCTCGTAGTAGTAATTCCCGTAGTTGTATGTTATGTTCAGCCACAGCTGCTTTGATCCCCCAAGCTGATATGTACCGCCTCTCATAAAATGCGCATCAGCTATCTCAATTGTCTCTTTTGTGACCGGATCTTTCAGCTCAATGTCGTAACTCATCTCACACCTCGTCTTCCTTGAAATGAACAGCAATTGCTTTCCCTCTCAGTATTTCTATGCACCAAGCCATTTTTCTCTTCAAAGATACGACACTCCACGCTAATCCCTTTTTGTAATACCAATCTCCTTCAATCAAAATGTGTTCTGTTTCGTATCCATAAATATTGTCAAGTAAAACAGACTTTAGCCTCATGCTCTGCGGTTTCATTCTTTCCCTCCGTCCTCGTTTCCATCTACATAAAACCAATTTTGCTTTTCTGCCTCTTCTATTGCCATTTTTGCTGTTGTTGACCAGTGCCAAGGCTCACAGTATCCGGGACACACATCAGCCGCAATGCATCCTCCTGTTGTTAATTTTGATTTGAACGGGCAAAGCTCCTGAGAACCGCACACCTTCACTCTCTGCCCTCCTGCGTCTTCTCAATCTCATCAGCCGCTTGCCTAAGCACATCAGGAAGATTGATAGGCACTTCCCAGATGTTTGCATCTGCCCACTCCGCAAGCTCTCTCAGCTCTTTTATGAGCTCACTGATCTCCATGCTCAGTCATCCTCCGGTCTCTCAAGGGCGAGCCAATTGTTCTTGTAATATTTCAAAATCTCTTCCTCAAGCACAAGAACCGTGTCATATTCCTTCCGCCACCTCTTGCAAATATCCATTGTGAATTTCACAGGCTCTTCCTTTACACAGTCTGTTGGATATCCATGCTCCACAAACGCCCCAAGCTCATAGAGCTCTGCGTTCTTTGGGTAGTATGTATACCCGCTAAACACCCTTTTTTCGTCATCTCCAGATCTTCTTGTGCCCCACAGCGTCAGCGGCTTCCCATATTTCCAGTAGCCATTTGAGTGCTTGATGCTCACAGCCAAATATTTTCTTTCCATAGCTTCACCTTAAATACGTCAGAATCATCATGCATGCAGCGCTCGTAACAGCTATGACACTGCTCAAGATCCCAGCTCCCACGCTGACTTTATCCGTAATTGACCTGAGCATCGAAAGCAGATACGACAACGCAAATACCACAATCAAAGCTGTTTTCATTATTTTCCCTCCAAAATAAGCGAAATTGGCGTATCATCTTCATACTGATCCGCCTCTTTAACGAGCTCTACAAGCTCAAATGCCATTTTTTCATAAGGCCAGAACATGCTTGCATGCTGTTCAATATTAAGCACAGCTTCTCCTACCGTTTTCAACCCTGCGCATCTTGCTACTTTGCATGCTTCTCTGAGTTTCATTTTAACCTCCAGACGATTATTGGCGCTGACGGAGGGAATCGAACCCCCGCAGACCTCTCAGCCTGACCTCGGTTTTCAAGACCGTTGCATTTCCTCTCTGCCACGTCAGCAAATGGTCGGAGTGGTGAGATTTGAACTCACGGCCCCCGCACCCCAAATGCGGTGCGCTTCCAGCTGCGCTACACCCCGATATAATTGGCGATTTTCACGCCGCTGCTTCCTTTCATCGTACAACATGTTTCCATGTCAGCAGCCTTGACGCTTGGAAGGAGGCTACTCTTCTGCCCGGAAGAGAGCCGCTGGTGCTGCCAGAAGGGATCGAACCTTCAACCTTCCGATTATAAGTCAGAGGCTCCACCAATTGAGCTATGACAGCCTATATAAGTGTGCCTGTCTTTTTCCCGCTGCGGCACCCACAGCATCAATCAGAATGCAAAGACAACATTCCAGATGCATAAGTTCTCCCATCTGGCGGAGCGTCCATGAAGACCTCCAATCAACTTCATGGCGATTGCGGCGGAAGGTGTTTCCGAGTGCTCAGTGTCCCTATCAAGCCCTTTTCAGCATCAATGCTTTTGGGAGGATCAATGAGCTATCTCTTAGTGTCCACGTCCAGTCCCACGGTTTACGGAGCTTTAATGTATCATCCAGCTGTTAATTCTCCAACCGTCTCGTGCTGAATGGCTAAGAGCACAGACGGCGCTCCGGCAGGTTTTTCTTGTTTTTTGGCTCTCCAAGTCAGCAGGGCCGTGCTTAACCCTACACATGGTTTTCTGCTTTGCGATACCATCTCACTGTTTAACTACGACTGGTTGCACTCCAGAAGCCGTGATACTCTCTCGTTTTCGTTGACCATGCCTCGCACACTAACTTGGAGATGGTGCGCCGGGAGGGACTCGAACCCCCGACCCCCGCATTAAAAGTGCGGTGTTCTACCAGCTGAACTATCGGCACATATCTCTTGCTATTTAGCAACTCTTACCGATTAAAAAATCTCCTGTTGGCCCATCCGACATCATATTTTTCATCATCAGTCACTTCAAAGTATCCGCACACTCCAGTGCATGTCCACCCAGAGGGTGCTGACCGCTGTCGTTCAGACACATAAGTGTCCGTCTCTCCTGTCTTGTTATTCCTGACTGCGTTTCTGTAATACTTCTTCATCACGCAACCCTCACCATTCCAGCCCCAGCGCCTCTCCTGAACCCAATGCTTCCGAACTCGGAGCAATCAGGCGCATCGTAGTTGATCGTGTAGCTCATCATGATTCCGTATCCCAGATCGTCATTGTCATACTCCCACTCTTCCGGGTGGTCGCTGACATAAATCAGAGAATCCATCAGTCCAAACTCAGTCTTAGACCGAAGCACCATGTACACAAGAGCGTTGTGCTCGTCCTCGAATTCCTTGACTGTCTTTGCCAGCTCTGGCTCTACGTCAAACACAGCTCCAAACGGAGGCTCATTCACGAAAATCTTGTTGCTCCTGCGAAACTTTTCCTTTGCCAGACCAAAATACCCGATCTTCTTCATCCTGTTCAGCGCTTCAACCTTCTTTTCTTCACGACTCACGTTCATCATGCTACCTCCCTCTTTACCTCAAACTTAACCTCTACCTCATGCGCCCTCAAATTGATAATTTCAACAGGCTTGTAGAACTTCATATCCCCAATCCTTCGAGTCATGACCTTGCTGTTCCTGATCTCCTGCATTACCCACTTGACGAACTCGATCTTATTCTCAGCGAGGAATTTCTTCCTACCTCCAAAAGTCACATCACTGCTGAACAGCACTCTCACGGAGAATCCACTATCGTAAACATCAATCTGGCTGTCAACGCCAATCACGATGCCGTCAAACGTCTCTCTCAGCTTTTCCCACTCTTTGCGTTTTTTGTACCACTCAGCTCTGCGTTCTTCTCTCCTGCCTTTGTGCTTCTCGATGACCTCACGAACGCCTTTTTCGTCTTTGCCGTCACACTCGAACAAGATACCTGTGACGTACTCATTTACAACTCCAATGAGGAATTCAGAGTCCCCGAAGAATCTTTTTCCAAACTCCCTCTTGAAGTCCTTGTTCCAAGAGCCCTTTGCGAATTCCTTTTTCACGAACATGACTCCGTGATCCAGATAAACCGCATAGCTCCCAACTCTGTATCCGCCATCCCAGTAGCCAATCAGCTCTCTCATTCTCCGCACACTTTCTTCCCGTCCACAAGGTCGCAAAGGATCTTCCCATATACATAGCGCTCCTCGAAACCTCGAACTGCACGAAGACAATCCTGATAGAACCGGATCGCATGCTCACGATTTCTGTACTTGTAAGTCTTCCCAAAGCACTTCACAACGATCATTTCAACCCCTCCTTACATCACCATCTTAACGCTGTATCAGCGCCTTTGCAATTGACGTAATGCACGGATTATCGTGTCTGTTCTTGTTCAAAACGGAGGGAGTCTTCATCAGACGGAAAGAGGATCTTTGCAGCCTCAATCAGCGCCATTCTCTCATCATGATTTCTTTTCCCGTAGTCAACACTCTTGAGCCATTCCAGCGCTTCAAACGAAAGCATCACTTCCACCCCTTTACCACTTTAGCCACTTCTTCAATCACGACACCTTCTCTGTCAGAAAACCATTCCCGCACCCTGTCCACCGCATGCTGTGCGCTCAATGCCTGACAGTATTCATCGAACACGTTCTCATTGTCGTGACCGTACACCCTGTATGTCTTGAGCTTCGCCATCTCTTTTTCAATTTTCGTCATCACGCCACCTCCCCAAGTATGAACTCCACAGCCTTGTCCGCTTTCCCTGCCGCAGCAACAATCAGCTCAGGATTTCCCTTGATTGCATCAGTCCAGCCCTTGAGATACGCTGCGCTGTTTCTGAAAGAATCACGAGTCTCGATCCCGCACTTGCCGCACAGTGCCGCAGCGCCAAGCTCCGCGATGAGCTCTTCCTTACCGTAATCCTCACCGCCGAAAGCAGCAACCTTTCCCTCTTCCTTAAACCGTCCCAGACGGCTCCAGTGTCCAGTAGAATGCGTCATCTCATGAAACAGAGTCGAATAGAACTCCTCAACCTTCTCGAACTGCTCCATCATCGGCACCTGAATCAGATCCTCGCTCGGACGATAGAACGCTCTGTTGCTTCTCTCGTCCCGCATGATTTTCAGTGTCGGATTCGCTTCACTGTAGCCGCGAATCACATCCTCAGCGTCCTTGACCTCTTCATGAATGAACTTCGTGTCATCATCGTTCAGATACTTCTTCTTGATGTCCTCACAGTCATTCAGATTGAACACCCTGTAATACTTGAGAATGAAGTACAGCTTTTCAGTCTTCTCACCAGCGTCATCCGTCTCTTCCTTCTTGACAGGCGACCAGAAAACCACAATCTTCGACTTTGCTCCCTTCTTGACCTTGCCGCCCTCTTTGCTGATCTGATTGAATGTTGCATACTCACCCGGCTTCCCAAGCAGCATGCAGTTCAGCAGACTGTAGTGCTTGCCATTGATGTGACTCACAAAACGATCCGACCCAAACCACGGCTGATTCCAAGGAACAACGCCGTTCTTGAGCTCTTCCAGAACACGATCAGCTACCATCTCGCAAATTTTCTTGTTCATATCATACCCTCCATACCCAAACCATTTTAACTCTTCCTTACGTCAATAATATACCACTATCATGCGCGTTTTTCTATTGACAATATGAACGGATATCCGTGTTTGTTTTTGGAGGTTTTGACGGGTCTATATCTTTACAATTCTCAAATCATCTGCTATAATTTCCGTGTATGTTTCTAACAGGAGGTGCTGAAAATGCCTTTAGAATGGCGTGTTGACGTTCTTGCCCTTCTCAAAGAATCCGGTTACTCCACCTACCGCATCAGGAAAGAAAAGATTTTTGCTGAATCCACTGTTCAAAACCTGCGCACCAAGTCTCCAATCATATCATGGCGTGACCTCGAAACCATCTGCCGTTTGACTGGAAAGCAGCCGGGTAAACTGATCTGGTATGTTAAGGATTGACCGAAGCTGACTCATGAGACTCCCCCAAGTCTTATGAGTCAGTTTTCATTTTTCAGTCCATTTCCTTGCCATCTCCAGCAAAGCCCTATCATGATCCCTGTAAACTCTCTTTGAATAGGCTCGTAGCTTTAGCTGATAATCTGGCTTTTCGTGATAGCACTGATAAATCACATCAGACCACTCCATACCATATATGTACCTGCATCTTATGATCTTTCTCTGTTTCAGACTCTCCATCTTGTCAAGCACTTCCTCAAGCGCCTTTTTGCTTGATTTGTGCGCCCTGATCATGTCCTGTACCTGCCGTTCCATGCTATCCAGCCTTACCATGTACTCAGCCATTGAATCTGTTATGTTTATTGGAGCTTTAGGCATATCCGTGATTTCCTGAGCGCCTATGCTTGTGGCTCTGCCCCTGAGCTCTCTGATTTTCTCAAGCAGCTCATCTATTTCTTTTTCATTGTTTACATAGGCTCTCAGCCAATCTTTTATTTCGTCTGCCTGAGTTTTGTACATGGCGTTACTCCGATCAAATGTAAGACTTTCCTATTTCTCGCCTGAAATCATCAATTGACCATCCATAATGCTCCATAGCCACCCTCTGCATGTTGGCCTTCAACATCTCATCCAGCTTCGCGTTCCTCTGGTGCAGCTCCGAATGACATAAGTCACATATCCTTACCCACAGTCCAAGATTTTTGCTCTTTGTTCTGTTGCTGCTGTGGTAAACCTCGTGCCTGTCTAATTTTCTGTCAGTGCGTCCACATATCGCGCACCTGTCTTCCTGAATCCAAAGACTCGGCGCATATCCGTTCCTGTCCAGTTGTACTCCATATTTATTCTTCATCCGTGTTGATCTCCGCTATATATATTTCCGTCCTCGGAGTCTCTGAGTAGAACTTCCTTCCTCTCTCGTCAACTACTTGAGAATCATCATAGTATGCAACTCCGTTGAGGGAATCCATTACCAGCTTAGTGCCATTATCGCTGTCGCAGCGCTTCTTTATCGGCCTGATCTTCCCTGCAATCATAAGCTGCCTGTTTTTCTCACTTGTGCTCTTCGGTATTCTCATGAACATATCCACCGCAATCTTTAGCGGAACATCCTTCTCAAACTTTGCATCGTGATACTGAGACTTATATACCAAGGCGATTTTCTGTTCCTGTATCTTTGTCTTTTGCGGTGTTACTCCGTGATTTCCATATACCCGTGGCCTTGCTTTTGGCACCGGATCTCCGTATACAGTGAATTTTACTTCTTTCATTTTTCCTGCATTCTACGCGCAAGATCATCGTTGTAAATCTTATATCTCTCTTCCCAGCTGCAAATCTGCTCTTTAGTCGCGTTTTGAGTTAAGCGTTCCCAATATCCGCAAGACTGCATTTCTGGACAGAACCCACGATAGCAGCAGTTACAAACCAGCACATTCCCAATCTCCGGCTGAACCTCTGTGATAGCCCGTTTCAGATCCTCCGCATACGCCCTTGTCTCTGGAGAAGCCTGATAGCACAGCCTCTTTCTCATCGTGTCAATCAGAGATTGCACGTTTGCCTCTCCGACAAAGTCAACCGGAGCATCCTGCGGCAGCTTGTTTCTGTCAACTCCTGTCCTGTCTGACCTCTGCGTTTTGATGAAACACTCCCATTTGTGTCTTGAAAAGTGAGTAGCTATCCAGCTCTTTATGCCTCTCCACTTCCACTTGATCGAAATGTCTCTAATCGGGCTGTGCTCCGCAATCAGAATTGACCTCTTAAAACTGTCTGACGGCTCTTTTCCTAAAGGCTCTTTTCCAACTGTGCTTCTGCAATCTGACAAAACCTCCTGCCAGTCACCCTTCACTTTAAGAATCTCTGTCTTCATGTCTTCCTCCGTCCCCTTGTCTGTAGCTGTGTTATTTGCTCTGTGGTGCATTTTCTTTTCAGTAATGCGATTACACCTTTTAGCGATCAGGATTGATTCTGGTTCAATTCTCTAAGCTACTAATCAGCGTTTGAAGCAAACTCTCGCCCGACTTCGCCCAGCTCATCTTTCATCCTCTTGTTTTCCTCTGTGAGTCTCTTGATCTCCTCGCGCTGCTCTTTCACCCTTTTTCTCAGGTTCATCAGCTCCATTTTCTCCTTGTCGATCATCCCGTAGTACACCTTTATCCTTTTCACAGCTTCGCCTGTTCCTTGATCCTGTCCAGCTCGTCCTGCATAGCTCCAGCTCTCGCCCAAGCAGCCTTGATCCTTCTTTTCAGAACCCAGTTCCCAAAGTCATATTTCACACACTTGCAGAACAGCTCAATCTTCCACAGTATCTCTTCCATTTCTTGACCTCCGTTATTTCATTCTCCAGTTCGTGTCTGGTGTTTCTATGATATATCCTCTTGATCTTTCATATATTCTTCCAGCAAGTGCCTCATCGATCTTCATCAGATCCTTCAACTTTATTTCGGACGATATGATTGTCCTGAGTCCCTTGTCGTTATATCTCGCATTTATTACCTCAAACGCAAGCCTCAAGTCTGCGTCTGTGACTCCTCCCTTGAAAAAGTCATCTATGTACAGCGCCTTGACCTTCTTGAGCTTATTCATTTTCTGCGTGTAAAGCTCAGTGTCCGTTACCATCCCTTTGAGCGCCGTGCTCTCATCTCTCCATGACATGTAGTAGACCTCAATGCCTCTTGAGATAAACCGAACGCAAGCAGCTGTGCAAATGTGCGTTTTCCCACTGCCGCTGCGGCCTGAAATGTGCATCCACCCGCTGTCTCCATCAGAAAAGCTCTCCGCTACCTCCTTGACCTTTTTTCTTCCCTCATCCGGGGTCTGGTAGTTTTCAAACGTGTAGCGCTCAAGCATGTCAATCATGCCGCTCTCTCTGATCTTTCTGAGTGAGCGCCTCTGCGCCATACATGAGCACTCTTTTGATGTCAGCGTCCCATTCTCCTCTTTCTTGACTATGTACCCCGTATTGTTGCACTTGCTGCATTTAACTCCCCCAAGACCATAGTCCTCAAGAGTCTCCGCAGACATCAACGTGGATGTTGAAGTCTTCTGTGCCTTTCGCAGCATTGCCATAATAGCTTCGTACTTGGCCTCTATTACCCTCTGCTCTATATCCATTTTCCCCTCCCCAGTTTCTATATCCTTTGTTAGCTCCCCATCCTTCTCGGTGGCACTTTCTTACCACAAGATTCCAGTCAGTCCACCCATTTCTGTTGTGATTTCCCTGTGCTGACTCGTCCACATACTGAATGCATCTATCGAGCTCTTGCTTTCCAAGATCCTTCTCAAGTTTTTCATACTGCTTATCAGTCAGCTTTACCCATCCATATTCGCCATACTTATGTGATTCCTCAGTTTTTTTCTTTTTAGTGGGCTCAGGCGGCTTCTCCTCTCCCCCTTTAACCCCCTCTTCTATATTATTATCTAAAGGATATATGTTATATATATAAGTATAAGATGTATCCATACCGTACTTATACGGTATCCATACCATATCAGTACCGTCACTTCTTGAAAAAGCTGTCACCGTTGCTTCTAAAAAAGACCTGAACCTTTTCGTCTTAATATCACTTACTCTTTTATTGAGTGCCGTGATATACTTTTCCGATTTAGTCCAATGATGTTTTCCCCATTTGTGAATAATAACCTCTTTGTTTTCTTTATCGTAGTCAATGACCTTGTGAACATTGATAAAGCGCTCCATCAGATGTTCCACCGTCTCTTTGCTATAACCAAGTTCGGTTGCAGCTTGCTTCAAGCTCAGTTCATAGCATCCAGAAATGTTGGAATGCGGAGAAGTTAACAGGTATAGATAAAAATACTTGTCCTCTGGAGTGAAGTCATCAATCACATCTGGATCTGTCCAGAACTCAGTATCTACCGTATAAAAAGACATACCGTTAACCTCCTTCAATTAAAGACAGCAAATAGTCCATCATTTCCCTCGTACTGCTGTTTTTCCAACTTCCACCGTGAGCTTTCAAATGACACGGTCTACACAAAGTTATGCCGTTGCTTACGTCAACGCGAAGCTCATCACCTTCTCCAGTATCCTTCCATGCAACAATGTGGTGAGCCTGTAAATCGTCTTTTCCTCCACAAACCTTGCACTCATACCCATCCCTCATTAAAACCTTTACTCGCCATGCGTTTGTCTCTGCTGATCCAACCCGCTGTTTTTTCTCCTCCCAAAACATCCTGACGAGAATCTTGTGTTTTAACATCTGAGCAATTCCCAATTTTTCAAACTCAGTAAATGCTTTTCTCGCAAGTTCTTCATTTGTGTCAAAGAAAACGGCAACATCGCGATATGTGATTTCTGTATAAGGCCACTCGAACACCCTTACCCCGTTGCTTTCTGACTTGCACTTTGTAAGCATTTCTAACCACAGCACAAGAATTGAGTCACCGTCATCACAGTTTTCTAAATATTTAACCTCTTCGTGCTCGAAAAAGTCAGTGGGTATCATCACATAATCATCTCTCACCAAAACTCACCGCCCATTCAAAGAATAGAGGTCTATTTTCTATTCAGTTCACTTCATTCGCTAAATGCCAATCCATGACCGTAAAAAATAGACCTCTTTTTCTCTATTGTACCGCTTGCAACCGCTTTATGTCAACGGTAATTTGCTAATTGGTCAATTTCTCTTGACCTGATAATGTTGTATGTTCCGTCAACCTCAAACTCCACCTTCCTATGCTTAACGCCGCTGGAGTCCTCGTAGTTTCTGACCTTTGCTTCGCAATCATCAATTCTGACCATATCTCCCTTGCGAAAATGCCGTGCAATGTAGTCAGCAGTGTCTCTCCATGCAATGAAGTCAAGAAAGCTCGACTGGATCTTTCCGTCCTTGTCCTTGTAATCCCCAAGAACAGATACAGTAAAGCATACCCTGTTCGGATTCCCCTCAAAGAGCTTCGGATCTGCTACGAGTCTTCCTGTAAAATTACAACTATTCTGCATTTCTTTCCTCCAAAATCAAATATAATACTTGGCATACTGTATAGGATTGCCAAATCTGTCCCTCTCATAGATCATTTCTGTCTTAATGTCCATGTGTGGCTCTCTCTTGTATTTCAGCTTGTACACCACGTCAGATAGCCTCGTGATGTTGTACAGCCTCCATGCCTCCTGAGAAGTAATGCTGCCGTACCTGATCAAATGATTCCTGATCTTGACTGTCTGCGGCATTCTTGCAATAATTGCCTCGTCTTCAAGTGGCCTTATCTTTTTTATGACTGTTTCCATACTCTTCCTCCAATGATTCCCACCACAAAGCTCGATCAGGAGTGTCCGTATCTATACCAAGTCCCTCGGCCTCCCAGATGAGCTTGTTGATTAGCTCTGCCATTTGATCTCTGTCAAAACATGATGATCCATAGTACGCAATGACATTCGTGTTTCCATCGCCTACAGGAATTCGTTCCGTCTGCCAGCCTATACCCTGTTTGTCCCAAGACTCGCAAAACCTGTCCACAGCCTCATCTACCATCAGAAGAATGCTTGAGCATCCTCCGATGTCTCTGATCGTGTCCCTGTAAACGTCCTCTTTAGATACCTGAAAATGCTTTGTTTTGCTCCATTCCTTAGCTATCCTGTCAGCCAGAGTCCACATATACCTGTTAGCTGCTCCACTCCGCTTAGGCTTCCATGCCTTAACCTCTACATTTACATCTTTCTCTTTGTACTTCTCGTAAGTCTGGGAAAAGTCCGGGTCAAACTCTATGATTGCCCTGTTCTTCGCCCAGTCATAAAACACAATTCTCCCCTTCATGACTCTCCCTTGTCTACGTGACAGTGCATGTACATATACTGACTGTTCGGCCCCATATTCCTGACAAGCCAATCATCACAATCCTCTTTCGACATGTGGCAGCGCATGACTCTCTGCTCATAAGGATATAGCCCAGCCTCTTTCTTTGCGTCCATTCTTGCCTTGAGCTCTTCCTTTTCAAAGTTGGCCTCTACACAGTACAGGTCAAAGTTTTTTGCTATAATTCCCCTCAAATTTACACAATCTGTAGCATAGAACACCTTGCAAGACGGGAAAAGGATCTTGTACGCTACATTCGGCACATCATGCTCGACCTCTATGGGAATGACGCTGCAAATGCCAAAATCATAGATAAAGTTTGGCTTCATCACGATAATCTGAGATTTTGGCACATTTGCATCAGCAAGAGGCTTTGCCAGCCACCCGCAGCAAGCGATTCTGATCTTTGGTCTCTCCAGTGCCATCCTGCGAATCGTGCTTACCTTGAAGTGGTCTGAATGGACATGGCTGAGAAGGACAAGCTTTAAGTCTCCAATGAACGGCTGAACCTTCTTAAATGAAACGCCGCAGTCTACCATGACTGTCTTGTCGTATATCGTGCAGTTTCCAGAAGATCCAGTCTCTATTACATTCACATCGACCATTCTTGTCCCTCCAGCCAATTTACATTAAAGTGAGTCTAAATCCACCTGACCGCCCACGGCCTCAAACTCAGGCTGCTTGAAGTCCTCTACAGTCACAGGAGCGACTGGATCAGGCATCTCTACAATGTCCTCAGTGACAATCTGATCACCCACAAGCTGGGTCATCTTCTCATCTCTCATGATAATTTCCTGCATCTCTGTAGACATTACGCCCCATTTTGAAATGATCTGCCTCAGCATCGTTTTCTTAGCCATCGCATCAAAATCCTTGTACCAGAACGAGCTGTATTTCCACTCATCCTTCTTGTCGTAGTCTCCAGAAATGTACTTCTTATAGCCCTCAGCGCTGAAAGCAGGACTGTACTTGTCCGCATGAGACAGCATCTTCTCTTTACTCCAGTACATGGCTTTTCTGAAACCGTTCAGATACTCAAACATGCAGTAGTACCCAACCGTTGGAGCTGCCTCACGTTTCTCAAAGTCATCAATCAGCAAGCACTCAATTTCCTCATTAAGAGGATCAAAGTGCTTCAACTCGCCCTCTTTGATCTCAATGACATTGAGCTTTTTATACTGACCAGTCCGAAGCGCAAGCTGGATTAACCCCCTGTAACCAATCTGGAAAGTGGCTACCATCTCTGTAACAGGAATCCACTTGTTGTTTTCGTCCTTGAGTTTGATCCCCTTCTCGTCTACCGCCCAAAGCTTTTTGCCGTCCTTATCCTTGCACTGATTTTTGTACGGCACAAGATAATACTGACCAAGCTGAGGAGACGGTGAAAGATTCAGACTCTCGCCCAAAAGCGCCCCTGCCAAAATCGAACTCGCCGTGCAATCCTGCAACTGCGGATTTACAGCCACAGCAGACGAAATTGACGCAATGAACCTCTTAGCTCTCTCAGGGTCTTGCAGCGTGTTCTTAATCAGATTCTGATACATGTCAGTCTGCAAAGCCACGCTGAACTTCATCTTGTTTTTCTGCCCTGCGACAAGTGCGTTAGCATTCCCCATACTTCATACCTTCCCTTTCCAGATAATTCTTCAATTCTTCCTTCAAGAACGCCTTGAGCGCCTTGAGCTGAGTCAGTGTGCCAAAAATCTCATAGCCGAGATACTTAGTGCTCAAAACAGGCTCCGTGGCCTCGCTGATTGCCTCTGGTTCAGCTTTGACAGTAGGCGTGACCGGAACTTCATCCTCCGCCTCTTGTGCTTGCTGTATAGCCTCTTCTACAGCCTTTTCATTCTCTTCTCTGGCCTTTCGGTTCTCCTCCTCAGCCATCCTGCGGATCTTCTCGTCCTCAATCCGCTTATGCCTGTCTGCAACAATCCGAACAGCATCAGTCACGCTCATGCACTCTCGATACTCAGCAAGCACCTCATCTGCATTGTCCAGCGTGTCGATCATCTTCAAATCGCCGTCAATGCGGTCAAGATACTGCCGCACCTGTTCCTTGAGCGCTTTCATGCCGCTGGAAAGCCCTACCTTGATACCAGACTTCTTAGGATCTGCAATCGCACTGTCAAGCCCAAGACTCTGCCTGTACTCCTCGTAGTATACGAAAAGCTCTTTCTGCTTCTGAGTCTTCAAGCCACCCTCAACGTCCTTGATTTCTCCATCAAGCTTTCCAATAGCATCTCTGTAAGTGTCAGAAATGCGCTTGTAGATCCCGTTTTCAAAACGCTTGTATGGTGCCTCAATCGCTGCCTTTGCGCCCTTTCTCAAAGCCTCAAGCTCTCCAAACTCTTTGTTCAGATCCGCCCGTGTCTTCTTGAGCTCTTTGTAGTTTTCCTCGGTTACCACCAAATTGGACATAGCTTCGAGCCTGTCCTTAACAGACAAGAACACACCTTCAAGCCTGTCCTCAATGATTGGCAGCTGCTTAACTACAATGATGTCTTCATCTCTTACCGCAAGTTTCTCTTCCATATATACACCCTCCTTGTTTTTATGAGACTCCGTGAGCCTCATCATAGTCGTACCAGTCATCTTCCGTCCAAACGTGAGCGCCACGCTCCTCAAACTGATCTCTCAGCATGATTTCCCGTGCAGTCCAGTCAAGAAAGACGAATTTCGTATCCATCGGCCTTACTCCAGAATGCCAGACTTGCAGCTCTTTGAGCGCAATGTTATACAGATTATCAAGCACCTGATTATCGTCAGACCATCCCATGAACGCCTGTTTTGCAGAGCACACTGAGTAAACGTCATCTGCATACAGAGGATTATCCACCCTGTTCAAAACGCACCACACTGCGGATCTGAGTCCATGAGCCTTGTTGTTTCTCATCGGATAGAGAACTTTTGCAATAGTCTTTGCCTCTTCCTCCATCTTGAGTGTAGCGGCCTCAGCCTCAGTCACGCCATACTCTTCTCTCATCCTTGCCGCAAGCGTCTGCTCCGCCTTGAAAATCTCAGTCTTGAGCTGCATTTCGTAACGCTTTTCAAGAACGTCACTCGTGCGCCAGTAAGTGATAAAACACCCGATGACCACAGCAACGATCATGATAATGACATTCCTGACAATATCGCTGTTTTGCCTGATAAAGTCCGTCAGATTGCGTCTCTTGCGGATATGCGTCCTGCGTGAAGTCTTCTCTTCCTCTTTCTCTTCCGACCACTTTGCCTCTTCATAGATTTTGTACGGCTTGATTCGATTGATCTTGTCTCCCGGATTCCAGATTGTCATGTTTTCGTCCATTTAACATCCCTTCCCTTTCACTTAACCCTGTAAGCCATCCGTCTATCTCTAATAATCTCCAGCTGTGAGATTATCTTCGACACATCTTTGAGGCTGTCTACGACCTCATTAAACTCATCCAGTTCATCATCAGAGATTACGCCATCCATAGCAATGTCCTGTAATTTGTGCTTGAACGCCTGAACAGTCTCTTTCCTTAAAATCTGAGTAAGCTTTACAGCAGCTCTGTCTACTTCAATCGGCTCATCAGATATCGGCTTGTTACACCCTATTGGGCATTCATACATGCAGTAAGTGTTTAGCAATTCTGGAGCATTGTAGACATCCGCCATCTTCACTGCTGTCTCTACAGGCATGTGCCTATACAGCCCCATTTCTGTCGATTTCACTACTTCCTCACTGACACCAAGCATCTCAGCAGCTCCAGCTCTGCTCGAAAGCTTGTCAACCCACTTTGCAGCCCTTAACCGAGCCTCATACCACACATTTCCTCGCGCTATTGATGCATCACGCCCCATTTTCTTCACCACACATTCATGCTAAAATTACCATAAAGCAAACGCCTACTGGTTTTTCTGTTCGCTGTTTAGCAACTTTCCGTCAAGAAAAAATGTCCACTGCTTGTCCTATGGTTAGCCCAAGCACAGCAGACAACGCTCTGATCTCCTTCGCGGAGAAAGGCCGCTTTCCCTTTTCTTTGCCCAGATATGTGCTCGTAGCAATATCAACTCCCTCTTTAGCAAGAGCATCTACCATATCTTTCGCTGTAAAAAGGCCCTTCCCACATCTCATCATCTTGATCTGTTTCTCGCTCCACATAAGCTCTGTTCCCTCCTTCCCTCAATTTGCACTGCCATTGTAACGCTCTTTCAAGCAAATGTCAACGGCAAATAGCAATTTATTCACGCTTTTTAGCGATTTTATTTGACAGGTGATTTCTTTTGCGTTATCATTGATAAAAATATATATAGGAGGTCTTTATCATGAGTGATGGTCGCTACAGGGTTGTCGATGAACGCACTTTTGAGACGTTCAAAAAAAGATTCCGTCAGCTCATTGACAGCAGGGGAATCAACATGAAGGAAACCGCAATTGCACTGAACATGAACCCAACATCTATATCCAGATACTTTATCAGCAGAAGCCCGGACACTCTCGCTATATGGAGAATAGCAGACTTGTTTAATGTTTCTGTTGATTGGCTGCTCGGAAGAACAGACGATAAATATCCAGAAATGTCCGAGGAGGACATGAAATTCCTAAACAGATACAAAGTAGCTTCTGAAAACGACAGGCTTGTTATAGACACTCTCTTATCAAAATATGACTGAATTTGATAACTGTGTTCTAATCTCAAAAAACGTTCAGCTAACATTCAAGCTCACAGCAAAAGAAATCTATATATCAAATGAGGGCAAAGTCATCATTGTTACAAGCCAGATCGGCCCCAATGCGTCTTGCCCTCGTCTATCCGTTGAATATCTTGAATCACTCTGCCGTGATTTCTACTATGGTGGAAAGCCTCACGCCCATGCAATAGCAGACATCTTGCTCCTGAACAGGCTACTGAGCAGAAATGCATATGGCGACTTTTATGAGTATCTTTCCTACAATTTAGAGAAACAGAATATTACATTTATTTGCTCCGAACTATTTCAATAGCCGCTGCGATAGCCTCTCCAAGTTTTCCAAACTCTTCCTCAAAGATCCACATAATAGCTTCTTTGTCCTCCGAGCAAACATGTTCTGTGGAATTAAGCAAAGCATTGCATCTCATGTACCGAGCCTCCAGCTCAAACGCCAGTGTGTTTTCCGTGTTGTCCATTTTGATCTCCTTTACGTTTTTTAGTCGCCATACAGAGACTGATTATACCTTAAAGCGCACAAATGAGAGAGCCACAAATTGTGACCCTCTCATTGTCTTTTTGTGGAAATCTCCGTGATTTTCTTCTCCAGAAGATCCACGTTTATCATGAACCTGTTACCGTTGTAAAATCCGGGACATTCGCCGCGCTTGATCCACGAACGCAGCATATCCTCAGATAGCCCGTATTCTTTCGCTACGTTCTTGACAGTCATCAGCTTAACCATAAGTAAGCCCTCCGTTCAAAATGACTGTCACCATAATATCATTTGCTTTTTAGCGTGTCAATATTTATCATATAGCAAATTCCGACTTTATTTGACATCGTTGCTTTTCCTCAAAATCCCTTCAATTCCATCTATTGTGTCCCTCTGAGCCTTCTCACTGATACCCGCATAAAATTTGAGCGTTGTTGCAGCATCCTTGTGCCCCATCAGTGCCTGAATCTCCTTCACGTTAGCCCCACTCTGAATAGCAAGCGAAGCCGCCGTATGCCTTAAATCGTGAGGACTGACATTCGGGAGCCCGTGCCTCTTTATGAAATTCTTCATCATCCTCGTAGGCACAGTTGGATAGATGGAAAGCTTTGTGTCATCATCCCTGCAAAAGATGTAATCGTCATCTGCAATTTCTTTGTATTTCTGCTCCTGCTCCTCTTTATACTCATCAAGCAGCTCTACGAGATATTTCGATACTGGCACTCGCCGGATCTTCTTCCCCTTCGTTTCGCCAACATGAACCTTATCTTTGCTTTCTTTCTCTCCCTTGTGAGAAGTGTCCGGCGTTACGTTCCTGCACACCTTGAGCGTGTTGTTCTTTTTATCTATGTCCCCCCATTGCAAGCCAACAATCTCGCCTCTGCGGAGCCCGGTAACTATCATGATGTTGACCATCGTTTTCCACCTGAGATAGCTGCTCCTGTTTTTCCTCCAGTGCTCTATTTCCTTTTCTGACTCCAGACAGCTCATGAAGTTTATGGCCTCTTCCTCTTCAAGGAAGTCAATCTCTCCTTCTCCCCTTTTTGGCTTATCCGCCGTCTTTAATCTCAGACAAGGATTATCCTTTTTGTACTCAATGTAAACAGCATACTCTAAAATATTCCTGATCGTGTTGAAGTGGTGCTGTATGGTCGCTTTGCTATACGGCTTCCCTTGTTTCGTCTTTGCCTCCGTCCTCATGAACAGGAGATAGTCCAGTATGTCATTCTTGCTTATGTCGGCAAGTTTTTTATCTCCAAAATAGTTTTTTATGTCCTGAGACATGTAGGTGTAGAAAGATATCGTCTCTGGAGTATGCGTTCCATCCTTGACATGCTTCTTAAACCATATCTCATCTATAAACTCTTTCAGAGTGATTTTTTTCTTGTTGGCCTTATCCTTTAGCGCATCCTTATTCTGCTCAAACAGCTCCCTCTGCTCATGCTCCCACTCCTCGGCAAGCCTGTGGATCTCCTTTTCCTCTTTCTTAGGAGTAAGACCCTCTTGCCTTGGGATCGTGGTTGAGACATAGATTTTCTTGTTGTGGTCATCCCGTCCCAGAGTAACAACGACCTTGTACCCTGTGACAACCCCATTCTTGTCTTTTCTCTCCCTGATAACCGCCATGCCACACACCCTCCAGACAGCTTGCTTCTGATTTCATTATATATCATTTCTTATCTTCGGAGATAGCCCCTTTTTGAAAAAATTAGCCTCAAAAATCAAGTTTGGCTACCTTTTTTGGCTACCACGACCATTTTGCCGTTACTCCAAATTGCCCAAAAAGTACAAAAAAAGGACGAAAACCTTCGTTTCCGTCCTTTTACCCCTTGGTGGAGATAAGCGGGATCGAACCGCTGACCTCTTGAATGCCATCTATGAGGCTGGCATCTGGTATCTTCAAAAATGTTAGATTTTCTGCGGTTTTCTTAGGATGCGTCTTCTGACTTCTTTGGATAAGTTCATACGTCTTTTTGTATGTTTGGCTACCACAGTTGGCTACCACGGCTACCACGATTAAAACTTAGGCATCCTTGCAGAAATGATCTTTCCGCCCTTCTTGAAAACCACCTGCACATTGAGTGCATCCATGATTTTGAAAAATGCAGACAGCTTCATAGAGCCTTGCTTGACCATCTTGAAAATAGCCTGTCTGGACATCGGCTTTCCGTTTGTCTCAATCAATGCAGCAGTCTTGGAGTAATTTGTCTCGCACCCCTCCATGATCTGCTCAAAGACTTCTATCACATCTTGTGTGTAGGGGTCGTTTTTCATCTTAGCCCCTCCTTTGCTCTCTGTTGCCATTATAGTTAACATTTCACCACCTGTCAAGGCAAGCACCCGGCCTCTTCCCATGCCCTGTAGATTTTAGCTCCTTGATTTGCTATCCAGTCTACAAGCTCCTCATCCTTTGCAAATGATCCTTCTGATACGTGAGCGCACTCCGCCAATCCACTTTCGTTAAAGAAAGCATGTACAATCTCGTGCCTGAGCGTCTGCTTTTCGCAAGCCCTCTTAGTCGCCTCCGGCTCATACTCCCAGTCTTTGTATGTGTTCATGTTGCAAAAGACGATTATCTTTTGTAGCCCATCACAATATCCGCTTATCTGATTTCTCTCAAAAGCCTCATCGTCTTTATAGTCTTTCTTGAATACTTTGTATGTCTCTCCGAGAACGTGGACGGCGCTCACTGGTGTCATCTCCATGTGTTTCTTCGCCTCTCATATTCATACTTGTCTATGAACTCAGCATTTTCATTGGGAACTGTCATCCTGTAGTTGACCCCGTCTTTTACCGCTTCGACAGTTGTCGCACCTCCGTCAACTCGGATTGAATATATCTCTTTATTGCTAAATCCACACACAACGCCCTTTTCAGAACTTAACACAACGCAAATTTCGTTTGCTTTCACATTACACCTCCACAAGAGTAAATCTGTGCTTGTAACATATAGTCTCTCTATGCATCCTTCCATACATGTCTCGCCCTGAATTTGGGCCATCAATTCCAACTGCCTCCATCTTTGCAACATAGCAAGTGTATTTCTGACCCATAAGATTCACAACGCCTATCCCATCTCTTGCATCGAACTCAGCCTGAATATTTCCGTCTTCTGTATACTCAGTGCCGCAATAATCACATTTCCTCCCGCGTAGAGGCGCACCGCAGTTAATGCAATTCCTCATCTTCTGTGACCTCCATTATATACGACACGACTCTTTCAGCAGCATCAAGCAGCTTCTCAGCAGCAGTTACCGACTCAACCTCTTGCCCAAGAAGCCTCTCCCTGTAGCGTCCTACCATAAGATCCGTCAAAGTTTTGAACGCTACGCACTTGCTGTTAATCTGTTCAATCTGCACTTTGATCATGCTCCTTTACGCACGGTCTATCGTCCATCTCGGTCTTGCAAATTGTCATCTGCAACGCCCACAAAAGATTCCAGCATGCAGCGACCAAGTGTGGCTCATCATTCCATCCAAGCCACCACTTCACAGCATGCCTAATACCGCTGTCAAACAGGGAATGAACAGGAATGCCCTTATCTACATTGTGCTCCCCATATTTGATAGCCCCATTCTCACAATGCTTTGATACCTCCCAAATTGCTTCCCAAGGAAGAAGGTCGTATCTTCCCTTGCCCTCATGCATATCTCTAAGAGCTCCCGTGCTGAACTCTGTTCTTTCTCCACTGTCTTTAATCATTCTGTTCCTCCAAGTTTTGAACCTTGTCAGCCTGAACTCTGACAATGCAATTGCTGTTCTTATCCAGCAGTTCAGCAGCAACAGCTATCCTGCCGCCTACATTATTATATATAATAGCGTCTACGCACTTGTATTCTATCCCGTTGCACCTGACTGGTCTTCCATCCATCAGTGCATCTTTCAGTTCTGAATTTGTCATTGCCGACCTGTGCTCCCAAAACCCCCGTTGCCTCTGTCTGTTTCGTCAAGCTCATTGACATACTCAATCTCAGGAAGCTCAATCGGGACAATGAGCAACTGAGCAATCTTATCTCCCTTGTGAATAAGATATCCTTCGCCGCTGTGATTGTATAGAACAACCCCTATGCTCCCCCTGTAAGCTGAGTCTATTACACCTCGCGTTGTAATTCCCTTGAGCATCAACCCACTTTTGCTTGCAATCTGCCCATAGTAGCCCTTTTCAATGGCTACATGCACTCCAGTGTCGAAGAATTCATGAGTGCCGGGATGCACCCATTTTGTCTCCGTGCTACGAAGGTCGAGCCCTGCATCATCCTCATGCTCCCGCACGGGCGCTATGGCATTTTCATCAAGCTTTATCTTGAGTTTCATTGCAAAACCTCCACATTGTTTCTGCTATTGATCTCCAAAAATTGCTCCACTCTCTGTATTTGTCTCTTTGTTCTCTCAGACTTGATATTTCCGCCTTTGCCAAAGCAAGCTCCAGCATCAAGTCATTAACCTCTTTTCTTGAAAACCTGTCTTCCATACCTGACATCCCAAGGAGCAAAATTTTCCTCTCCAACGATTTCAATTATGCGTTTGTCAAGAGTATGTTTCGCATACTCCAATGTTACATCTCCCTTTGAATCTTCAACAAACAGCTCCGAAATCTCGTTCACGTACCGTACCATCGCCTCATAGAACTGTCTTGCTCTTCCCGGCCCCATCTGGAACACTTCATTTGCGGCAAGCATAGCCCCATCGCAATCAATCTGTCCTCTGATTTCTGCGTAGTCATTGCTCACTGTCTTTCTCGCTTGCTGTAAAGCCTTTGCATATTGGTTCTTTGACATTATTGACTCTCCTTTGGAAACAGATCCCACGGTATAATTACATTGTATTCTCTGAGCGCTTCACGCCGCATTTCATCAACGCTCATAATTTTGTTTTCAATCATCAGTGAAACTGCATCCTTGATAGCTTCTCTGTCTGCTGGCAGCAATAATCCGCCATCATACTCTACATATTGCCTGAGAAAAGCAGCTATTCTTTCTATTTGATCGTCCATGTCAGTCACCATCCATGCTGTGAGCATTGTAGTAAACCATCAAATGCTCTGCTATTTCCCTGATTTCCTCGATTGTAAACATGTCCATTGTTTGATCGTCCTTCAAGCTTTCTGGAAGCAGGTATCCTCTCATTCTCTTTTGCAGCTCGTTAAGCTCCGCTGGCCTTGTGCCTTTTATGATCTTCGCTGCTGCATCTACCGGAAAGTCGTTGTCTTCAATAACAATCATTGCCGTCCTCCTGTAAGCCCAAATATAATTACAACGAGTGCAACAATTCCAACAGCCGCAACTATTTCCATTTGTTCCTCCTATCTGCTATATAGCAAATCTTAGTCAAAATTTAGAGCCCTGCGCGGCGAAAACCTGTTGTCATAGTCTCTCATGCATCTCCAGCTGCAAAAATACCGCTTTGTCTCATTCTTCACTCTTTCCGACTTGCGAACGCTCCTCTGAAATTCCCACTTATCCTTCACCGCTGGCCTGAACGCTTTCCCGCACTGATAGCAATAGCAGGTTGTAGCCTCAATTCCGATCATTCGTCATCCTCCATTACAGCAATATTCTCTCGTACTGCCATCCACTGTCTGTTGTTCCAATGTCCTCTTGCAGATATAATTTCTTGTCCGTTCCTTCATAATCCCCACCATAGTCACGATACTGCACCTCAAACTGCATGTCTTCTGCCTCGTTCTCTAAAATCCACACAATCAACTCACGCCCAGTCACGAATCAGCCCACCTCTCCAGATCCTCCAAGGCAGATTTGAAACCATCTGCAACTCCATAATTATACGCCCCCAACACGCCCTCACTTGTAAGCTCCTCATATCTCTTGTAGTTATACGCTATGTGTCTCTTGTAGCATTCAATCGTATGCTTTATCGCAGCTTGCAGTGCATCATACCTTGCAGCTTTCTCTTCCTTCGTAAGTTTGATCATTCGCCATCCTCCAGCGGCTCAAAACAGTTAAAAGCCTCATCATAGCACTCATCCTCAAAGCTGTGCCCATCGTAAGTTGACCCATCAAATACAGTCCCTTTTGCTATTTTGTCGCAAGTTCCAAGATGTAAACTCCACCTCTGCTTTCCTTTAGGCCACTCGTGCCAATGCTTGCAGTTCCCACAGTCATTATAATGAATCGTGTTTGGCCTCATCTTCTCTCCCCATCCTGTTTATATACTCCATTTCCTCATCATATAGCGCTTTCCACTCGTCAAGCCCTCTTGCTTTTTTCGTTATGAAATAGCCGTGATAGCAGTGAATGCATCCATCTTCATCCATTCCGCCCTCGTGCCCCTTAATAAGAAACCCCTCTTCGACAAGTCTCCTGCATGCATCGCGCACAAGCTTCAACGGAATATGCAGCACTTCTGAGACTGTTTTTGCTGACGTTGGATACCAGCAGCCGTAGCCGCAATATACATCAGCGCTGAGAAACCTTGTCAGCACAGCTCCTCTACAGTCTGCGTAATTGTGATAGTTCCCGTAAATTGTGCTTTTTCCTGTAAGCGTTTCGAGCAAGTCCAGCCCCAAGTCAGTAACATGGTACATTCTCCGCTTTTCTGCATAGCCCTTTTTTACCAAGTCATCCCATTCCTCAGCATCCGTACCACCTGCGTCAAAATAATTCCTGTATGCGTGATAATACTTGCCCCCAAGATAGCTCCTATACCCTTTGTTATCAGCGCCTATTGCATGAAGCATCATGTTTGCTTGATGTTCAGTGACATCTGGCATTTTCCACAGTCTCATTCTTGAGATAATGTCTCTGTCTTCATCTCTTGTAATCTCAAGCAATTTCATTCGTCATTACCCTCTGGCGGCTTGTACTCGCTTTCAAAGAATTTCTCCAGACTCGGATAATACGACCGACCATCATCAAGGATCTCATATCCGGGAATGAATCCGAACGTCTCAACGAATTTCCTGCCGTTAGTCACCACCTGCTTGTCATTATACTCTTTCCACTTTTCCAGTGCCTGATTTGCTGTCATGTCATATACATCAAACCACTTTTCCAGTCCCCAAATATCACAAGCCTCTTTAGTCGTTAATCCGGGAATCTGTCTCGCCATCTCCCAAGCATCCTCAAGCCCCTTTTCGTAGGCATCATGGCACCCGTCTCTCACTCCCTTCTGATAAGCCTCTTCAAGTGTTTTCAGACTCTCCAGCTTTCCATCAATACAGCAAAGCAGATTTCCAAGAGATGATCTGATATTCTTCCACTCTGCGCGAATTTCCTCAGTTGTCGGCATAATTATTTCCCTCCACACATTCCAATTTTTCAAACTTCTTGTGAGTGATAAAGTCGGTTACAAGGTCATGCTTCAAGCACCTTGCCAGACCAAAGTCTAACAGCATACCGCCACTTCTATACGGCTCATATTCGATTTTGAAATGTTCACAATCCTTACATTTCTTTGATTGACTCATCGTTATCTACCCAATCGTTCACATAGACAATCTTGTACTCTTTCGGACTCGTGCGAATAATCACCCTGAATATACCTGCATTGATTATCTGCCTCTTGCACATAGAACAGCTCATAGCATCTGTCAAAAGCTCGTTCGTCTTAGCGTCACGTCCTACCAGATAAAGCGTTGCCCCTATCATCTCCCTGCGCGAAGCTGAGATAATCGCATTGGCCTCTGCATGAACAGACCTGCACAGCTCGTAACGCTCTCCAGAAGGAATGCCAAGTCTTTCTCTCGTGCAACTTCCCAAATCAGAGCAGTTCTTTCTACCTCTCGGTGCTCCGTTGTACCCTGTTGATATGATCTCATCATTCCTGACTATGATAGCCCCATACTTGCGTCTTAGACACGTTGACCTCTCCAGCACAGCATCAGCTATGTCAAGATAATAGTTTTCCTTGTCTGTTCTCTCCATACACATACCTCATCATTTTATGTAGCAATCTCTGATCTTGTACACGCTTTCTTCTCCATAGTCATCAGTCATAGCGACCATGCTTTCAGGCCACTTTCTTCCATCTCGAAAGTCGTTCCAAGACCACCAATCCATGTAGAAGTCTCTTGCAAGCGGATAAGGATATGACCTCAGAAATTCGATAAACTCTTCTTTGGATACATACCGAAACTCTTCACTTTTGTTGTTATCCACGTTTATTCCTCCTCTTCATAAGTCGGCATATCAGACGGAATAACAACAGGTGCTTTGTTGATACAGTCCATAGTATGCTTTAGGAAATCTATCCTCGTCTCACAATCACAGTTCATCACAGCAATTTTCAGCGCATTGTGGTCTATCAAGTCATAATGCGGCGGGACGGGGACTATTTCATGCCACTCACCATCCGATGTTTCTGCGTTGGTGTCCACCATATACCACTTTCCATCCGCACCTTCCCGGATATCCCAACTCTGATGCTCAAATACGGGCATCTCCATGTTGATATAAACTCCCATGCTATTCCTCCTTTTGCGGCTTTTGAAGCACCCTATCCCATAACGGGTCTGCTTGCTGTCCATTTTTAAGGCCCAACACAGCGAATGCATTTTCTCCTGCCGACATAAACGAGTTATACAGCAATCCGTCATCCGTGGTGCAGTATTGCAAAACCATCAAGAGCAGAGCGTCTTGCAGTTCCTCAGTTGCATCGGCGGCGCAGTTTAACTCTTCGCTAATTTTGCAATGATCGCAAATGCCAAAGCATCCGATAAAGCATTGTTCATTTGCGACTTCTCTCAGCCGCTTTATCCGTTCGTCATACATTGTCTACTCTCCTGTTCCAATTCGTGACCAACCTATCAACAGATGGTATAACTCGTCCCGTTGCATCACGGCAATCAAACAAAAGCCCACAGTCTCGGCAGAATATCCACGGCGAGTCACCCGATTCTGTGCCGTGCATCTCAATATGCTTTGAGCCACAGCGTCTGCAAGGTTTAAGTTTCATTAAGTTTCAGCCTTCTTTCTCCCGTATGAGCAGAAACCGTCATTGAATACATCAATCCCGCTTTCCGCCCAAAGGAAACATCGTGACTTATCCGAATACCACGGTTCACTATGTTCGCAGTCCTTGCACCGCACAACCTCTACAAAATCGTGGTCGGAAACATCCTGTATCCCTATTTTTGTTAAGCCACCAAGCACCTGAAAATGAAAGAACTCTGGAAGTTTAGCCATCAGCTTTCCTCCCCGAACAGCCGCTCCGGGTATTCCCACTCATATTCTTTGTACTCTTCTTCATCGTTCTGTGCCTTGTCAAGTGCATCCTGCGCGTCATCTGCCTCGACAATGACAAAGCCGTAATACCTGACCTTGTATTTCATCAGCTTTCCTCCTTCGACGGCTTGCTATCGCGCACACTTTGCTTGTATTTAGCTCTCAGTTCTTCCCACTTTTGACGCCAGTATGGATCGTCTCTTAATAGATATGCCTCTGTTATTGGATCATGTCCAAACATTATGTTTCCTCCTTCGGCGGCTCTGGGAGCGGCATTGTTGCGATAGCTTGGCAACCGTCATGAAACTTGGTTTGCTGTAGATACCATCCTTCACATTTCAGCCGCCCAATAGTATCGGCGTACTCGCTCAACTGCTCGATAGCATCGGCGGCTTCCGTTATCATAGCATTCATGCACGGGACGAAATTACCGGGCTTCTGGAGATGCTGGTATTTGCACTCACCGCACAAGGAATCAACGCAGTTACGCAGTTCTTTTGCAAGCTCGTCATAATCGCTGTAATTGTTCATTTGTTACCTCCATCAAGAACATCGGGACACGCACGATCACAGATACCATCCAGCCTACATTTTTCGCACATCTTTTTGCTCTTGATCTTCAAACTGTACTCTTCAAGATCCCTGTTCCAACTCTCTACGCGAGCTCTAAGAGCTTTATTGTTCTCTTCTTTCTTCCTTTGCTCGTCAATCTTTTCTTTCCAGTTCCGATATCTCAGAAAATCCCAGAATCCGAAATAGAAACGATATTCTCCCCACGAAGAACTCTCTTCTTTGTAAGCTACTTGTCCACCATAAAGCACCCATCTTTTAGGATTCGTTCGATACAAGCCTTTGAAATGGTCAAAACTTATCTTCCCTAAAGTACAGAACTTTGTAGCGCTCCATTCAATACCTGCAATCATTAGAGCAAAGAGTGCAGAAAAACTCGCTCCACCAGCTATGATAGCTAACACTCTAATCAGCGTCATCATCTGCTATTTGCACACTCGCTTTCTTTTTCATTGCCTCAGCAAGCCTCTTCGCACTTGCTTCCTTCTGCTCTTCTGTCATCTCCCTGTGCAAATAAGGATTCTTACCGAACCTGAACGGCTTGAGTGGGCAAATCTTTGAGGTGCACGTTCTCACATCATTTGCATTCCCTCCGCAGCAGTCCAAGCAAAACGCTCTGATTGCCTTAATCGGACTCTTGATCTCATCCATTAAGCAGCATCTCCTTCACTTCGTCATAAGTTTCTTTCACAAGATAATAATTCTCCACATCTCCACCGAGTCCAACAGAAGTTTTCCCATTGAATTTACTCAGGTCGTGAACTGCACTTGTCCTAATTAAAATCTCAGTCCCGTCCAGATCCTTGTGAAGTATCAGAAACTCTTTCATTTTCGCTCCTTTTCATATCTTCTTTTAGCTTGATCAAGCAATCAATCATAGAATCAAGGGATTTTTCCTTGCAAAACCACAAAACATCGCAGACGCTTTTAATGTCCTCTTGTCGAACATCCGAGCTGTGAAAGTCATATCTCCCGTCATTCTCTATCCTACAGATTGCTACTCCAGCCCCTTTGCTGTCTTTCCTTCTAAACCCTATTATCGCCTTGTCAGGCTTATCCCATGCACCAAGAATCACATAATGCGGGTCTATTTTCCTCATAGCATCCTCCACTCGCTATTTAGCAAATGCTGACGATTAAAAAATGCTTTCCAGCAAATTCATTATACCGCATAGCTACGCAGCATGTCAACCGTTTGAGCAACATTTTACAGAGTAATTTCTATTGTGACTTTAGCGCCAGTGCCCTTGAGACTTGCTATCAGATTAGCAAGCTTCTCGACATCGCTTGACTCCGGCTCGTCCTGATCTTCAAAATCCTCTGCCTCAATAGGCTCAATTTCAGTCTTTTCATCAAGCTTCTGTTGCCTCTTGCTGTCCTCATGCCACTTCACCCACGCCTTACCATCCTCGGACTCAAGGAATTTCTTTCTTGCTGATCTCGGTGCGCCCAAATCTTTTTTGCTGTTAAACTTGAGCTCTTGCCTGATCATGTATGGAGTCAGTGTCGTGATCTTAACTCCCATTGATTCAGCAATCATAGTCAAAAGAACTCCATGGAACTTGTCTGTAAGCGTGTCAAGATACTGCTGCTTGATATCCCTCGGCATCTCCCTAAACTGCTGCCACGTCAAAGGATCTCTGAAACTGTACGTCTTTACCTCACCGTTCAATGCTTTTTTCTCCTTTCTGCTCAAATGATCTGACGGAAAGTGAACAACCTTGCCGCCCTTCCGTTTCTTGCAATAATCCCCGCGACCGTTTCTTTTTCGCTCTTTGCTCGTTTGCCGAAATATGTATTCTGCGTCTGTCATAGTCAGCTTCCTTCTTTAACGTAGAATGCAGGGTAAATCCCAACGCCATAGTTGCAGTTGTAGTATGCGAAGGAATTTACCACGTCATCGAACTCACTTGTGCTTGATACAAAATACTGCACCAAATCATCTGACCTGTCCCCGGCCTTAGTAATCGCAACCTCTGGGTGCCACGGATAGCCGGGGCGCAGCTTGATAGGACACAGATAAATTGTCTCCCCGTTGTCGTACCGCTTCCGCGCTTTTATCTTCGCAATTCTGCGAAAGCCGTCAATTTTATACATTTTCAACCGTTCTCACCACCAATCAGATAATCTAATTTGCTGAGTATCGTTTCAAGCCTTGCTACTTCTCGCCTTGCAGGATTAAAGCCATAGTAATAATTGTATACCTCAGCAATTAACTTTCGTGCCTCGCGTAGCTTTATCAAATCAAACTCCTCAAGCTGATTCAGCATCAGTAGTCACCGCCTTTACAAGTTGATCCATGTAATCCCAGAACTTATCCGAAACAACCGCACGACCTGATTTCTGCCAGTGGCAGCCAACTACATTCCCATCCTTGATAGTCACGCTATTGAGCCTGTTCATAATCCAGCCTCTTGTCCTAATCGGCACGTTGATCTTGTACCGATCCATGAGCTCAGTAATGACAGAGACTTTCTTGTGATCATAGCGATCCTTCCAGAAAGTGATTTCATCATTTTTGACCACGCCGCCAACCTTGATTCTTTCAATCGCCTTGACCAAAATACTCTCAGAAATCTCATTCGATTCCTTGACGAACTTCTCGTCCTCTTCCTGCCGCTGTTTTGCCATCTCCGCATGCTTTTTCTCGCGAATAGCCGTGATTCTGTCTCTCACATCCATTGCAGCATCCAGAAGCTCAGGAGCAACAAGCTTGATCATTTCCACCTCGGTCAGCTTGATCCAGCTCGTCCCCTCAATCCGTCTTTTCATGCCGTCAATGAATGATTCTTTCGTCAGCAAATACTCTCGATCAAACCACTCAATCAGTTCATCCTCAGTTCTCCATCCGCTCGTTTCGTTGAAGTAAAGCGCCACATCTACATCAGGCCACTTTGCATACACCTTGTAATACACAGTCCCGTATTTGTCAGGCTCTCCCTCTCCTACCCAGATGTTGTCTATCATGGGCCGAATGTTCTTCCAGTGAAAAACAGCCTTGTCTCCCTTGCTGTTGTACAGGATGACCTTGACTCTGCTGAAATCCCCGGTTACCTCACAAATTTTCATTTGCACCCTCCTTGAAAATGTCCTCACTCACGATGAACCTGTGAATTGCAGAGTAAGTATCAGATCCATTCTCCTCCAGAACTTCGCTGCCGATATGAACAGCTCCAAGCTGCTGCATCAGCATTTTGGCCCTGAGATGGTCGTGCTTCCAGTCTCCCCCATCAATGCAAACCTCGATCACCGGAAGATCTTCATGATAAGGCCAGACTTCAACAAATCCAACACCGTTTTCACTCAGATACTTTACAGTCTCGCCACAAATCTCATTCAGCTTCTCAAAAGTCATCGTATACCCTCCTCACCAAATCCGCTTCTTTGAAAGATCCTCGCTCACCTTGATCTCCGTGAACCTGAAAGAATACTTCTCGCAAAGCTTTACATCCTCTACCTGAATCTTGATCTTCCTCGTAAAGACACGAATTGCCTCCTCAGCTGACTCAGCCCAAACGTAATCCCAATCGCTGCACACAACCTCTTCTTGAAGCTCCTCTTCCGTGAAGAAATTCAAGATTCCCGGCAATGCCGTGCTGGAGTCATACTGATACCGATACCTGACCTCAACGATGTATTTCATGATCAACCCTCCATCTCAATCTCATGAATCACGACATTGCTGCCGAACTGATTCTTCATGATCTTCCGAACTTCACGCTTGCTATCAGCATAGACATGAGTGCGCTCACGATAGTAGCTACCAAAGCTGTAAACCACATAATAAACTTTCATGAGATGCCCTCCAATCCGCCAGAGGATGTCCCTCCAGCATCATTATTGTAACGCTGTGAGATAAGGTAATCCATTGACGTTATGCACGGATTTACGATCATGTTTTTGTTGAAAAGGGAGGGTAAAATTGTAACTATACTTATATGAAATGCGCGATTTCATTAAACTATACTTTCATCAATATCCATGCTCAACTCCCATGTATCTCACGCTCTTTCTCATATTCTTCAATGAACTTATCCCGAAGCTCATACAGCCTCGCGTCCTCTTCCCTTGTTGTCTCTACCCCAGCAAGCAGCTTGCTTGCGTAACCCCTAATAAACTCCTGCTCTTCTATCGTGAATACTTGTTTCATTCTTTTCACCCCTTTACCCAGTAGTTCCCAATGCATCCGCCAGTGCTGTCCCAAGTGTCCCACACCTTGCCGCCCATGATAGCAACGATATGATGTCCTCCAATGTTCGCTATGATCTTGTCTTTGAGCATTATCCCGTCCACGAACTCTCTGTGTCTGAGCACATCGCAGAACTCAGCTCCAGTGTATTTCCGACCGTCCATCTTTCTCGGCTGCTTGTATTTCACATAGCCCTTGCTGCTCAAATACATGTCAATCAGCTTGCTTTCCGACATGTCGTATCCCGTCTTGCACTGCATCTCAGCCATTTCCATTACGACCTCACCATAAGGAATGCCATCTGCCGTGCTAATCGCTCTGATCACGCAATCCGTTGTGTATCTGCCCTTCGGATTCGCATTGAAGAAATGAAACGTCTTTGTGTCAGGATACTTGTCCAGTCTTCTCATAATCAGCCCTCCATATCACGCAGCAAGCTTTGCCAACTCTTCCTCACACGCGAGTTTCTTTGCTCTGAGCTTGTAGTAAACTCCCCAATCCATGAAATCAGCCATCTGCTCAATAAACATCGCGTATTCAATCTTCTCAATCTCCGCCTTGAGCTCTGCTACTCTTTTCTCTTCCATCGAATACACCTCCAAACAAAAATAACGCACCGCCGAATATCAGCGGTGCGTCAATCAGTTCCTTATTACCGTGCGTTCTCTAAAGCCGTTACTTTCTCGCTCAGTCTCTTGTAAGCAGCTTTCAAAGCGAAGACATCAGTCTCAATTCTCTCAATCCTGTCAGTAGAAATCATCTTTTCCGCCATGATTCCCTGCGCCTCGGCAATCAACTGAATCTTCGGCATCACCTCAGATTCAATGACTGTCATAAAATCCTCATGAATCTCTTTCCTCAAAGCCTTGTTGTTTTCAGCAAGCTTAACTTCAAGTCTTGAGTCAATCAGATTCGCTATTGCCTGTAAGTCTTTCTCATCTAACATACAATCCACCTCACGAGCATTTTAGCACCGCCGATATTCGGTTGTCAAGGTGCGGCTGACAGTTGCCCTATCAGCATAATAATTATAACGCTGCTGCAATCGAAAAGATATTGACGGTCTGCACGGATTCGCGTGTATGATTTTGTGCGAAAGGCCGGGTAATTCAAGCCCATCTGATCATATATGGCGTTTCGTTTCTTGTCTTTGCGTTGCGAATGAACTCCAGATCCTCTTCATCCAAAAACTGCTTGCGCACAAGTCTGCAACAGTTTTCCGTCTTCTCCTGAACATAGTAGTAACCTTTGCACTTGTCTGCCCGAATTGAAAGTATCATGCTGCTCTCCCCTCAATAACATCCATAGCCGTTTTCAAAGCCTCTCCAGCGTTCCAGCAGTTATAAGCTCCAAACCCGTTATAATACTTGAAATTCCTCTTGCCTATCTCTCTCCGTTCAATTGCAACAAATGCTGCAAATCCGCCCTCATATTTAAGCCTGTACTCGTACCCTTTGTGAACAAACCTCACGTTGTTGATCTTCCGCAGATTCCTCCCCTGATTTCTCAAGAACACTACAGCCTGTTCATAATTCATCTTTAGCCCTCCCAGTCCAGCTTGACCCATCCAAAGCTATCGCAGAAGAAATAGCCGTCTGGAGTCTTTACCACATCACTCACACTCAAGCTGTGTCCCTTGAAATCTGCCGGGTGCTGCATGTTGAAAATGTAGAACAGATCATCAAGACTCAGCTCCATTTCACTTTCCAATTCATAAACCATATCGTAATTCTCTTTCTTGGTCGAGCCTTCGCCGTGCATCCTGATCGTCTGCTCATAGTCCATGAACGCAAATTTCATGAAGGTTTCGCCGTCAAGCTTCACCTGATAAATCTCGTACTTAGCCATTATCTCTTTTCTCCTCTCTTAGTCTCCTCTTCTCTGTGCTTCTTCTAACCTGTATTGCCTTTACACTTCTGCCAAGCTCCGCAGACAACTCAGTGTCACTTTTTTCTCTCTTCATGATTGCTTCAAGCTCATGAACTGTCCACGGCTGTCGGCGATTCTCTGCATCCGTTGTCTTCCCATAGTATCTTGCCTTTTGCCTTTCACGAGTCACCCGAAACTTCTCCATGTCTTTGTACCAGCTCTTTCGATTCATGTATTGCCCTCCAGCACATTCAGCATCGTTCTGTAGCACAGCATGTTCGGCACATACCTTGGATTGTCAAATATTGCCGAATCGTCTCCGTTGTAGTGTTTCAGCAAAGCCGCTGCAATTCCTGCGGATCTTGAAACTCCAGCGTCACAGTGAACAATGATCAATTTGTCTTTGTGCCTCTCTACAAACGTCTTGATCTGTACCGCCTCTTCAACTACCATGCAGTTTTCTCCGCCCTCTTCATCATCAAACCTCAGCGGCAGAACTGCGCAGATTCCATTGTACGGGCTTGCATAAACCGCTGTATCATACTTTCCTTCAATGCTTCCAATTGACACAACAACGCTTTTTTCGTCATGCGGAGAGAAACTGTAGCTTACAGCCTCTCTCCTGCTCATAACCACTACCTTCATGCCGTCTCCTCCAGAAAAGCCTCAAACGCTTTCTCAGCTTCATTGTTGTACGGCTTTTTCTCCTCTTCCTTGTACTCAATCTTGCAGCGAGTCAGCTCGGTCTGCTTGATCCCTCTGTACTCTTTGAGCTCCTTGATCTTGCCGCTGATCACGCTGCCGATGATCCGTCTGTCATTGACCCAGTTGTTCGTCTTCCAAGTGGCCTCAAGGCCATTCTCGTCAACGAACTTGTACACACAAGTCAATCCCCACTGAGTCTCCCAAGAAGAAATCCGCTTGAAATCTGCAATCTTGAATCTGACTTTGTCTCCAACCTTGCCCATCCAAGCAGCCCTTGCAGCAGCCTCTTTCTCAGCCGCCTCACGAGCTTTCTTCTCAGCCTCAAACTCAAGCTCCCGATTGTAAGTCGGAAAAGCAGAGGCCAGAAGACCAAGCACCTTGTAATCGCCATACTCAAGAGCGCAAGCAACTTTCAGATTGTGAAAGTAATTGTCCTCTCTCTCGTTCCCAAGAATCCACTCACGAACCGTCTTTGCAAGCTCAACGCTCTCCGCATTTTTGAGATTGAGTCCGCGATCCTTTGCATCAAGAACTCTCTCATAAGCAGCCTCCGTGATCCTCATGCCATTTGCCTCACGGTAGATTTCCTCAGCCCTGTCAGCAGTGCTAATGTTCATGCCGTCACGCTTGCAGTACCCATAAAGCCGAACCGTCTCAGCAATGGCCTCCATGAACTCTTTGACGTTGAAATACTTCACTCCAGAACCGCCAAAGCTCTCAAACTCACGAGCCTCTTCAATCTCTTTCAGAAAGCTCTCGAAATTCGCCACATACTCAGCACTCAGTCCGCCAGTGAAGTCCTTCAAGCAGCTCTTGCCGACCTGCTTGAACTCACCAGTCTCCTCATTGATCACGATGTAGCTGTAACGCCTGTCACGAGCAGTCTTGCAGTGCTCACACCAAGGAGCACAATGATAATACTTCTCAGGAATCTCAACGTCTCCAGTGCCAGCAATGATATTGCCCTTCTCAGTGTATTCAAGACTTGCAACGTAACGCCAGCCATTGACAGCCGCAGTGCCCTCGACATCAATGTCGATGTACTTCACAATCTCTTTCCACTTCTTGCTTGCCGGAGTGCCGAAAGCATCAACAGCATCGTAATCGTAAGCGTAGAACGTCTTCTCCTCGAAGTGCTCACCAAGACGCTCATACTTGAACTCGCAGCCATATTTCTTGCACTTGTTCTGGATGCGAGTGAGCTTCTTTTCCAGAGACTCGATATTGATTTCAGGAATCGAATATTTCATCTTGCACCTCCAAAAACCACACGATAAACCTCTCTTGCATGACTATAATACCGCTGTATTCGCTTTATAGCAATTGGCGTTCTGCACGGATTTTTGCTTTGCAGATTGTGCATTTCGCTATTTAGCAATCGCTCCATAAACACAAAAAATCCCCCACCCAAGCTATGCCTGAGTGGGGGAAACCGCTATGCGGTGCAAAACTGCCGGAGGTCAGGGCAGTTTATGCCAGATTTATTTTTCTGCTGCGCCGTTTTACTCTCGATTTGCTGATACCAGCGCAACAACAAACAAGCCGATGATCGTGCCAACAACAACACCAACGACAAATTCCATTTCTTAGCTCCTTAACTGAGCGCCGCAACAAGGGCAGCTAACTTCTTGTCGATGTACAGTTTGGTATCCGCTCTGTAGTCCACATCGACCGGGCCAGCGTCCGCCCAGATGTTGTTCGTGCCGAACAAGGTGTCAATCTGCGTGGGCGTGAGAGTGATTTCGATGGGGGTAACGAGAGGAATAACAATTTGGATGTCAAGAGCAAGTGCTTTCCATTCTTCTTGTGTTTTGTGGTAAGCACCAGCTCCAAAGAAGAGGACGTCGTTCTTTCCAGAACAGTTATAGCTGAATTCTGATCCAATATTTAGCAAGGTGTTCATCCCACTGCGACCGCCCGTATACCCAAGAGCTTTTAATCCAGCATCATTCCAACCGGGATATGCATTTGAATTGTTCATCGTTGCGGAATTGCGGTTGAAAAGCATGTGCGTCACCACCATCTTCCCTTGCGTCACATCGAGCGTCCCGCCGTAGACGGTATCGCCGAGGGCGATGGTGTAGGTGTTGGCTTGATATGGATCATAGGCGCTGGCGGTGGAGCCAATCTCAATCTGTATGTCGGACAAGACCAGCGTTTTACCGTCACTGTAGTCTCCGCTTGCCATATAAGCGTAAGCCCTAACAGCTGGGACAGTCAGTGTAACATTTTGCAAAACAGTATTTATCTGCCCCGCTATTTTGCCGCCGCTGTCAAGAAACTGAATACCAAAATTCCCTGTTGCAGTTCCGCTTTTGACCGCGCTGAAACGATATGTTCCGGGCGGGATTGTTCCGATACTTACGCTTATTGTTCTCTGGTTAGTACCGCCAAGTTCGACAGTCGAAAGCGACAGCAGATTCTTCCCCGTCCTCGTCACAGTCGCGCTCGTCCTGCCGCTGATGGGGCAGATGTTGGAGTAGGGGGCGTAGGTTGCATCGGATACAGATGCAAGGCGAATCATCGGCTTGAAGACAATGGAATTGGGATTTGTTCCGCTGAAAATTGCAACCTGAACTGTACAGTAAGTGCCACCACTCGGTGATGTAAATGTTGCCCCTGAACCTCTGTCTGTGGCAACCGCTCCACTGGAAGTAGTGACGGATATTTGATACGTTGTTCCAGAACCACCAGACGGGCACCCATTCAGAGTGTATTCTCCTTCTGGCAGAAACAAATAGAAGTTTCCAGTGGTATCTACTCTACGTTTAATATTGAACAAAGCACTTTCGGTTGGTATTCCGCTAAATGTCATTGTTCCATCAGTTGCGACTGTTGCCGTGCATCCGTTGATCGTGTTGGTGTCAAATCCATAAGGATAAGAAAGTTTATTCTTCCCACCCCCGGCAGGCCACGGGCTGTTGTAACCATGCAAATCCTGCACAGGCTCAACGGCTACGGTCAGGGATTTGACGGGCACACCGTCCGCGCCGTCCGGGAATGACGCAATCGCGCCGGAGGCGGTGTCAACGATAACAGCCGCTTTGTCGTTGATCTGGCTCTTTAAGGTATCAACGTCCTCGGACAGCTCGGTATAGTCGGACGGGATGCTCTCCAGCACGTCCTCGCCTTTGTCTTCCACGGCTTCCACCTGCGCGGCCCCGGCAGCGTTGACATTGTCAACCTGCGTTGTGCCAGCCTGATTGACCGCCTCGACAGCCGCAGTCTGCGCTTCAGCAATCGGCCCTTGAATCAGGTCTGCTTTGTCGGCTGGAGTCAGATCAGCATAGGTGAGAGGATCGCCCTGCGGCCCCATGATGTTTCTCGGCTGTGGATTAGGCAAGCCGCCGTCATTTGTCCATGAGATGTTGCCAGCAGCATCCACGGACGGCGTATAGGTCACGCCGTCCTCCCCGTCAGTGCCGTCTCTGCCGTCAAACTCGCCGCTGTCTTTGGCCTCCTGCAAGGCGTTGTCAACGGTCTCCTGCACGTTTTCCAGTGCCGCCGCCGCATCCTGCGCGGACTGTTCGGCACTTTCGGCGGCTGTCTCGGCTCTCTCTGTATACTCTCCTATACCTTCCAAGCTCTCTGCTGCTGAGTCAGCACTTTCCTTTGCCTCATCAGCACTGGCCCTTGCCAAATTGGCATTTTCCTGTGTCTGGCTTCCAAGCTCCGTAAGAGTATCGAGCCATGATTCATAAGGATCTGGAGGAGTATCAGATGGTTTCCCAATATCTCTTTTTACGACAAATCCGAAAACAGCCGACTTTTCGATCTTGCCGTCAGAGACATATACAAGTTCAGCTTCTCCTCGTCCTTTATTCGCAGTATCTACGTCAGAAATATTCCACGTTGCTATTGTATCTTCAATCTGTAAAGCAACAGGATATGCGTTTTTGTCCCCGCTTCTCTTTACATATAAAGATAGCGCTCCGTCTCCATATTCTTCAATCCACTCTCCGAAATCAAATGAGATAGCAGATACTTCGTTTTCTCCCCTCTCACCAATTCCAAAAGTGGTATATTCTGAGATGCTGTTAGTTGATATAGTGACAGTTTTCAATCGTGCACCACCTCTCACTACTCATCTATTATAATAGAGGAAGCTCATATACATCATGCATCACAGCATCAGCGTCACCGTTGCCGCCAAGCCCATTGTGATACACGCTATGCATGTCGCCAAGCCTCTTTCTGTTGTCAAAACTCACTTGTCCATCCGAAATGTACGAATGTCCTAAATAAAGAATCCTGTCAAGCAGAACATACTTCATGCCGTCCTTTAGCGCTTTGTTCTGCTTCTCCAGCTCTTCCATTTTTGCAGCAATTTCCTGATTGTCTTTTCTCTGCTGCTCTTTGATCTCTTCAAGCTGCTCCTGAATGTTTTTCAATTGGTCTTCTTTCTCTTCTTTTCGGTCTTCTTTTTCCGCTTTCCTCTGAGCCCTGAATTTCCATCTTTCCTGCAACACATTGATCAATGCCAAACCGCCAGCGCCAAACAAGAAGAGTAAGAAGCTTTTAATTACTTCGCTCATTTCACTGCCCTCTTTTCAAATGAGGGAGCTCGAAATGAGCTCCCTTTTATGCGCTTAGTTACTTTCCAAGCTGTTTGCGGAAAGCCTGATCAACACCTGTCGCCGCGAACCCTGAAACGATTCCGACAGCAATTGCGTCCATGATATTGTCAGCAGGATAATTCGGCACAACATGCATGCCGACAACGCCAAGAATGCCTCCAGCAACGCCCACGATCAAAGGAATCCACTTGTCATCCAGAGGACTGAGCTTGATTCCCACGCCAATGAGATAGCAAATAATGACGATTGACACAACTGTCGCAACTTCGGGAATATTCATTTTGTTTTCTCCTTTCAAACTTTACCTTTTTCAAGGTCTTTTACAAACTGTTTCACTCTGTGCATCACTTTCTGATCTTTTCAAGCAGATTATTCCAAAACGTGTCCGGTTTTATGTCTTCTTTCGTCTGCTCTTCTTTTTTGAGTATTACCGCTTTTTCTACAGTCACGCCGAAGAGCTTCGCTCCAGTGTCAGGCCCAACAATTCCGTCTTCGTTGAGCCTGTTTTTCCGCTGATACTCTTTCACGGCTTTTTCTGTGTCTGCTCCAAAATCGCCGTCCGCGCCCCAAGTCCCGCAGGTGATGTTGTGCGAGAGGAGCAAGATCTGCACAGAACGCACTGCGTCTCCCCTGCTGCCGAGAGCAAGATACGGGAGTCTCAGTTCATAACAACGTACACTGTCCTTGTTGATGTAAACATCTGTTTCAGGAACCTCCGTTATTGGAGCGTCTGCGTCTCCCTCATCGGCAACGAGTGCCCAATCAGGCCGACCATACCCGGCAATTCGACTTCTGTCATTGATGCTGTAGCAGCGCTCAGAGACGGCATCAGAACTGTTTCCCTCAATTGTATAGACGTAACCACCGTCAATTCTGACAACGATGCCTTGATGGTTGATGGCACCGTCAACAAAAAAGAAGATCACATCACAAATCTCTGGCTCGTAATAGAATGCCCCGTGTTCCTTAAAATAGTCAGCGCTCGTCCTGCATGCTGCGGAGCCGTTGCCTACCGTCTGGTAGGTCATTGCAGCTCCGCGCTCAAGACCAAACACAGAGAGGAACGCCGCATCGGTGAACAGGTCGCACCACGGGGCGTTCTGGATGCTCCCGCCGTACAATCTTTGGACTGCTGGCATGTTGGCATACTTGTTCCAGTTCCCAGCCTCCTCATGATAGCCGACCTGCGATTGTAACCAGAGGATCAGACTGCTTTTAGCTTGTGTGATTGTCATTGCTCAGTCCTCCGTCAGTAAACCGCTGTAGGATTTTTCGTCATCTTCCATCATGCTTCCTCGTGCCTGATAAACTCTTTGTAGCCGTGATAGATGTCGAGCTGCTCATCAACAATGGCGACTTCCCCTGTAATGACATCAGAGGCATTCCACAAGATTTTGCACTGGCTGTGGAAAGATACGAGCGCCGCTTGATCTGTTTCAATGCCCTCGGCAACTACAGAAAAAACTCCATTAACGCACTGAATGATTGCAAGTTTCATGTTTTATCCTCCTCAATTTGAAAGAGCAGTAAGCTGCGCGGCTACTGTAGTTTGTGTTACGTTCGTGCCCGGCGTGATGGTGCCACCAACGGAAATTGGAGAAATGACCTTGTAAAGATTTGTGTCAACAATAAGGTAAGAGCCGACCGTATAGGCACGGGTCGAAGTGAACGATGCTTCTTGCTGTGCAATCGCGCCAGCATTCACAGTCAGCGTGGCCTCGTTAGAAGTCAGCACCGTACCGTCAGCTCCAGTGACGATGCAACGGATCTTCCAGCCGTTCCAAGTCACCATTGGTGTCTTTGTTAGCGTTGCGGCATTGCCGCCGACAAAGTTGTTCCACTGATTGTTGAAGTAATACTGCCACTGGTAGGTTACATCTGAGACGGTGTTTGTAATGATGTACATGCTAAATGGGACGCTGGGAGGCACCGTGAGGCTCTCCGGCTGCTTGAGTATCTGGAGCCTCGCTGTACCAAGTGACCCAAAAATTTTGGGCGGATATCTGTTGTTGCTGTCCATAACAGATATGCTTCCTGCGCTGCATAGTGCCATCGTCAGGTCATATGCGTTCTGATTCCCAGCGGTTCCGCTTTCGTCAATAATGTCCACACCGCCACTTAACCAACAGCTGAAAAGGCCAACCCTGATGCGGAGATTTGTTGTGCTCCCACTGTTCCCAAACTTAGCTGCCTGAGCGCGGCCCGTTTTACACACGCAGTTTTTCAAGACAAGTTCGCTGGATTCCGCCTCTGTGAGTGTTACGTTGTCCACCTTTTGACGGGTGTGGCAATAAAATGCATAGCCCGTACCCTCATTCCAGAAATAGCAGCGGTCAAACAGATAATGCATCTGCTTATCAAGGCCCATCCCAATCGTGTTTGCAAAGCCGTAGGCAACATTGTTTTTGCGGTCATTGATGTAGTGATAGCACCTTACGTTTCTATAGACCTTTACGGCGTTACTGTAGCGCCCTTTTCCGAGAGGATCGTCATGAATGCAATAGCGCCCGTTTTTGCAGTGGATCTCCACGTTTTCCAATATCATGCTCCCGGCTACGTTTACCGGAGAAACAGCTTGACATTGCACCGTTGTAAGCTCTGGATAAGTCACCGGATCTGGCATCCATATCAGCCGCACTATACCCCGACCGATAATATGAGTGTTGACTGGAATCCAGACATTATAATCCCAATACTCAAGGGTTGGATTCGAGCCTGTATAAACTGGGACTCCAGCCGCCTGATACTCCTGATAAATGTCATAGTCCCCGCCATCGACATAGATTATCTTTTGAGTGCTATCGTCCTTTAGATCAAGGAGGCATTGAGTGAAGCTCGTATAATCTCCATTCCCAGATTTGGATACATGGTAGACTTTCGGCCCAAACGCTTTTTCACTAACCAGCTCTAAATACGCACCATATGTGACCTCAACGTCTCCAGCGTCCGACCAGATGTTGTTTTCACCGGGAAACGTGAAAAATTCTTGTGGCGTGACTTGATAAACAGTTTCCGTAGTCACCGGATAGCACATAAGCACACCGTGTAGTCCATCATTCTCATCGGTCACATCGCTTGGCGTTGAGAAGTTGCTGTCTCTCAGAATGCCAGCTGCACTATCACCGGGGTGCGGCATAATGCATCCGTTTTCAATTCTGGCATAAAACTGATCTATCTGAGTCTTATAGCGCTCTGAATAAAGCTTTTCTTTATTGGCTGCACTGGTGTCTCTGCCTACCGTGTGGAACGTAAAGGCGTTTGCCACAGAAGAGTATGCCCAATATTGGAGCGTACCCATGTCCACAGCCGTCCAGTTAACGGTCAGCTTGCCTTTCGTTACATCCAGCTCACCGCCGTAGACCGAGCCAGCCTCTGTAGGAAATGATATGGTAATGATTTTCGCAGGAGACTCATATTCGCTTGCCGTGGTGCCTTTTTCAATTTGCAGATCATATGCCAACTTCGGCAAAGATATGCGCATCCACTTTGCATAGCTCGGGGCCTGTACAGTTCCTGTGTTTAACCCTATCGCCGCCGTGCCAGTCGCATATGGTCTGTCCCCTTGGAAAGCTTTGTTCTCGTCATAAAACGCCACAATTATACGTGCCGCAGACGCAGCATCAACCTTAAACTGAAATGAGTACGATTCGCCTCCGACAACCGGGATGTACGTAAGCACGGTTGAGTATCCTGTGTTTTCTGTAGGAACTCCGCTCGGATTGATAACAGTAGACGGTGTTACCTCATCCACATATATGTTTTTCCCTGCATGATAAACCTTCACGGATGTCCTGCTGACAAACTGTCGAATGTTACTCGGACTCGGATCACCGCTGCCGGATTGCTCAGGTACAATATTCACCTTCAACCCATCGAGCGGCAACCCGGCAGATGGAGCATCAAAATTTGCAGCACTCCCGCTTGATTCTTCCGCTTTATAGACCTGCTCATTTCCGTCAGACTGACCCAATAGCGCCAGAATCGCATCCTGTATGTCGTTTAAGTTTTGCGCGGGTATCAGTGTTATTAGATCTTCATAAGTCAGTTTTTCAAAGTCAAAGATCATCTCTTGACCTCCTTATAGTCCGCCGTTTGACAACCGAGTCAGAATTTCTTCAAGCAATGTACTTAGATCCTGCAATTGAGCGCGACCGCTTATTTGGACACTTGCCATCAGTTTCCATTCCGGGTGAATCTCTACTCTCTTATCTCCCTCAGCGACTTTCCCAATTCCAACACCTTTTCCGCCTCTTCTAAAGTCCATAATGACTCCTGCGGTAGAAAGCAGATACGTGTTGGTGTATTCCATAACTCTGTCCTTTACGTTGACCGATATTTCAAAAGATTTTTCAATATCCGCTGGGAATATGTCTGTAAATGTGGACTCATAGACGGCTTCTCCACTTTCATACGTTGGTATGCTTACCGTTTCTTCATATCCAGTAGTTGAAATCGTTATCGTTGCCCGATTTGCATTATATAGCCATGTTCCGTCAAAGGTTCGTCCGCTAATATGATCGACAGAGTATTCAACCGTAATTTGGCAATGATCTCCAGTATCGCTTTTAACCCCGTTGGAATCGCACCTGTGATACGATACGTTTATTCTCGGAGCTCTGTAATTGATACTCGGAATTTCCGCTGTCTCGTATGTAGATTCCAGCCCTCTTTCATCTGTGAACTCAATCAAGCGCGGCACATCTTCCGTTATTGGAACCGGATTTCCTTCATTATCTGTTTGCTCAAATACGAAGGTATCTGTTTCGCTATTTATTGTAGCGTATCCAAGACTGTAAAGCTTCTTGAGTGAGATTCTCACCTTGCTCATTTTTGCCAATGTTGGCAATTCGTACGCTCCAGACAGTCGTATTCTTGTTATTCCAAGAAAAACGCAATTTGCTAACGCAGGATCAACTGTTTCCGGCTGTATAGCTGTAAATGCGTAATTGAGAAGCCTTGGATCCATCATAAATGACGGGGTCAATTTTAGCTTAACTTTATTTGACATCCTCCCAATCGCATCTGTTGCGCAGATATCTATATACATAACCTGAGCAGTGGTGATCGGTACTAAGTCAAAAAAGTCTGCAAGCGGCCCTCCAAAGTCTTCTGAAAAAGGCCCTTCTCTTAATAGTCTCCGACTCCCATAGTAATATTCCAAATATACCGACTGTCCCTCACGATTGCTAAATGTGTAGATAACATATCCATATGGCGTAGATTCTGTTTTGTCTGTCTCTAACACAAGATCTGGATATTTGAGCGTGAATTTTTTCGTATTATCCGTTCTATTCCCGCAAGTTGCATTCACCGTCACATCTACATATGATCCGCTTGTAATCCAATCCTTAGGACAGTGTACTGTTACAGAGTCTCCTTCTATCGTTTCATTATACTTAGCAGCATTTCCAACCATGAGAGAAAGATTTACAGACTGGCCTGATGTCCCTTCAAATGTGAACGTCACATCGCTGTCAATTATTACAGGATCTTCAGGAACATTTACCGCGAAAACCGGGAGTTTTGCTATGAAATCCTTTGATGCAGTTCTTCCTAAATAGTCAGTTACTATTAGCGTTATTTTTGCCTCTGATGCCGAATCTGGAACCCAAGAAGCAGCAACATCTATTGCAAAGGTAGTATCGGTGAACTTGACTGGTTCTTTCGTTAGTAGCGCGTCTCCTCGCTTTAACGTATATGTTGATTCAGTTGTTCCATTAGTTTTATCAACACGACCAGCGATGACGCATGTCACTTTGTTTCCGGTGATAACTGTCGAGGGAGTAAGTTGTTTTATTTGCCATGTTGGAAGCTTTACAAAAGTTTGTTTTCTGGTTTTAGTGTTAGTCCTGTTCCATTCGTCTGTTGCAGATACCGTGAAGGTAACCTCTGTTCCAGAAACCGTAACCGCATCAGGCGTTGTTCCGCGATGGTATGCCGATCCAGTTTTTTTCTCCATCTGAACATCGTTGAATCCGCCCCCAGAAAACTTCACGGAACTTATATCTGATCCCGGAAGAGATGATACATACACCTCAGTGTTAACTTTGCTGTAACCGGAAACAAAGCTATTTGCATATTGCGTATTATTTAGTCTATTATCTCCGACATTTGTAAGCCAAAAGGAGGATAATTGAGGAACGATTTTATTTTCACCGTCTACGATTCCGCTTATGGTTATAGGGCTTATCTTTTGACTTCGATATATTTCATCCGTAAAATCTATCTCTACGCCTGTAATTTTCCCGTTATTACCAGCCACCTTGTCAAACCATGCAGCAGAAACAAGTATGTCGGCGTCAGAGTCTCGCCAAGGAAAAAGGAGGTCTTTAACAAATTCTACATTTCCCGATTTTATAGTAACATTTATGTCTCTCGTATTGTCTGTTTTTTTTATATGAATAAGGGTGTTTATTTGGTATTCGTTTTGACTTACTGTCGCACCGATTGGAGGTTTTGATGCTTTTATGGTCAAACTGTCGGAATTTCTTCTGAAGCTGTCAGTCGCTTTCGCGGATATGGTTATTTCATCTTTCGAGCCTTGCCCGGTTTGAGAAAACCAGTCATATTCGCACGTACTTCCATTTTGTATATACTCTGAGTTTTGGTTGGACGTTAGAGTAATTATAACAGGATTATCTTCACCTGTTATAGCGTCAGTCTGATATACTTCGATTATATCGTTGAACGTCAGACTCCTATTATCTGCATTTATTGTGAGAGCCGGAAGAGCTATTTTGATTGTTGCTAAGGCTGTTCTCCCGTATTTGTCTGTAGCTTCCACAGTGAAGGAAACCGAATATTTCGTATTCGGTGATGTTTTCATCCACGCATATATTGTGTCTGTGCTATATGTCGTTGTTCGTTTTGTCCCTTCAATATCCTCAACATCGAGAGTCTGTTTGGAACCAGTAACAGGTGATTGTCCTATCTTAAATTGTACTGCAAGTTCGTCTATCCCCAAGTCATTCTGAATTGTGAAATATGTTTCAAAATGATTCTCGCTCAACACAACAGATCCAGTCTCTGGAGTGATCTTCAAACTCGGTGTCCGTGTTGTAATCTTGGCATAATTGAATTGATAAGTACACGAGCACCATTCGCCTGAGTTGCTGTTGTCTACGAAACCAATATATAGGTTTTCGTAATTTTCTATGTTCAGTCCAGAAAAAGTCAACTGTGCCACATACCAGCCGTTTGATGTTACCGTAACCTCGCCGAGTTTACCCTCCCCATTATACATATCGGAATATTTGCCTTTTTCTTTGAACAAATAGGCTTTTACGGGAATGTTATCATACGATGCGAATTTAACTCCGAATTCAACTTTTTTAACCTCTCCTTCAACTTTATCGTTTGGATCAGGTTTGAATTCATACAAGACCATTTCATTTGTCATTTGGCCGTTTATCTCATAATCCTTATCAACCTGAAACCCTGACGTCCAACCTCTCACGAAAGAGCTATATTCGTAAACAGTAACCGGAAAAACAGCATTCACTGTAATGTCAGCATAATCAGCCAATTATATTCCTCCTATCATTGTCCGCTTGGTGCGGAGCTGTCATTTTGTCCTACCCACAATATGGACATGTTCCCTGTGGATCTGGGCTGGAATAGTATGCTCCCCAGAGTAAACTTACCACGGGCAGAATTATTAAAAGGTATTTCCAGCTCACTCGGTGTAACCTGTTTCTGTTGATTCCAATAACTTACCACAGTGTTTTCATAGTAGAGGCTGATTTGCTTATTTGACAGTCGGAAAGATGCAGGATCACCTTTTTTCCCTATAACAATAGCAGGTGGATCTAATTCTCCATCATATCGGACGTAGCTTTCAATGGTCTGTACTCTTCCATTTATATTGTTCTCAAATCGCGTAATATTAAGTTGAAAGCCGCTACTTGTTTGCTCAAGTGTTGATACTCTCGATCTTAGGTCGGTTCCTTCTTCATATGTGTAATACGTGTCCGCAATATCCTGATTAAGTTCTGTGAGCCGTTGATTCAGGTCATTTCTCTGCACATATGTTTGAGAAACAGATGTTCTGATTGCGTCCGCCGTCTGCTGGATAAAGCTGCCCGTTTGCTGGTTTGTCCCATCAATATATCCAATCGCTTTTCTGTAATTCTTTGCGCTCTCGCTCAAAACAGGATACTCATGATCAACAGACTCTTCATAAGGCGCAGATATGTCCGCTGTGATGTGCTGATTTATGTTCCAGTTGATCGTGTACATCTGATAGGTGTCACCATCAATCTCTACTACATCGCCAAGCTCTGCAATAGGATCGAGCCTCGCCTTTTTCGCCGAGAAAGGCTTGTATGCAAACCCGTACACGTTGTTGGCACAAACTTCCGCAATCTGACTGTTTGAAAAATCACACGTTCCTTTTATCGTGTACCCGTTTCCTCGATCAACCCTTGCCGTAATACCGCTTGATGTCTGCAATTCCACATTGGTAGTGCCGCCAGTAGATGTTCCGATATCTATACTTTCAACGGACATTCCAATGTTTTCGTTAATTATGCCAGAAGTATCGTCTCCGACAACGGTTTTTCCAACTACAGCTATTCCCGCAACAGCTGGTGTTAAATCAAGTATGTTTCTAAGTATTACAAGCCTGAGTTTTCCTTCTGCTGTTAGATACCAGTTTCCGCCAAGTCCGCCAGCGACAGCGGCAAGTGTGTCTCTCGCCGTGCTTGTAGTATCTAACCCTATAAACGGCACTGTGTTATCAAGAACGGTTCTTCTGTCGAAGCTTACTCCGAGTGCCTCTGTCAGCATGTCGCAAGCTCTCTTTGCAGTTACGGGCCATGTATCCGGTGTATTCAGTATCTTGTCTGTCCACGGCTGCTCCAGAAGAGCCATGCCGTCATACGCCGTTATCGTGATGTTTCCGTATTTGTCTGTGTGCCGCTCGTCCGTGTAATACGTGGACATTGATTCCCATTCAGACTCTTGAGTACCATCCGCACTCAAGAGTCTGATGAAGACTTCAAATGATGCTGCTCTGGGCCAGTTTGTGGACTCTTCCCTTATTTTCGCAATGCATCTCGATGAGTATACGCCACCTATCTTGGGCCCACCGCCGTCAAACAACGCCTGATGGATTGAAACACTCTGCAATCTATCCATCGCGTATGTCGTATCGCCTCTTACAATTTTGACTTCATATTTCGAGTCTTCTCTTGACCGAAGCTCTTTGTACAATGGAGAAAATTCTCTCATATGTGATCCCCCATCCGCTCAAGCAGTCATCGTTCGATAATGTTGAAAGCAGTGTCTAAGTACCACGTCTCTCCTTGGGTATCTATCAGATTTGCTCCGTACTTCCTTGTGCTGTTGTACATTTGCATGGACAGCGGCATCCCTGCGAAAAGATCTGTTTCGCACGTTATGTACTGATTCCTGAGAATCGGAATGATATCATCCAAAACAGCCTTTTTCACAGGAACAAGCTTTATGTCCGCCCTGTTCTTTTGCCCGATTTTATCTCTGTGCATCAGCGCATCCATAGTTCTTCCTGCGTCTGGAGACTCAATGTCGTTTTCGGAAGCGGAAAAGCCGCCCAAAAGAATGTACCTTGTGATATCATATCCGTTTAGTCTGCAATACGGCATTCTTACCAGCTCCCTTCTGAAATCTGCTCTTTCCTGATTTCTCTCCTGATCCTCTTGGCAAGAGCCCGAATGTCATCAAACTCCGCGACAAATTCAAAGTCATCCAGAAGAGCTATGATGTCATCTATTTTCCCGGTAAATTCGCGCAGCACATCAAGGATCTCAGTTATCTCCGTGCTCGTGTTTTTGCTCTCCACTCCTCCATCTATTCCGTAAGGAAGAACCGTGCCTTTCGCTATTGCAGGAGTGCGATAATCAACGGTTTCGGATATTCCCTTCATCGCTGGCAGCATGATTGTTTCGCTTTTCAGTTTCAGATCCCCGTCCTTTACGGCTGACACAAACTGATCTGCGACTTTCTTTATCCACTCTGTGTTCTTTTCCAGAGGTACGACCGCTTCTGCCCCATCTCCTTCGAGAAAACCGATCTGCCCTTTTTTCAGCACGCCACCGCGAGCAAGTTCTGGAATGGGATCTATTGTCGAGAGACTTATACCTACATACTCAGAAAGGCTGCTTATTGCTGAAATCTTATCGTTAACTTTTTCAATGAAATTATTTATGATTCTTATTATTCCGTTGATAGGAGCTTTCACTATCCCCTCAAGGCTGTCGAATATTCCGCTGAAGATGTCTTTTACGCCGTTCCATGCAGACTCCCAATTTCCACTGAAAATATCGCTGATAAAATCCGTTATTCCGTCAAATACTCCTTCGATATCGTCTTTGAACGACTGAACATTTGAGAAGAAGTCATTAAGAATGCCGCCCAATGTCGTTCCGAAAACAGTTGTCCAGTCCTGCGTGAAAATCCCACTAACAAACTCTGATATGGAGTCGAATATGTCTCTCACATCATCTATTTTTTCAGAAACAAGGGTTTCAAATCCGCTTATGGTCTCTTTTATGCCGCTAAAGGCAGTGTCCCAGTCCCCCTTGAATATGCCGGAAACAAACGTAGCAATTCCCCTGAATATTTTTTCTATTGAATCGAAATCAAGCCCGACCAGATCGCACAGCCCCTTTACGGCTGTTTCGAGTCCGCCGAACGCCTCTTCCCAATCGCCCTTGAACGCACCTGTCACAAATGTTATTACGCCGTTGAAAACGTCTTTTATGTCTCCCCAAATTCGGTCAACTTCTTTGAAGAATCCGTTCAAGATTCCGCCGAGCGTGGTTCCAAATACATCTCTCCAATCGGTTGAGAACACGCCGCCTATGTATGTAGCCAGATTTTCGAATACTTGTTTCGCACAGTCTATTTTTTCCTGTACGACATTCTTTAGCGCATCAATGGCAGTGTGAAGTCCACCCAGAGCTCTGTCCCAGTCTCCGGTGAAAATCCCTGCAATAAACTCCACGATCCCGTGAAGGATTTCCTCCATCCCATCGAAGTCTAAGCCGAAGAGCTCGAACAGCCCCGTGATAGATTCCTCCAGCCCTTTGAAAGCACGTTCCCAATCTCCGGTGAAGATGCCTCTTATAAAGTCGATGAATCCATCTAAGATTTTTTTAATTGCGTCCCATTTTTCTTTCACAACGCCGAAAAACCCGTTCAGAATTGCGCCGAGAACAGGCCCAAATGTCTCTCTCCAGTCTTTCGTGAATATTCCTTGCAAGTAATCATCAACCTTCTGCAACACCGCCTGTATTTCGTCACCCTTTATTGCTATAAGAGCAACAAAAGCAATAATCGCAGCGGCAAGGATGACAAACGGGTGAGCGGCGATCAGAGTCCATGCCTCTTGAAACACGGTTTTTATCTTCCCGGCGTACTCTATTGCAGTTGTAATTGCAGTTTTAACCTCCTGAACCGTTTTTACAACGTCAGCGGCAAACTGCACCAGCTTGATCAGCCCAAGAGCTATTCCGACAGCAGTCAGTATTTTTTCCAGCTCTGTCATGGATGAAGTAAATTCATCCCAGCTCATTTCTCCATTGAGCAGCTGCGAGAATCTTTCAAGCTCTGTTGAAATAGCATCGAGAATCCCCGGCAGCGCAACTTCTCCGACCCACTCAAGAATTGGCAAGATCTTTTCTTCCCAGAATTCTTTCAGCTTCGGCCCAGCAGCCTCAGCAAGATCATTTATTGACTTGCCAAGACGCTCAAGACTCTTCACAACGGGAATGTCTTCTCCGCCCTCAGATTCTCCGGTAATGATGCCTTTGAGAAAGTCAATTGCGCCTCTCCACGCTTCTTCAAAGAAATTCCCAAGGGAAGTCTTGATCCCTTCCCAGTCTATGTTCTCAAAAAATGTCCGAATCCCAGCGCCTATTTTCTGAAAGTCAGCCCCCTCGATAGCACTCGCAAGCGAATCAAGTGCTCCGGTAAACATGCCAACAAGTATTTCCGAGAGCTGCTTATAGTCCAGATCTTCGAGAAAACCAGTTAAGACCTTGAAAGCAATCGTGATTTTAGAGACAAGGATTTTCCCTATGTCCTCTCCATTCACTTCGCTAAAAAGCCCGTTTAGGAATCTCGCTATTCCCTGTCCAACGGCACTCCAGTCTGTTTTATCCAGTACCATTGCGATTGCATGCAAGATGTCGCCAAAGGTCTTGCTGATTGATTCACCAAGCTCTTGCGCCTTATCCCTGAATCTGTGAATCAGCTCATCCAGCTTTTCTATGAGAAGATCCGCAGCACTGTCCCACTCCCCGTTCCGCAGGAAGCCAATAATATTGTTGACCCATTCCGGGAGCTCTACATCGTTTAATGTCCTGTCGTTGGTTTTCTGCTGTTTTTGGAGAATGTTCAGCTCGTCAAACCCGAATATTGTCTTTCTTAATTCCTCGTTGTTCTTCTTGGCACTTTGGGAAAGTTGAGACGCTGTTTTGCTTGTTACGCCAAGCGCCTTCAAGAAAGAGAGGAGATATGAAACGGCAGTCGTGATCCAGTCAACGATTCGCTCAATAATAGGCCCAATGACATTTCCAAGCGCCGTCCATATGGAATTCATTTTCTTGGAAAGCTCTTCGTTTTGAGACATGTAGGTGTTGATCGCTTTTGACAGCACCTGATAAGCAGAGCCCACGCCAATTATCGTTGGAATAATTCTTTTAAAGGAGCTCCCCATCTTTTGGGCTGTCCGAGAAAGATTGTTCATTGCCTGAGTCAAAGCCTTTGATCCAGCCTCAAAGCCCTTTGTACTAAGCTCAGTCGCAATAGTTATAACGTCTTCCATCCACATCCCTCCCTCTCATGCAGTTAGTCAAGCAGTGAATTAAGCCACTCTTCGTGCGCCTTTTCCTCGTCCGTGAGTTTCTCTTTTATATCTACGAGCTTTCTGTTCTGCGCATAGAATTCCTGTTCCCATTTTTCGAGTGACTTTCCGTTCTTCTTTTTTGCCCGAATGCTCAAAACCGTAGAGTAGGTACATTCGCCTATCTCCATAAACCAAGACAAAAAAGTCCACCAGTGAATATCATCGCAGGTTCTTATTTCTTTCCCCGCAACTCTATTCACCGCTGGAATCAAAATGTTATAATCTTGTTCAAAGTCTACTGTTTTTGCCCGTCTTCCATCTTCTGAATCATCGCCATTGTTTATGAACTTAATCATTTCCTCAAACGCTGGCTTATAATCATCTTTCGTGAAGTATTCAAAGTTCTCATAGAAGATAAAAAGGCAAGAGTATACTTTCTCATTATCCTCTAAATTAGGATCGTTCATTGCACTTATGACATCAAGAACAGCCGTGTACTCCCACCGAATCGGCTCTTCCCTGCCATTTACAATCAACGATTTTGGCAAGCCAAAGTTCATGTTTTCCCTTTGGCATGCTTTCCGGTTTTATAACCGTGCGTATGCTCGTTGATGTGAAGGTTGACTTTCTTTACCTCTGATTCAAATTCCTGAGAAATGAAATCCCCTACAACGCGAAATACGTTCTCGCAGTAGAAGTGCCCCTTCACGATGCTGAAAATGTGCATCTTTTTGAAGAATGCTTCTCTGGAATCTCCATCAATGATATAGTCAAGCATGTCAATCACCTTATCCCCAACTTCGTTAAGGATCTTGATTGACTCCTCATCGGTTCCTTCACCAGTGTTCGTGATATTTGCGTCTGTCAGCGGCCTGAGCACACTGTCCAGCTTCCCAGATACTTCATTGTACCTGTTGATTATGTTTATGTCGGTCGGGCTAAAGCGGAGAACGCCTATCCTCTCGTGATTCTGATTTTCAATAGGCACATCAATCTTGCCATCGTCAATGACAATCTTCTTTGGCTCGAATCCGTTCACCTGATCGACTTTGTATTCCTCGTTCATAATTTTGACCTCCAATTATGATTCTATTCAGTGTTTAAAAAACAAAGGGCCATCTTGTGCGATGGCCCTTTGGCCTTTTACGTATACTTTGTAGCTGTCTTGGTGTTAATGTCAAAATTGACCCTGTGACGGTTACCATTGTTGATAACCTGAAACGGAATCTGAACTCCGCTGGTGTCACCGCCAAGGCTGTTGGGAATAACCTTGCAGGACTCCATGTATGCCCACTCCACGTCTCCTTTATCGTCAAGGAGCCCGTCAATTCTGGTGGTCTCACATCCGTCCCCAGTAAGACGCTCGTTGGCAATCTGCTGGAGCTGCTCCCACAGAGGCTCATCATACTCCGCATAATAAGGCTCCGCAGTGCTGGAAACCTGATACCCGGTGTGAATGACTATCTGTTCGCCCAAGATGTTTGAAAACACATTCGTCTGAGGGTTAAGATCCTCATTGTAAGCTTGAAGGTACTTTCCAAGGCGTACATAATTTGTTCCAGTCGGAGGTGTTCCGTCATCGCTTGTGAGCTTGGCGAAAGCAGCATCTACAAAATGGAACAGATATTTGCGCTCGATCATAAGCTTTTCCCCCTATTCTATCGGTCGAATTCGTTTCTGTACTGAATGATCATATCCATCACCCAGTCTTCTGATTTATCTTCATTGATCCCCCCAAGATACGCAGGGGTCATTCGTGTAATCAGCCTGATCTCCCTGTCTCCATCAAGCGGAGGCCATTTTTCGAGATGGTATGTCTCCCCGTTGATCACTACTTCTTTACGGCAAAGCCACTCTGCCAAAGTCTCCATCCATTCCTTGGCTTCGATTTTCCTGCCGTTGCTCAACCCCGAATACCTGCTCATAACAGTAAAAGGATAGGAGCACGTCTGCAAAACGTGCCCCGTAATGCTCTCCATCTCATCCACGATTGCAGATCCTGCAATCGCAGCGACCGTGAGCCCCTGTTCGTTTGTGAGCATTGTCGAAAAGGTGAATTTCTCACCCTGTTCGAGTCCCGGAAACTTGTTTATCGTCTCCATCAAAGCACTTGTGACGTGAGGAAACCCTTCGAGATCAGGAGTAGGCTGCTGTTGATTGTTCTTTTTGCCCCTCATCAATAATTGCCTTTCTTTTTACCAAGAAGTATGTCCTTTACTCCCCTGTGCAACTCGTTCTTGTACAGCTTATATGTATATGTCCCCCAGCGCGGTTTTGTCTGCGGGTTTGTCCAATTGAAAGGCTTACCAGACAACGAGTAGCCGGGATAAAGTCTTCTTCCCTGCGGCGGCACAGCAACTACGAGGTTTCCTGTTCCGTATCTCTGCGCATTGGCGCTTATGATTTTCCCAAGAAAAACACCAGTTTTATACGGAATATACGGATGCATTTTTGACATCAGCGTTTTATCAAACCATATCTGAGCCCTTTTGAACCTTCCTCCAAACTTTGCAAGGCCAATGTGGCATTGCAAGGTTCCATTTCTCATAACGATGTCTTGAAAATTTGGCTGAACAAAACTCATCCTGATCACCTCGCCATGATCTCGAAATGCGGAATCAAATTGTACTTTGCAACAGAAGTGATGGCGAAAACATTGTCATAGTTGGTATTCATGTAATTGTAGAACCCCTTGCGAGGATAGCTGGAATCGTAGATTTCCCCCTCGCCGTCCTCATAGACACCCTCCATGAAAAAGTCAAAAGCCTCTGTATCGCCAAAGGCAAACGTAAGGCTTCCGTCCTTTTCTTCAAGTTTTCGCCACGCTTTCGGCTCATACCATTTTTTCCTAATGACTTCTCCGCCTTGGCCTCGGCACGAAATAAGTACATCGTTCCCTGTTTGAGCATACCTTACATGGAGACGCACATCATCTGTCTCTCGTTCACCCCGTGTATTCCATGCAGACGAGCTCGTTGTTACCAGATGAACGCCATCAATCACTGTAGGAAGCCAAACAGAGTCATCACTGTCAGGGATCTTGACGCGATTGAACAGGGTTATAGTCTGCTTATAGATGTCATTAAAACTCGCCATCTAACAGCACCCCTCTTGAAATGTTGATAGGCACAATGCAAGTCCTTAACAGCTGTAAATACTGCATTCCATAGACAGTCATGCCAAACTCAGCATTCATCGCAATGTTGCTTGCTCCGCCGTTCGCAAAACTTATGCTGCTTCCGCCATCGGAAACACTGGACGCAACAAAGCTGTTTCCAATCTTTCCCAATGCTCCAAGGTCGTTCTCGCCATACCCAGCCATTTTAAGTTTGTGGCAGATAAGCAGTGCTTTCGCTCTGTCATACAGCTTTCCGAATTGCTTCTTACTCACCAGAGGACTGACGAACTCATCCCACTGCCCGATCTGTTCGTCTGTCATTGACGCAAACTCATCGCCAGAAATCAATCTGACCATCTCTACGACTGTCATGGCGATTCCTCCTTGTTACTCGTCTTTTGCTTTGCTCTTTCTGGTGCGGGTCTTCTTCTCAGGAACAGCCTCTGCGGCGGCAGGAGTCTCCGCAGCCTTTTCAGCGACAGGCTCCACCTTCGCGGCTTTCTGCTCCGTGATTGTGATAAAACCCTGCCTCTCAATGGCTTGCAGCCCCGGAAGAATCTGCTTCTTTCCGGTTGGCTTGCCGTATTCGTCAAAGATTTCGCAGTAGGCATCTTTGTCCTGAACCTGCATCTCATCGCCGGGGAGACAGAACTGCTTTCCTACGCCGATAGGCTTCTTGGACTTGTTGTAAATAGTGACCATTGGTATTTGACCTCCATATCATCTACATGTTAAAAGGCAGGGACATTTATGTCCCTGCCAGCCTATTAGGTTTTCCTACTATCAGGACACGCCGACAGCAATCAGCGCAGACAGAGGATAGTAGAAGATAACGCCAGCGGTACGAGCCTCGCAAGGCACCACAGTCTCAAGATTGTGGGGCTGCACAGGGTACTGCATGAACGGCATCGGATTCTCCAGAGACATCTTATCCGCGCTGTTGGTGAACAGGAACGCAACGCCCTGACCGCCGCTGGAAAGAGCATAGGGATTCGTCTCAACGGAATCAGGATTCAGCTCAGGAGTGGAAACGATGTCCTTGAGATAAGGAGCATTGTCAAGGATGAACTTCTTCACAGTGACAGCAGTGTTGGGCAGCTGACGAGTGGAGATGTCCATGAAGACATCGTTGGGAACGCAAAGAGTGTCGGGACGCTCAACGTCCTTAGTGACACGGGACACCTGAGCAGCCATGCCGTTGACATCAGCAAGGATCTCGTCAGCGGTCTTCTCAGTCCACTTGGTCTTGTTGGAAGTAGCACCCGCAGTGATGGAGTAGGTGGGAACATTCTGTCCAGCAGAAAGAACGCCCATCAGACCAGAGGCGGCATCGCCCCTCCAAGCAATCTTGTTGTTCAGGTTGTCGATCTGGTAACGAGCGGACTCGGCCTTACGAGCATCCAGAGACTTGCCAGCCATGCGGCTTGCGCGCATCTCCTGAGCGGAGTAGCCGTAGGAAGCGCCCAGAGACTTGACCTGAGCAATGTTGGGCTTGCCGTTGACATCGGCACGGGGCAGGTCATCGCTGTAGTTGTCAATGACCTTCGCAAAACCCTCGCGGTCGTAGGTGTAGTAGGTGACAGTCTCAGCGCCGGGATCTGCCTCGGAAGAGATGGGGAACAGATTCATGGCGGTGAACTGAGGATAGAGCTTGTCATAGCTCTTGGCCTTGACGTAATCCAGCTCTCTCGCAAAGAAAGCGGAAACCTCATCGGCACTGTCGAAGTGAGTCAGTCCAGACTGCATAACAGCAGCAGGAATAGCAGAATTGCGAATGGCCTTATAGTCGGCCTTGTAAGCAGTGTTGTTTTTCATTAACTTATCCTCCTTCTTGTGAACTCAATCAAGCCTGAGCCTGATTGTAGAGCTCAATGGCGGCAACGCCGTCACTGACAGTGCTCACGAAACGGCCCTTGACGGCGACAGTCGTAAATGTGTCACCCTGCCCAGCAGCCGCGTTGGTGAAATAACCAGCCTCATCACCACTGGTGATAAGATAAGTCGCATCGCCGTAGGCGGGTGTGATGTCATCAGCCACGAGGCCATAAATGACACCGTACTGCATGACACCAAGAGCGCACTTGTTGCGCAGAGTCAGACCACCCTCAAGGTTGAGCTCGGTGGTGCGGCGATTGGTGACAATGCCCTCGAACTTGCCAGCAGTGTCGGCAGTGGCAGGAACCTTAACGCCCTGACCAGCCAGAGTGCCAGCAGTGACACCCATGCCGAACAGCATAGCGCCATTTGCGGCCTCATTGATGAAAGAACGAACGTAGTGCGGAGCCAGATCAACGATACCGCCAGCGGCTCCAATAGTAGTATTGTAGTTGTAGTTAAGCTGCATTTTTCTTTCCTCCCTTACTTCTTGTAGAGTCTCTTGATCATGCGGTCACGAGCACTCTCAGCAGTGTTTTTTTCTACTACATCGCGAGAATCCTTGTTGAACATCTGACGCTTCTGGTAGGAAGTGTCCTTGACCTTCTTCGCCTTGATAGCCTTACGGGCACTCTCAAAAGCGCCGTTGATGTACGCATTGGACTTGCCATCCAGACGCATGTCGGGACGAACCTTCTTGATAATGGCAATCTTCGCATCGCGAATATCCTTCATCTCAAGATTGTTCAGACCGACCTGCCGACCGATGTTGCCCATGATCAGGTGATTGCGAACAGAACGGCTGATAGCGGAGTCCATGCGCTCCTTCTTGGTGCCGCAGTCATCTCCGTCCTCTTCCCACTCTTCCTTATCCTCGACAACCTCTTCCTCGGTATCGTCAGCGTCTTCCTTGACTTCCTCTTCCTCATCTACCATCTCTTCGTCCTCGACATCCTCGATGTCATCGGCATCTTCCTTGACTTCCTCTTCCTCAACAAACGCTTCATCATCGTCAGCGTCAGCCTTGGCCTTGTTGTCCTTGAGCTTGTTCAGATCATCAATTTCATCAAGGTTCTCGTCCTCGTCATCAATGACTTCCTCCTCGGCAGTGACTTCCTCTTCCTCGTCAGCCGCATCGAAATCCTGCTTTGCAAGCAGTGTGTCAATGATGTCATACAGAATGTCGATGTCCTCGTCCTGATGGGCAATGACGCTCATTGCGTCTTCCATGTCCTCAGGATCTCCAGCCTCGTCACGGCGGTCACGTCTGGCCTTGACTTCGGCAAGCTGCGCCTCAATGTCCTTGGGGTTGCGATCCTTGACTTCCTCAACGGCCTCTTCCTCAACAACATCATCAGCGTCAGTCTTCTCACGCTGGGCCTTACGCATCTTGTACTCGTCAATGGCTTTCTCAAACTCTTCCTGAGAAAGAACAGAGTCACCATGACGAGTCTTGGTGAGTTTCTTGCTCATTTTTTTACCCCCTATAAGTGTGTTTTTGTCACGACCGTCCATATTCAGCCGTGCCTGTTCTCCAGCCCTTGCCTCACGCACAAGAGCCAAATGGTTGATAACTATGTTACGCTGCCGCGCATCATAATGTTGCCCCTGCCATTCGCCCGGAGTCTCGTCCAGATCCAAGTTGTATCCAAGGCTTAATTCTTTGTACCCTGCATCCTTCATAGCTTCAGTGTCGTGAATGATTATAGAAGCGACAACATCATTTCCTTTTCTTTCCCCTTCGCTCAAGATAGTGCCAATCTGATTCTCTGCCACGTTGTCTTTGTCAATCAGCCCGGCATCATGAGTCACCACTATTGGTTTCCCCAGATAGCTCTTGAGACTTTTAGGATCGAAAACATCCTCGGGAAGCCTTAGTTCGCGCCTTATACTTCCATCAGGATTTGCATACTCGAATATTCCCGTAGACGTGAGCACGGGCTTATCTTTCAGATATCCTTCCGGTGTGAAATATGCCCTTGGCATCGGCATACTATCAAGCCTCGTTACTTTCACGAGTTTAGGCGCATCTCTAATCTCCATTTTTCATCCCCTCTTTTTGGCATAGAAAAAAGGGCACTTTCGTGCCCTTAATCTATTAAATTTTTTTGCTTTATTTTTTCTCTTACGAATTCGACTTTTCTGTCTTCATCGTAATAGTAAAGCCTTGTAGATTTTACTCCCAAGAAGTCCAGCCATTGTGCTATTGTCTTTGTTGTCCCATCGACAGTAAGCATTGTGTTCGTTGACCTGTTGTTTGATTGTTCTTTTGGCGTTGTCCATCTGCAATTTGTAGGACTGTAGTTTCCATTGTTATCTATTCTATCTATTGTCAGTCCAATAGAGTACCCGTTATTTCTCGCCCACTCTATAAACCTCTCCATTCCATCTTCCTCAATCCATTCATCGCAAATTGCAATGCCTCTTCCGCCATATCTTTCATACCTTTTATCTGCTTCGTCATAGCACCTTTCGCACATGTGCCTATAAATAATTCTCAGTTTTCTGGATATATCGTCTCTTTTTGTACGCCTCTTCTTTGTTTCTTCCGATCTCAAGCATCCACATGACTTCGTATATCCCTTAACCAACGCCAACTTCATTACGTCACATTCTTTTCCACATGTACATCTGCAATGAAACACAACAGCAGGTCTTCCAGATTTTGAAATGTGGTCTTGTGTCCTGTACAAGACTGTTAAGCGTCCATACTGCTTTCCCGTTAAATCAATGTATCTTCCCATATAATCACCTCGGCTAATTTTAACGCTGTGACATGGGTAATACAACGATTATTTTCCTGTATAGCGCAATATTTTCGCTATTTAGCAACATCAATCTATTAAAAAAGCACCGTGCTATTATCTGCACGATGCTGCTTTACAATATTGGCTTCTACAAAAGCACATCCTTGGGCGGCTTTCCATACGCCTCTTCCCAAGTCTTGTTTTCCTCAATCAGTTTCTTGTACTTTTTTTCATCCTCGTCTCTGTTATCATATTGAACCCAAGGCGACCCCAACCCGCCATACTTCAAAAGATACTTCATTGTATACTTTCTTCCGCCCAAGCCAATCCAGAAACTCAGCAATCCATCAAAATCGAGCTTTCCGTCTTTGCCTACGCACATTTTGAACTCTATATCATCAAAAAACCCATCATTCAAGAGCTCAACAAGCTCTTGATTGAGCTTGAACGTATCCTTATACATCTACATTCCTCCACAGCCATTCATTGTAAGCCTCTTCCAGCCCATGCGCCACGCTCGGCAGCAAACTATTCAGAAGCTCCATCCCATACTTGCTTCCCATGACTCTCATTTGATGATAATGTGCGACAGCTTCTTTAGCAGGTGCATCCATAATGCTATAATAATCTTCCTTGTGGCATCCGTATATCCATGCCCCTTTTCCTCGCATCATACCGCACATAATGTCCGATATTGCTCCAACTTGATTTCCCCTCTCTGTGCACCTATCGTCATATGCTTTAGTCTGTCTTCTGTACTCTTCCAAATTCTTGTCTATCGCTTGATTCCTTTGCAAATGGAATTTGCTCATTTTGTTCATGTACTCTTTTTTCGCACCCGGATACTTTTCTCTTTCTCTTTCCAATTTGCGCTTTGGAGTCGTATATGTCTCCATGAAATCACTGTATTTCGGCATTTCACTATCCAAAGGATAACCAATAGACCTTAAATAATCATCATATTCCTTGTCCCTAAAGGTGAATTCATGAAAATGTCTGCATGTTACCTCAGATAGATAATAGTCATATGACATATCTTCCGAAGCATCCACATATTCACCCTTTTCAACATCGAAGACGCGAAGCATGTTGCCGTTGGAAGACTCAATTCGATACTTTCCGGGAGCTTCTTCATCCAACAGCTTTTGCATATCCGCAGCCGCTTTTTCACTGTGCAATATTTTATCACTTGAGACTCGATGTGACAAGGTGTCTTTGTATGTTGACCCCATCAGCCTCGTTTCTCCAGCGTCACAGCCACTAACCTCTGCATCGTCCAAGAAATGCCCAAATTCGTGCCACACTGTTTTTGGCTTTCCCATGTCCTCTTGTGACAACGTGATTGCCCCTGTTCTTGGAGTGTACCAAGCCGTTGAGCCGCCTATTGTCGTTGCTCCGTAGCTGTCGTTGAATCTTACTTTATCAAACGTCCTGCTTAACAGCTGTATTTCTGCATCAGACGCTCCGTTGATAGCCGCCATAGCTTTGTCTCTCTGCTCTTGGCTTAAGTCTCCCCATTGTGGCGATTCAACAACTTTTTTGATCTCAGACGCTCTCTCTTCATCTGTGTACAATCGCGCTTTGTTTATATCTCCGTTCTTCGCCTTTTGCTTGAGCTCTTTTCTCGCCTGACGATACTCCTTCTCAGCTTGCCTCATCTTTTTGTCAGCAGCCGCTGACCGTTCCCGTGCTTGCGCCACCTTTTCTCTTGTAAAAGCGTCTGGCCCAAAGCAATCATCATATACACCTGCCGCATAATCTACTTGATTCTTTCTGCTCTCAAGCTCTGTGTATTTGGCCTTTTCTTCATCGCTAAGTCTATAAACGGGCCGACTGTCTCTTAGCTTGTCCATCTGAATTTGCAAATCATCGGAATCTCTAAGCATTTTATTCTTATCGCCCTCTTTATATCCAAGCCCTTTGATAAAGTCTTTTTTGGATTTAACTCGTCTGAGCCCTCTTTTGGCATTTCTCAGTTCCTTGTCTGCTTCGCTTTTTTCGTCTATTGCTTTTTCATGAGCTTCATTTTTCTCGTTGACTCTCTTGACAAGTTCCTTTATAGCCGCCGACTTTTTCTTAACTCTTGCGGTTATAACCTCGGCTCTTGTTTTTGGATTCTTGCCCTCACCCTTCATTGCTGCTATTACATGAGGATTTCCCTTGTCCGGTACTCCCTCTTCGTTGATATGAACTTTATGCTTTTCCTCTGTCGTTACCCAGCGCCCTTCATCTTCGTCACTCTTTGCATCCAGTCTCTTTTGTCTGCGCTCTCTGAATGCCTGTACTTCTGGATAAAGAATGTTTCTCTCACCAAGATTGCTGTTCAACTCTCCAGCGAAGAAAGCGCTGTCTTCATGCTTTGGCCTAAGCTTCGCTGTCAGCTGCAAGGCCATGATCTGAATGCTCTCAATGCATCTCTGCATCGTCAGTCTGTCAGATTCCTTGCTGCTGCCGTCAAACAGCTTGACCATCTCAGCTTCCTGAATGATAGATTCAAGCAGATCCTCGCAGCCGTCATCCTCTTCCTTGTAGTCTTCAAGAGCCCACTTCTGAGGATCGAACCTCTCCCAAGTGATACCGTCCTCTCTGGAGTCGCCCTTGTAGCCAACAGGAGAAAGCTGTCTCGGCACCCATATCTCAGCCTCGCCAACCGCCCTCATGCTTCCGTAAGTGTCAATCGGCCTTACCTCAGTCTCAGTTACAGTGCCATTGTCACCTGCAAAATGCCTTGCCATCTTAGGATCAAAGGTGTAGGCATCGAAAATGTCATCTTCGACATGCTTTTGACCCTTTTCGCCTCTGTACATCTTAATAGGTGTTACCAGAAACTCTTCAAAAGGCAACGGATTTTCAGTGTTGTTCCTGTAGTTCTCATAAGCCAAATTCAGAGCTGCGTTCCGCATCTCTGGATTCTTTACAATTGCATCCGTCAACTGCGGCTTGTAAGAACTGTCTGCTGCTCGAAACCAGCCATCATAAATGCTTTGACGGACGTTATCATACATGATCTCGTCCGCCTCGTCTTTGCTTATCTGGTGTATATCCTTGGTGCTGTCTGCCATTCTGAACTTGTACCATTCATCATGAACAGCATCCATGCCCTGCTCATCATAGATTTTCTTGAGCTTTTTGAGATTCTTATGAGTGAAATCGTCCTCGGTGTCTCCATCATCATAGACATAGTCCGAATTGATTGGAGACATCTCTTTGCCGACTGTCAAGTTTTTTGGCTTTTTACTTGACAGATTCCTCAGCTTCTCAGGCCCTTTTGTGATAGATCCTTCATCATCTATCATGACATGAGTGCCTTTGATCGTCTTCCACTCATCATCAAGACGCTTGCCATCAATCCTATATTGCCGTCTTTCTCTGTATTCGTATATGGCTTTGTAGTCCTTAATGGCAATCACCTTCTCTATACAGCATAAAACTTTCTGTTGGCCTTTGCCGCCTCTACGATTTTTTCATCAAACACAGGAGCTGCACGGCACCGACAACAATAACTTTCACCGGGATGTGCGTACTCCCCTGTATAAACAATCCCCCTACTCTTAGTCATGTACCATTGAGCAGGAGGATTGTTCCAGTCAAATATATGCCCATCCAATTCCCTGTGACATTCTCTCACTCGGAAATCGTGTTTTGTAACCCACTTATACTTTGAAACGCCCATGCTTTCATGCTCATATCGTGTCATTCTGCAATTGAGCGTCCCCATCTGATCCCGTGCAATCATCCTTGCGTGAGCTCTTGTGTCGCCTGTCAGCTTCTCAATTCTTCGATACACGTTGACCATCGGTTGGTGCGTTGTGTACCCCCAAATGATAGCCTCCTGAACCTTCCCTAAATACTCCTGTGGATAACTCGTGATATGTTGAACGCTCTCATACACCCACTTGTTAAGCAAATCTTCCGTCTGCTCCACGTAGAAAGGCTCGTCTATATCAAAGCCCAAGGCATCATCCACAAGACTTTTCCAGTCTCTGATTGAAATGCCTCTGGCATATTTTGCAGTCCTCTGAACGCCTTTTGTTATTTGCTCGATGTCTAAGTCACCCTGTATGTCTGCGCCGTACTCATCCAGAATCATCCCGGCTGCATCCTGCATGCTGATTCTCGCGTCCGTTCTCACATTCTCTTGTGACCAGACATCGTATACAGCCATCAGCCTGTCAATGTACGGCTTCGACTTCTTTCTTATCATGACAGCTACAGGAAGAAACACCCTTGCAAGCTCTCTCTCCGCAGAAATCGGATAAACTGGCTTTCTTCTCGGTATCTTCTCTGTGCTTGAATTGCCCCTTGAGCTACTAACCGCCATCAGCGTCCTGATAGGCGGATCTTTCACTGTAGCGATTGTAGCCATTAAACAACCTCCGCAAATGAAAAGAGCGCCCTACCTAAGTAGAACGCTCTTGTTATTCGTTACCAACTGCCCCTGTTTTTGTCTCCGTCAGGCAGATTCTCAAGAATCTCGTAATAGTCAGCTCCAATTTCCTCTGGAGACACCCCATCATTCAGTTTCTTGAGCACTTTGATCTTTTTTCTAAGGTTCTTTTCACTGTCTGCGTCAAAATACCTCATCACGCCCTCATCATCGCATTCTCCATACAGCCGCATCACTTCCATATACAGCCTGTCATTCTCGAAAAACTTTCTCATGCTCTCATCCATACTTTTACCCCCTCAAAACCTTAGTCATCTCTACTATGGCCTCATCCAGTGCAGCGGCAAGCCCCGGATGATCCTTCGCGAACATATCTGCATACTTTGAGTTAGTTGCCCTTAAAGCCACATAGTCAGCTATGACCTCTACCGCTCTGTTTTCCTTGTCTCTCTTGAAATAACCAAGTGAATGTCCGTACTTTACAACCTTTTGGTCTCTCAGCTCTCCGCCATGAATCGAATCGTATATCCCCTGCAAGCTTGTTGCGCCGTCCATATACGCCCGTCTCTCGAAAGAACTATCAGTAGCCATTTTTTTAGCCGCCTTTTTCCTCTCCGAGCTGTATTTCTTCATTTCCGGTTGATGCGCTTGCCAAGCTCTCCACCCAAGGGAATAATTCCACGTTCCGTCCTCTTTCAGCCACTCCGGGAAATTGTCACCAAACTTTTGCTTGGCAAAATCTCGGTCGAACGTCTTTACCTTGGCATCGTAGTCATTCTTGAGCTTCTCGTAGCCTTTATTGTACTCTTTGAAGACATTTGAGACTTCTTCTCCGATCCCCTTGCTTTTTGCCTTTTCCAGCTCATCAGCTATCTTTGAATTTGCCCCGGTAAAATGATCCCCGTGCTCACCTCTGGCAAGCATGTCAAGGTAATGCGTATACTCATGAGCAAATGTCCTTATTGCTTGAGCCCTTGTCCTCTCGTCTTTTATAGAAGCAAAATTCGGAATACGAATCTCAATATCGTCCAGATCCCGTGTATAAGTTACGCAAGCCCCGTCTGCTCCTGACAGTCTCGTGACTTTGAACTTTGACGGCTTTTTCCCTCCAGCTGCACCTGCGCCAAGAAACTCGGTTATGTTTCCATCGTCACAATGGTCGCTTATATAGTCAGCGAAAACCATTGTGTTTTTTCTGTATGTCTTTGATGTAAATTCCGGCTGAAAATGGCTTTCCTCTATTCTCGTTGGTGGTTTCTTCGTCTTGGTGGAGCTCTTCTTGCCAACTTTTCCGGTCTCTTTGAGCTCTTTGTAGACATCTCCTGCACTGTAGCCCTTACCAGCCAACGCATCCCAAGCGTCCCTCGGTGTCCAGTTCGGGTCTACTTTTATGCCCTCTCTTTGGCATAATCCGAACGGGATTTTTGTGTTTCCATGACCTCCGCCGTTCCCCCCTCCATTGTTGCCCTCTTCCTCTTCTGCATCATACCTGCGCAAAAGTCGCTCATCCCTGCGCATTTTATAGAGTTGAACGGCCTTATCATCCATTCGCTTTTGTCTTCTCGCACCGTCCAACAGAATCACTCCGTTTCAATCAATATCGTGCTTTTTCTTGTATTTTTCGTTTCTGTCCTTGAAAAAGTTTTCCCAATAAGGATTCTCTCTGTTGAATGTCTTCCACTCTTCCACACTCAGTTTGTGCGGATAGTCCTGAAACAAGTTGTATGTCTTCTTCCTGTCAAAGCTAAAAACGAACTCACCTATGCTGTCGTTATCTAACCACCAGACTTTGTCCCCTGATTTCTCCTTATAAAACTCACTTCGCATAGCCACTCCTCCCCATCTTCCGTTCTCCCTCTGCTGTATTGATAAACCCAAACACCGCCTGAAAAGCCGGGTCGTTCATAGCCTTTTCAATGTCTACAATAGACGAAGATATGTCAAATCTTATTCCAGCATGGCTCCTCGTCCTGTGAAGAGCGAATCTATTCTTGAGTGTCCTATCTGTAAGCGGAAACCAGCCGTTGTTAGAACTGCTTTGCAGTTCCAGATATTCATACCCTTTTTCGGTTTTCCTTACAATTGCCGCATGCCGTCCGCACTCAAACCAGTATTCTTTGCCCTCGACCATCTTGTCAAGCGTTGCATGAGCTGATTTGTAGCCGTCTCGATTCGTCTCTTCCTCAGCGCCTACTCCCTTCATGAGACTCCTGCACTCATGGGAAAACGTGCTCTGTGAAGATCCTCCTCGGAAATCATTGACATCATAGCCCATCTTTTTCGCTATGTAGGCCATACACAGCGAAGCGCAAGAACCTTTTGTCATGTCTCCGCCGCCAAGGCTCTGAATGATCTCATCATCGCTCAACTTCGTTGCCGTCTTCTCTGGCTTGAAGTATTTTACATTATGTTTCTCTGCTGATTTAACAGCGGCGGCTACACGCCCATATTTTGAATCCGCCAGCGCAAGTGCATCTGCTCTTTCTAACACTTCCTGACTTGTGTTGCAGTTGTCCCAAGACGGATACTTAGCCTCTATCGCTTCCTTGATCCTCTCTTTTTCGTAATCCTTGAATCCAGATTTCAGCCCCTCAAGCTTTTCCTGTAGCTCTTTTTCTGTCTTTGTATATTTATCAACTTGTTCCGATAAATTCTTTTGCCATGTTTTGTATTTTTCAATTGCCCTGCTACATCTAAGCCTTGTGATATCATCAATTGAGTCATCTTCCAGCATTTTTCTGAAATTATCTATTGATTTTTGCGTATTCTTATAATCTAATAATGCGTTATCCCTCACACTTTTTGTTGCCCATAGTTCATCCTGTATTCTTTTCTCTTCTTCTTTTCTTTTCTGTTCTCTTTCTTTTATATTTTTCAGATACTCAGTCGCGGATTCTGCTGTGAACGCTTTCTTTGTAATCGCCGCCAACGAGCTGATATCCACAAATTCCTCATCACTGCCGGGGTCTCCGGGATCGTACCCTCGCTTTAGCCTGTCGAATGCGCCCTTCGGTGTAATTCCTTTATCTGCAAGCGCATCCCATGCTTCGGACGGCCCCCAATCTTTACCTATCTGAATCCCAAACCTTTGGCACAGTCCAAACGGAAGCCTTGTATTACCGTGGCCTCTCTTGCCGCCTCCATTGTTTTCTTCGTCTCCATCGGCATCCATTCTGCCGTGAAGCCTTGCTTCTCGCCTGATCCTGTACTGTTCTACCGCCTTGGCATCAAGCCTCTTCTGTCTTCTTTTCTTATATTCAATAACGGCATTGTCCATAAGAAACACCCCCAAGGCGTTTCATGAACGCCGTTTTACTTGTCTTCTTTCACAATCTCAAACAGCTCTGGAGCATACAGATAATCTTCTCCAGACTCATCTATGATTCTCCACAGCCCGTGTGACTCGCCAACTTTCTTGTATACCTTCCCCTTGAGGCAATACAAAGGATCGCCTCTCCCAATGTATTTTACCATGACTTCCTTATTTTCCATTCTTATCGTCCCCCTCAATCCAATACTTGTCTTCCTCACTCATATCATCCAAGAACTGCTTGATCTTCCAGCCAACTTGCCCAGTCTCAGGACTTTCAAACCAGTGAAGATCCGCTTTTCTCTTGTTCCCTTCATTGTCTACGACAGTCCCTATTCCTTTTACGTGCTTCCACGAATCCACTGAACCGCCTGACTGCTCCGCAATTTTCTCGGCAACATCAAGCCCTCTGCCAACGTCTTTCGCAGCAAACACAGTCAAGTGCTCTATAGGCTCACGGCAAATCTTATACTGTTTACCAAGCGCATCTTCAACCTTCACCTGACGAGTGATTTTCATTGTGTCCTCATCATGATTGAAGTGCGTAACCGTTCTGCCAACACTGTCTTTTGTTATTGCTCCGTGGTTTTTATACTCAACCTTGTCCTCACAAACCATCTCGTTCTTGCGAGGATATTTCTTTATTGCTGCTTCCCTGTCTGCTTTCTTGTCAGCAGCTCCAGAAATCGCTTGAAGAACAAATGGATTCCCAGCTATAGGATTCCCGTCCTTGTCCACAAAGATCTTGTTGCCGTCATCAGTGGTTACCCACCTTCCCCCAGCAAACTTGCTCAGATCAATTGACGCATCTTCCCTAAAGTCGATTTCTCCGATTTTAAGAGAAGCCCTTTGCAGCTTGCCAAGCAATTTCTGCTTGTAAGCATCGAAGGTGCCGTCATTGGATAACAGCACCTTCAACTCATTGCATATGTTTATGATTTTATCTGCACATGTTGAAATGCGGTCATCCAATGACTATCACCTCTGCGATTCAATCTTCACTCAGAAGATCATAAGCTTTCTTGTATTTCTTGACTCTGCACCAGTCTGCATCCGTGATTATTGGCAGTCTGGAAACGTCCATGTTGTGACTCAGATCCGCCATCTTGACCTTACGAGCAATCTCATTGCCCTTTAGTTTTCTGACGTAATCCATGTACGGCTCACTTTTGTCATGCGTGAGCAATGCTACAGCTCCAGCAACCTCAGCACCGAACATGTCCTCGATCTGCTCTATAGTCGCATCCGTGTCCTCAACCGTGTCATGCAGCCAAGCTACAATCTTCTCAGTCTCTCCGTCCACCTTTGCAGCCACAGCGCGAGGGTGTTCAATGTAAGGTGATCCTCCACGATCAACCTGTCCGCTGTGCATCAGAGCAGCAAACTCCTCTGCCTTTTTCAGCAGCTCATTCATGCTAACCACTTCCCTTCCGCAGTTATTTTACCGCAGAAGTGAATTTGTGTCAACCGTTTCTGCAACATTTAGCAGTCTGAATTGCTTTCTACCACCAAGGATATTTGCGCTTTGCGCCATCCTCCTTGACTTTCAGTTCACGCTCTTCCACATCAGGAAAACGCTCAATCATCTTCTGAATGTACTCGTCAACATAGTCAGCATCAAGAGCCCAGTTTCCTTGACCATCTTCGATAGTCTCCCATGCAGCAGCATCTGGAACCCACCGCTTGTTCTTGTAATCCCAAGCCTCGGCAATTGCTTCTTTGCCGTCTATCGTCTCACGAACAATATAATCAGGCAGAAGCCCGTCCCTGAAATATGCGTATTTCTTCATCTACTCACCCCCGTGTATATTTTACCGCTGTCATATATTTTTGTCAACCGTTTCTGCAACATCCTACTTCTTTTTCTTGAATGTTGGCAGATCTAAAATTCCGTCAGGCTCTGCCATCCCAGACCAGTTATTTACCATATCGTTTACCAGTTTTGTTTTCTCAGCGGCCTGTTTCGGATCTTTATCATCCAGAACCCTTGACCTCTCATAGAGTGAGTGATTCTTGTTCTTTACCTTGATCGTTTCTTCCGACTGCACCTGCACCTCAAACAGTTCTCCGCTCGGAGCTTTGACCTGCAAATGAACGGCCTTATAATCTCTCGGCGTTCCATCCTCTTTAGGCAGGAACTTGTTATCACGCTCTGTTATCTCATATCCGTTTTTCTCAAGTTCTGACTCAAGTCCCTTGATCTGTTCTACCATTTTACCGTGGTCACATTTGTATGAGAATCGGACAACATCGTCCATTCTGGCAAGCGCTTGCTCATCAGTCAGATCCTCGCCCTTCTGCTTCCACTTGTCTTTTACTTTATCTATCTTTCTTGAAGTGCTCTCTCCGCCCTTGAAGCAGTTTTCAAGCCCCATCATGCGTGAGCCAAGCTTGTCACTAATGCTAACCATGTCCTTAGTGATCTGTCTGCCCTGCTCGATTCTCTTATCATACGCATCCTGAACAGCCTGACTTTTCCCTTTAACTTTTGTATCATACATCTGGGACAGTCCGGGAATAGATCCCACAACAGTCCCATCAGGATCTTTCTGATACGTTATATCTTTGCTTGTCATCGACTTGAGGGCTTTTTCTTGTGCTCTTGTTTTAGGTGGCCTGTTGCTTTCTGTGCTATCCGCAAGCCTATTGACTTCCTTCAACGTATCTTCATCATACACAGCACCCTTCTTGAGCTTCGGATAGCTGACTCCACCACTTGTCTTATATCGGTTGGTGTAGGAACTGCCTTTTACCTCTCCGCCACTTGAAGACTTTTTGCTGTTTGTCGGTTCATTCTTTGGCGAATTGTTCTTTTCTTTGGCAGCAGCTTCACTCTTTCCATTTTTCCCACCACCGTTAATCTTGCCAAGCGCCTCAAAAGCCTCTTTTACACTCATACCCTGAGTGTCAACGCCGTTTTCTTTCAGAACGCCAAAAACCCAGCCTACTCCAGCATCCATTCTGGAATTGAGACGTTCTTCTCTACGTTTTCTGAACTCAGCCACGCTATCGTACTCGACTTCCTTAGCTCCGTTTTTCGCATCAAGTCTTTCCTGTCTGCGCTTTCTGAATTTTTCAACAGCTTTGTCCATACTGTCACCTCATAGTCTCAGGACTTTCCATCCCAAGAGTTTTTGTTTTCCATGATTCCTCTGGCGACCTTATTTTTCAGCATCTTCAACCCATCTTTGAAAGGTTTGAACATTCTGTCATCCATAAGCCTGAGCTCATCCAAGTCTCTCCAAACGGGAATAGCCATTTCATAATTGTCACACTCTGGCTCTCCCTCGAACTCGGTGCAAAGGAACACGGTGCTTCTCAAGTGCTCTGCATTATCGCCGCCGACTTTGATTCCTGTGCCCGTCTCAAGCTTGCTGCCGATTCTCACAAGATCCTTCGGAATGATTTTGAACTCTTCCAAAGTCTCTCTTACAGCAGCTTCTTTCGGAGTCTCACCTTCCTCAATGTGGCCTCCCGGCCCACCAATGAGTCCGGTGCCTTTGCCTTTAATCCTCGTAGCAGTCAGAATCTTTCCGTCCTTTACAACAATGACTCCAACTCCGCCAAGCATGTGAGGCTTCACATCGTCAGCGTCTTCTTCGACTGTCTTCTCAGTTTTCTTTTCTTCTGCACTTGTAGCTTTCGGATTTTCATCAGGAACGTCTTTTCCGCCATCAGACGGCAAATTACCCATCTGAGGCTTCGGCGCTTCCTGAGCCCCTTCTTGCGCCTCTGGAGGCATCATTGGATTTCCGCTCTGTGCTCCACCTTCTGGCGCTCCGCCTCCGGGTGCGCCTCCACCCATCATGCCCATCATCGCAGCCATCTGGTCTTGCTGCTGCTTGTTGGCAGGATTGTTTTCCTCAAGCTCCTCATCGGTGTAGTCATCCAGCATTGTGTCAATCTCAAAGTCTCCATCCTTTGCAAGCTGATCCCTGACTTCCTGCGGGTCAAGCGCTTGCATCTGGACATAGACATTCGCTGTATTGGCATTTGTCTGAGCAACCTGCGCCTTTTGCAGATCCAGCGCAACTTTCTCCTGCTCTGTCATAGACCAAAGAGAACTAAACTCTATCTTGATCGGCGGATGTCCCTTGATCTCTTTGTTCCTGACTCCTGCTTTCGCAAGAATTTCAAGCAAATAGCGCAGATTCTTCTTAACCATGCGCTTCTGGATTCTCTCTACATAGTTGTAGTAGTTCTCCATGTCGCCGTCACCAGTGGCATTCATACCAGCCGGAGCACGACCAAAAAGAACTGTCTGCGGTATGTTCGTAATCGCAGACAGATAATTGCATGTTGTGTTGATAACATCCGAAACGCCCGTGAATGTGAAAGACTTGAAATCATAGTCTTCACCCTCAGCGTCAAGGACAATGCTGTTCATAAGCCCTCTCGCAAGGTCAATCAGCTGCAACCTCTTCAAGATGTTCTCTTCGCCCTGATCCGTTGACATCTCAAGCGCCAAATTCTGCATCTTGTAGATAGCCTGTACCGACCTGTCCAGCATCTTCGGAGCCATGCCGTGAGCAACCTCTACGTCTTTGATTGCCCTGTGAATCCTGATATACTCAGGAATGCCCCACATCTGGTAAATCTCGTTGGTGCATCTTTCAGGAAGAACGCCGTTCTGGAAAATCAAGCACCTGCTTTCGTGAACAGTGAAAGTACCGTACTTGCTTGTTACCATGAAATTCTCAGGAACGCCAAGTCTGCTTCCCCTCGACCTCGAAGGATCTTCGCCCTCATACTTGTACATTGACGCATAATTCGGCACAACAAGCGACCTGTCGTAAACCTGAATGTCATCAATTGACTTGATATGATCCCAGTCAAGCGGATCTTCCAGACCCCTTCCGTCATTTATCAGCATTACGCCGATTGAACCGCCAAAAAGCCTCGCCCACTTGAGCGCAGTCATGAACTTCTCGTCCCACTCAAGCTCATCCATAGAGTCATCGAAGAAGTCCTTCGTCTCGCCGTCCGCAAGATCCTTTATCTCAAACCCGTGCTTTATGGCCTCTTCTGCTGGCAAGTCAATGATTCTGGAGAACAGCCCGTTCCCCTCATAGAACCTCTCCAGCTCATCGTCCATAATAGGATCTTCCGACTCGAAGAAATAATGCTCTGACGAGTCACGGCTTGTGCCATAATTCGTAAGCAGATTTACAAATCCATCCTGATTGTACGCCTTGTTCCTCGGCCTGACAGATTTGCCTGTTGTCTTTTCAATGAACTTCGCGTTTCCGTCAACGAATTTTGAGAAGTCCACTATATTCTGTTTCTTGTACAAGCTGTCACTCCCCTTCATCCGTTGTTGGTAAAAAGAAAGAGCGCCTGTTTCCAAGCGCTCCCAAGCATGCATCCGCAAACGCAAGCCCCAATTATAATAAAAGCGCCAGTTGCCCGGCGCTTCCGCTTCTTATACTCTTTCCATCGTGCACATTTTATCATTTACGATGGACATTTTCATGAACAAAGTGTAAACAAGTAGCAATTCGCAGAGCTTTTTAGCAACTTTTGAGAAAAGCTATGCCCAATGTCTGTATAGGCTGTTGCTCTCTGCAATCTTCGGCCTTACCTTTTCCTTGTAGTCTCTTGTTTCTCGAATATCCTCTTTCTTGCACTTCAACTTTTCCATAGCATAGTCTCTCGCTTGCTTTGGACTATCGAACGTGCCCATTGCCACCTTTTTCCCATCGAAATCCTTTGCCACGAGTGTGAAGCCTTTTCTCTCGAAAGGTACACCATACTTATTTGACCGAATCCCAAGCACCAAGTCTGTGTATCTACTGTCGCCTTTCTGAGCAACGACCTTTGGCAAGTCCATCTTCATCGGATTCACCTTTTCACCCGTATCTGGATCCACCACACTTGTTATGCCGTGCTCTTTCAGCCTCGCGAACATCTCTTTTTTGTTTGTGTATGCTGCTATCTGCACGTTGTCAACGCCCTTGCTCCCGTAGCCCTCTTTTCCTGTTGGCTGCATATCCCCCTTGATCAAATACCGATTTCCGTACTTCTCTACTCGTGTATTCTTATATGTCCCAAGCTTCGTCTCGATCGTTGTCTGCTTAGATCCTCTCTTTGCAAACTCATCGCCCGGAGTGACACCTTTTTCCGCAAGAGCGTCCCAAGCATCCCGTGGTTGCCAGCCTTTTTGTATCTCGATACCATACTTGTGGCATAACCCGTATGGCAGCTTTGTGTTGCCGTGTCCGCCTTTTTTGCCCCCGTTGTTTGCGTTCTCTTCCTCGTCATCCATCCTTTCCCGCGCTGCCAACCTTCTGCTCCTGCGGAGTCTGAATCTTTCAACGTCTGTCATTTTCTCACCTCCTGCGCATAAAAAATAGAGGCCATAGCCTCTGCTATGACCTCTTAACACATTGTTTTACTCTAAGTCTACTCGTTCCCCGTCTTTCAACCCATCGAGATATTCGTTGCTGATTTCAATGACTTCATCTCTCATCTCAGGATTTTCGTTGTACATCTCCTGAATCCTGTTCAGCCGTTCAACTATCTCTTCCTTGTTTTTCTCTATAACCGAAATGCATTCCTCCTCCAGCGGGTCGCTGCTGCACTTTGTATACGACCACGCAAATCTGCCGAGAGGATTTGTCCACGGTATATTGACTTGAACCTTGCTTGTGTCTATTTTGTCATCCTTGTCCTGATCGCAGTACACTGTGACGTATAGACCATCTCCAACCTCGAAAACGAGCGCTTCTTCTACCTTTGCTATTAGCTTAAAATCCATTTCTCCACCCCCACTATATTATAACGCTGCGCCAAGTCTGTTGTCAATATATGCAACATCACGCAACGTCATCGGGATAATTTTTCTTAATCCAGTCCCATCCGTCAACAAAAGGACTGTATCTATCTTTCCTGTACTCGACCTCAATACCGTTGTCTTTTAATATCTTTATAGTCTTCTTTCTCTTCTCTGGAGTCATGTTTGAAAACGCACTTTTTATATGCTTAACATTGTCAAATGACACCTTCTTGATATCAGACGCAGTTACCGGCCCTGTAAATTGCAACTCAATATAGTTGTTGTTAGCCAAGCTCCTGACTCTTTTGAACATTTCAGAGAAAGAAATGTCTCCCCGTTTGTACTCTCTGTATGCCCTAAGTGCTCTATCCATATATGTCTTACCGCCTATTCCTGTAAGCCCCTCGATTGTCGGGTTTTCCCCAGCATATCCAGCAGACTTCAACGATCCTCTGCCATGCATATATGTGTTTAGCGAGTCTCCGAATGTATACGTTGTTCTGTCCTTTAGTGTATCTTTTTTCAGAGTGTATGTCATCGAAGAATATCCGCCATAAAATGGATGATCCCCAGTGTCGTAGTCCTCTGCAATGTCAGGAGGCGCAATATAACCCATCTTCTCATACTCTGTTTTATCCAGCCCACCGTGCCCATACATTTGATTGCTGCAATCTTTCCTTCCTTCTTTATCCTTTGAGGCTCCATATCCGCCCTTGCCCATTTCAATCTGACTCTTATACCCGTTTTCCAAAATACCAGCAAACGAATCTGTGCTTCTCGCTACTCTGTACTCGCCTTGGTTGAACAGTTCCGCCATCATGTCAGCAGCATCCTTCTTGTCCTCTTCTGACATGTCCTCAATAAATGTTCCTTCAATGGCTTTCATTCTATGAGTATCGAAGTTTTTCATTGTCTTTGTATGCGCTACTCTGACAACATCGTCATTCGGATTCATGCCCTTTGTCTTGATCCCACTCTCAGGCACATTGTTGTCTCTCAGCCACTTTCTCGCTTCTTCTTCTTTCGGAGACTCGTACATGATCTCATGCGCTCCGAACCTGTCTGTGTCTGCATAAACAACAAATCCGCCGCCCGGTTTTCTCATAAGCATTACGCCGTGCATGCCATAAGTAGGCTTGCCCATCTCAGCTCCAGACTTGTCTTTCATCTTATAGTCCGATACTCCGTATTTGCTCATCTTGGTCACAGCATCGTCCCATGATCTAACAATTTCGACCTGCTTTTCTTTCCCGTCAACGTCTGTGCCTATAATGTACCATTCTCCGGACGGATCTTGCTGAACACAGATATCCTTGAACGCCTCGTCCTTTTTGCCGAGCGAATAATACCCACCTGTAGCAAGCGCATACTTTGCTTTCATGGCCCTATCTTTACGCTTTGTGGCCTCATCGTCCATCGGGAACTGTGTCGGAGAATAGCCGTACTGATTCAGCACTTTCTCAAGACCCTCATAGCTTGTCTCTCTGGCGATTTCCTTCATTCGGCCCCTCGGATTTATACCCCTGACTTTGTACATGCCACCTTCATAAATGATCTGTATATCAGCGTACTTATCTCCAGCAAAATCAGACGCTTTCGCTTCAAAGTCCTTCATCGAGTCCTTGTAGCGTTCATAGTCTTTTCTTACATCATCATCCTTGATAAATTCGCTTATATCGTGCCCTGCTTCCTCCGCATATTTCTCCGCGCCATAAAAATCTTCTCCGTAAGCGATTCTCCTTTTGTCTCCATCCTTCGTATATCCATAGAACGAGTAAACGCCGTCCCCGTCCTTCATGAGCTCTATATCTGCATATTTCCTGCCTGTGGGCCACATTATGGCCTTTGACTCGAACTCTTTTCTTCTGCGCTCCTTCTCTTCCTCTTCCTTCTCTATCTCAGCCATTTTTTGTTTTGTCTCATCGGTAATCGTCAGCTTATCTTCGCCAAGCCCATAGTCCTGACTTATTCTCTCTTTGAACGCACCAAGCGTCTCACCATATCTTCTTATGGCAATAGCTCTGCTTTCGCCATCCAAGTCCGTACCGATCAGTGACACCTCACCATACGGGCTCACTCTCAGTTCTACATCCTGATAAGATCTTCCTCCTATTGTGGCTTTCGTATCCGGGATCTCGTATTCTTTGGGATTGATGGTCTCTTTCTCAAATTTTACCCTTTCAACGCCCTGATCCTTCAAGTATTTAATAAGCTCTGCCTTGGACATAAATTTTCTTGAGAATTTGCTGCCGTCCTCAGCTTCACCTTCCAAATAATAACCTTTCCAGTCTTTTTCTATCTTAGGATCGCCATACTTAACACCGCCATCCTCGAAATAGAGCTTTTTGTCAGAAGACAGCCACTCAAGGCGCTCTTTCTCTCTCTTTTTCAATGCTGGAGACAGCTTTATGTCCTCTTCCTTTACCCCATACGCCTCAAGATATTCTTTCGCTTCCTTCAAAGAGCCGTAATCCTTTATCGTCTTTTTCTTCCCGTCCATGTCGGTGCCAACAACAGTGTACCTTCCATCTCTAAGCCCTATTGTTACTGCCGTATACCCAGTTACTCCCCTTTTGAACACCGCTTTTGGCAGCTCCATCTCCTTCGGATTGATGAGCTCACCCGTTTCTGGATCTTCAAACTCTTCTACGCCCCTTTCTTTGAGATACCTGAACATGTCTGTTTTCGTCCAAAACGACTCAGACATCCGACTTGGCGCGTAGCTCCCATCTCCGGTTCCGTCAATTTTATCACCATACAGCATCCACGGCTCGTAGCCTCTTCCCCAATCTCTTTTTCTTCCTCTGAGAGATCCATATTCTGCTCCGCCGTAGTCCTTATCGGCTATTTTTCTAACGGGCTCTTTAGGGGGCTCCGGCGTGTCTGGCGTTCCCGGATCTTCGCCCTTCTTGAGCCTTTCATAAGCCCCTGCTGGTGTTATTCCCTTACCAGCGAGAGCATCCCAAGCCTCTCTCGGCCCCCATGACGGGTCTATGTCTATGCCGAACCTCATGCAAAGGCCAAAAGGCAGTCTGGTATTACCATGAGCGCCATCAGAAGAACCTCCGCCACCCTCATTCTGATTGTTGTCTTGATCGTCTCCCTCTGCGTCCGCCCTGTAGCCTCTTGCATCCAGCCTTGCAGCTCTTCTTTGGGCAAATGCAATGATCTTGCTGATCTTCTCAGGATAGATACCCCTTTCAGCAAGTCTTTTCTCCCTTCTTGCTCTATAGTCGTTTATAGCAGCATCCATCCCGATACTCCTTTCAACAAACAAAAATAGCAGTGCTACCCGCACTGCATCATCTAACTAAACTTGATACGTTGAATGTAGGCGCTGATAACTCGTTGAACGAGTCTGAGCTTGCGTCTACCATGTCATCATGTTTTCCCTCTGGGAAGAACTCTAATTGCTTAAAATATGCGTCATTCCAGTCAGCCTCAAGCACATCCACATTACCTACCTGCCACTGTGCCGCAAAAGGATTCGCCCTCGTTACCTTGCTTCCTGTTACTCTCTCTGCCTTGACTGAGAATCCAGCAAGCTTTCTCACCCAGTCTGTTGCTACTATCTTTCCAGCTCCACCGGGGTCTTGCGGCAACCTGATCCTCACTAAATGACCATATTTCTTTCTGTCTGCTATTGCTGTGTTCCTTATGAGATTTTCTACCTCGGCGGCTCCCACTTGCTGATTGATTACATCCAAAACAACATACCTGCCGTTTTTTCTCTTGCCCATCAGCACTCCAGCCGTATAGTCTGGATCGTCACTCTTTTCCTTTTTCTCTGTCGCTGCAATATCCCATGCCCTGCATACAAACAGCAAGTCCGTTGGCTCTGCCTCAATGATATTGACCTGTGAACGCTTAAAAATGAGTCCAGCCGCAGGTTTGATCTTCCAGTTGCCCTTTAAGAACCTCTCTCTTTCAACCTCAGCCATAGCCTTTAGGTTGCCCAAATACTGAGGATTGACCTTCAAAAGCTCTTTGTTGTCATATACGCTTGATGCTATGAATGTTACAGACCGTGGCTCTTCTTTTTCCTCTGGTGTGTTAAGCTCAAACTTTTCCCATAGTTCTTCTTTCGTGTCTGCCCAATATATTTTCTCGTCTCTGCGGACAAACCACCTTATGACTCCAGACCTCTCCGGTATTGCGTAGCCTGTATCTTGATCTATCCACCACTCAATGAACTTTGCCACCCATGAGTCTGGATCTGGGTTACATGTCGCCCTGATATATGGCACCACGCCGCAAGTAGAACGGTTACGAGAAAGCATGAAAAAGAATACTTTTTGCGAGAAATCTGTCAGCTCGTCATACCCAATCATGCATAACTGGCTACCTTTGTAAGTGCCCATATTCTGCTCATTGATGTATGCGAACGTGACCTTTGACGTTACGTTTCCTTTTTTGTCCCTAAAAATCCACTGCCTATCGCCAAGTTTAGCTACTGCATTCTTAATGCTTCCGTATAGCGTGTACGATTCTTCCCACAAGCTACCAGCTCTTATCAGATCCGTAAACTGCGTCCTGAATATTGTCGCATTGTAGCCTTTGTGGTTTTTGTACCTTATTGGCTCAAGAAGTAGCCCCCAACTTTTCCCTCCACCTGCGGCCCCTCCATATATCACAATGTCTGCCGAACTTGAAAGCTAAAGAAATGCCGTCTGTGGCCCCTCTTGCGGCTTTATAATCTTTGGCATTTCTTCAATCACCCTCTTTTCGCTCTCAATTCTAAAAGCCCCCCGGTTTTCAATACCCAAGCTTCCTCAGCCCTTTGTCAACCTTGCTCCACATCTCCGCAGGATATGCTTTTGCTTCAAGCATGTCATAGATAACATGTATGCTCATGCCCTTGCTGCTTTCCTTTGCTATGACTCCGCTTGAAACACCATCCTTCCGCGCCCTTTCCAACCTTTCCCTGACATCCCTTTTCAGTTCAATTTCCGATGTGTAGTAGTTTCTCCATCTCGTCATTCTACATTCACCACGTCCTCGTTTTTGATTACTGTGCGCCCATTGTCCGGTATATAGAAAACGACATCCTCAATCTCGCTGTTATCGTCCTCGTCATTGTGCTCTGCAAGCTGCATCACCTGAGACATTCTGGCTATAGCCTCATTCTCTCGCATCTCTTGCAAAGGTGCTCTACCTGCATACTCCATCAGCGTCCTGAATGCGTTTATGTCTCCATGATTCAGCGCCTTACTGAAAAGAGACATGCACAGCGCAGCATAGTTGCTCTGATCTTCTGCCTGAACCCCAAGTTTCTGCATATTAGCCTTGAGCAGCGGCACAGCCTCAGCATCTAAAAAATCATTCAGAAACTCCCGAATCGCTTTCCTCTTGCGCCTTGACGCTCCAGAAGCTACTCCGGCTTTCGTGCATATTTCCCTTCGCTCTTCCTTTGTTCGCTGATTCAGCGGAATCAGGTTGCCGTTTCCGCCAACGCCTCCCCGCTTCACTCCACCTTCCGCTACTTTTTCAGCCTCTACCTTCTCTACCTTGTCAACCTTTTCGGCAACATTCTTCCTCTGCCTACCACGTTTCTTTGTGGTTTTTACCTCTTCTTTCTTATCCATGTCTACCTCCATTTGCCTCGCTTCTTTCCCTTTTTTGTAATTTTCCTGCACCCGCATTTTCTGCAACGATACTTGCGCTCAATATACTCATTGCCTATTCTGAACTCGTATACAAGCACATACTCATGCTTGCATCTTATGCGGCGTATTGTATCTCTGATCCAGTAATAGATCTTACCTATCAATTTCATACACCATTAGCTCACAGCCCTCTTCTTTTCTGATCTCCGGCCTGTCTATTCGTCTCCAGCCCAATTTCTGCTCCACGGCACTCCAGAATGCCCGTCCTTCAAAGTTTCCGTGAAGAATATATAAAAACACATCCCCATCCCAATTCTCAAGGAGCGCCTTTACGGCCTCTATGCCAACTCCTCTTCTTCTCGCCTCTGGCGCAACATAGAACTCCGCTATATATTTCACATCTTTGTAGACCGCAAACTTTACGTCCTCTGATATGATGAACCCTTGAATTGTTCTATCCTCCATGATGAACTGAGCGTCCCATATCATGTGACTCATTGCTCCTTCATCCCAGATTATCGAACTGTCGTACTCATGCAGAGTCTCTATGTAGTCCTTCGCCAAGCGTAAAAAAAGTTCCCTGTCTAAATAACAGGGAACAAGTTCAATCTTCATGTTACTCCTTCAAGCTCTGGTGAATCAGTTTTACAACTCTTGACCATTGCTCTGCCTCGTTTATGTCTGGTCTACCTTTCCGGTTCAGATTACCTTCGACTATTTTCAGCGCATGAACCTTTCCCCTGTGATCCTCCGCTATGTTGAAAAGCTCTGTGTCGTATATCGCATAGCAGTTCCTCATAGTTTCCTTTTCCAGCCTGTCGCACGTTACACATAGTCTGCTCTCCACCGGAAAAACTGGCGTGATCCTGATTATCTCCCCCGTGTTTGCGCTCAGGACATAAGACGGCTCAACGATCATCCCAGAAATAACATTATTGGATCTGCAATACCCAATGTTCACCAATACGTCTTCTTCATCATGAAACGGCATATCCTGAGCGCCAATACCAACAACCTCTATTTTGCAACCCGGCAAGTCTTCTCCACCAGCATCGCAGAACCTCTGTGCCTCTTCATTTGTCGCAAAAAGATACCTGATCATTTCTTAGCCCTCTCTATATACCAACTCCGCCTTGCCGCCTGTGAACTTCTCCCATCTGTCAAGCAGCACGTCAGTGAAATGTTCATCGAGCTCCATAGAATAGCACCGTCTTCCAAGCTGTTCGCAAGCAATCATAGTTGTTCCTGAACCTCCAAACGGCTCAACTACAGAATCTCCTTTATCTGTGAAAGCAACAATGTACTCAGCAGGAAGATACACCGGGAACGTAGCAGGGTGTTCCTTTGTGATTTTTCCCTGCTCAGGTCTTTGCTTTGTCACGCTCTCAAGATTCGCCTGATCCGGTATGTCAACAACGCTTTCCATCTTTTTATAAGCCTTGTTTGTAGCTCCAGACGTTGTAACCTCTTTTACATCGACTCCGTTGACCTGCCTCGCGCCCTTTGTCTTCGTTGTCCCTGCCTTTTTGATACTCTCTGCCTTTTTCAGCCATGTGAGGTTGATATCTACAGGCTTTTTCCCAAAAACGAAGATCCATTCGTGACGAATAGGCACAACTGCGTCCTGATTTCCGATGCTCCCGGCTGTCATCTTGTCCCAGACGTTCCAACACAAAAGCTTGAGCCCTGATTGCTTTGCCCTCTCTATGTAAGCGTCCCAATAAGGAATTATCTCATTGTCTTTCCTCTGAATGCCCAAGTTGACAGCCTGAATGTTCGCGTAAGGCGCATAAGTCGGAATAAAGTTTGCGAGAAAGACTACATCAAGATTCTTTCCGCCTCTGTAGCTTCTCATATCGCTGTAAGGCGGACTCGTAAACAGCAGCTTGCTCTCTTCTCCATCCATGAGCTTTGCGACATCTTCCGCGCTTGTGCTGTCTCCGCAGCAAACCCTGTGTTGACCGCATTGCCAGACATCACCTCGTTTTGCTCTGTTTTCGACATGAGACTCTTGCTCTGCTACGTCATACCCATCATCACCTATTGTGGGTATGCTCTCATCACTTACAGCTCCAAAGCCAAAATCAAAGCTGCCGAAGTCAATCCCTTCAAGCTCCATGCTCAGTTTCTCCATGTTCCACTCAGCAAGCTCACCAGTCTTGTTGTCCAGCAGCCTGTATTTCTTTTTCTGTTCTTCTGTGAGTCCTTCTTTGACTATGACCTCTACTGTTTTCCATCCCAGCTTTTTGATCGCTTTGTGGCGGGTATGACCAGCCA